TAAAGTTCCATTAGATGAGTTATACATATTAGGATTATTATATAAATTATATATACTATCTGCTATATTCATTACACTATTATATGTTAAATTTGCAGATGCGGATAAGTTTAGTCCCTGATAAGTATTATTATTTTGTTTATAATTATAAGATTTACCTAAATTTTCTAACCTTCCTAAATTAGTTAAATTATAACAAAATGAAAACATATTTAATATACTAGTAACATTAGAAGTATCTAAATTAGGAACATCAGTTAAATTATAACAACCATTAAACATACTATATATACTAGTAACATTAGAAGTATCTAAATTAGGTATATTCTTTAATATGTGACAACTATAAAACATAAAACTGGTATCAGTAACATTAGAAGTATCTAAATTAGATACTGTAGTTAAATTTCTACATTGGTAAAACATACTAGACATACTAGTAACATTAGAAGTATCATATTCAGGTATATTTTTTAAATTAGTACAATTACTAAACATTTTAGACATACCAGTAATATTAGAAGTATTTAAAATTGGGGCATTAACTAACTTAGTACAATTGCCAAATATTTGATACATACCTTTAACATTAGAAGTATCTAAATTAGATACAGTAATTAAATTAGAACATTTGTAAAATATCTGATACATAGGGTTTGCATTTCCAAAATTTATATTAGATACAGTAGTTAAATTAGTACAGCCACTGAATGTTAGATAGGCATTTTTTATATTTCCAAAATTTAAGTTAGATATGGTAGTTAAATTATAACAATCAGCAAACATATAATCTATATTGGTAACTTTAGAAGTATCTAAATTAGGAACATCAGTTAAATTATAACAACTAAGGAACATACTAGACATATTAGTAACATTAGAAGTATCATATTCAGGTATATTTTTTAAATTAGTACAACTACTAAACATACTAGACATATTAGTAACATTAGAAGTATCATATTCAGGTATATTTTTTAAATTAGTACAACTACTAAACATTTTAGACATATCAGTAATATTAGAAGTATTTAATCCCACGAAATTTAAACTAATTCCTTTATAATTACTAAACTTAATATAGTCAGGAGTATATTCATTACCTATGCCAGCAGACCTAATTTCTAAAACATTGCTTAGATTATTTATTTTAGCTTCCTGCATTTTTATAATACTTGACTGATTAGCTATTACATCTTCTAAGTTTTCTGATGTTGATATATTATCTATTTTATTTGCATAACTTCTAAAAGTATCACTATCTAATACTTCTTGACCTTTATTAATTAAAGCCTGTTTTATATCATTTTTAGTATTAAATAAATAATTTATTTTATTTTGGCTACTCATTAAATCACCTCCCCATTAATTAAATCTAATTGATTAGCTATGCTCTCTAATTCTTCAGATTGTTTTTCTATCATAGTATTCTGTTCTGTAATGGTATCTGATTGAGATTGAATAGTAGTTGCTTGTTCGTCTATAGTAGATGATAATTCTTCTATCTTTTTCTTTAATTCAGCATTACCACCATTACCAGCAGCTAATAAATCTGCACTTATTTTATTTAGTCTAGCTAAAGCGGTTTGTTCATCTTCATATAATTCTGTATAAATTTGACCATTTTTCATAATAAAATGCACTTCATTATTTTCTAACAATACATTTTGTATTAAGAAAATATTAGCTAAACTTCCATTATCTTTCTTTATAAAATATCCCATTATAACACCTCTTTTCTAATCTAATAGAGAAGCCCTAATAGAATCTATTTTAGATTCTACTTCTAATTCTGTATTATAAGTGCCTTCTTTTATAATTTCTCCATTAATTTGTAAATAACCTACTGAGTATTTAGTATTATCAATATCGTCTTTAGTTACTATTACATCTTGTAATAGAGTTAAATTCTGTAATCTTCCAGATTCAGTTTTATAAAACATAATAAAATCTCCTTTCAAGTTAAAAATTTTATCTATAATAATATATAAATAAAGAGTACTAAATAAAGTACTCTTAGTATGATTAACTAGAATTGATTTAGAAGAACTTTCTAGTTATAGTTAATATTATTTCATTACTTTGACTACGTTAGAGTAGTAATATTTATTATTATATTTACATCTAGCTTGTATATATTTATCTATATTATCTTTATCTAACTTAAAGCTATTAGATTCTAATTTAATCCAATTATCTTCATTTACTTTATATTCTATAAAATCAGGTTCTAAAGTAGTGGTTACTGTAAATATACTATTATTTTCATCTAAGCTAATATACATTTTAGATGAAGTAATAGGCTGTAATATAATACTAGTACTTAATTCAGTAGTATTGATATAATCAGTAGTGTCGTTTACTTCTAATATAGCTTTAATATTATATTTAGTAGTATCAGATACATTATATATATTTTCATACATAAAGCTAACACTACTATTATATTTAAAATCAAGTTCAATGTTATCTTTATAAACTACTTTATTATTTATTAGTATTTTTATTGTAGCTGGAATATTTGTTAAATATTCATCGTCTAGTAATTTACCTATCTTTTCTATTCTAGCTCTAATATTTACTTGACTTCCATTATAAAATTCTTTATTACTTATTACCTTAGTTCTTAGATAAAGTTTAAAGGAATTACCAAGTCTACCATTAAAATAAGTATCTATTTCATTCATTTCTGTCATATTATCACCTCATTATACGTCAGAAGCTTCTTTATATTCTTCTAAATTCTTAAGTGCATTATAAAATCCGGTGAATGTAGTATCTTCTGGGATAAAATCTAAGCTTATTCTTTTTATTTTAGCTATATAATTATGCTCTAATAAATCTTTATTTTTATTTTGTAAAGTGTATAATTTATCCTCCAATGCTTTACGTAGCTCAGTATCTTCTATCGTATTTAATTGCTCTATTATATTAGATATTGACATTCTAATTTCATCAGCTTCTTTTGTTTTATTTCTATACTCATCTGAAGTATATTCTTCTATTTCTATTATAGATTTATTATCTATATAATTTAAAGAGATGTTAGAAATTCTATGATATTTAGTATTTAATCCAGAATCCTCAGTTAAATCTATACCTATTGCCATATTAATTACCTCCTAATAAGCCTATTAATTTTTGAATTATAGTTCTAATAAGATTAAATTTAGGTTTTGCTATATTCTTAGTAGGTTCAGTATTATATGTAACTCCCCAAGCCTCTCTAATTTCATAGTCATAAGGTAGTATAGCTAAACCTTTATCTCCCCAACTTTCTCCCCAGCTATTTTGTATTATAAATCCGGTTTCATTCCATCCTATAACTATTATAGCGTGACCTGAGCTAGGATAAATTTTTGGAATTTGTATAATATTATTATCATCTAGTACCAAATTATCAGTAGCTATAGCTATAGGAACTGGGGTATTTTTAGTATATAACCAGGTTTTAATTTCATCATTTGAACTTAGTCTTGCGTAACCATCTATCTTATAACTAGAAGCTAAATTTTCTAGTTTATCAATATCATTATCTACTATCTTTTTAGCATTAGTCATTTCTATATTAAAATTAAAATCTGAATTTTTAACGGCACCCTTATTAAGTAGAGTTTTTAATGCTTCTCTAGGGTACATACCTTCTCCTTGGTAATAGTCATCAGGTCTATATCCATAAATCCAAGCTGTAGAAAAATTAATATTAGTTTTCTTTTCTAGCATACTAGATAAAGCATGAGCTACACAAGAATTAACAGTACCTTGGTCTTTTATAGTAGTATTAGATAAACTATATTCAGTGGGTAAACAAGTACTAGATACTAAACCATAAGGTCTATAATCTCTTAAATCTTTCGGTGATTCTAAACAACCATATTTTCTTTCCATAATAATACCTCCTATATTTTAATTCATACTTATAGCATATTTTTGTACTTCTCCGTTGTCATAGTCATCAGTTGTTGGATTACCAGCTAAGTATATATAAATTAAGTTTCTACCTTCTGCATTTAATATCCAAAAACTTTGTGTATTACTTGAACTTTGTTGTACTATAGGAAATATAGTTCTTGTATCACCTGTAGTTGAATCCAAATAATAAAAACATATCTTTCTATCATTGTTTACAATTGCATCTTGAATATCAGAATAGTTTATTTCATTTTCATTATAAGCACTTAAATAATTCTCTATATCATCTGAAGTTAAACTAGATTCATTAAATATGTTAGCATCAATATATATTGGAGTATTTTCATCTTTACCAGTATCAGATAGAGGTATTGTTGACATAGTAACTCCAGAATAGTAATTCTCATCTTTTTTTCTATGACATTGAAGTTCATTATAATAGATAATTGAACCATCTTCATCTTCTTTTATAAATATTACTCTATCTAAATAATTAGAACTACTTTCAATATATGTACTACTTGTTTTTATTGGTATAATAGAGTTAGCCCAGATGTCACCTGAAACTATAGGAGCTACTTTATAATCTACAAATTGAATAATTCTATTATTTAATATAGCATCTATAAAGTCTGATTCTACGTCATAGCCACCAAAAGCTTCAGCTATATCATCCTCAGTGGGATTAATTGTATTAGGTAGATTAAGAACATCTTGAGATACTTGTAATATATCAGAGCTTCCTCCGCTAGAGCTTGAAGAAGTATTATTATAAATAATAAAGTCTACCCCGTTATATACAGTAATATACATTTGAGAAGTACCTACCCAACCATCAACTAATTCAGCTGTTTGGTTACCTAAGTTATACATTTTAATAGTTTTAGATCCTAATCCATTAACGTTTAAAGTAGCCGAAGTAGTACCTTTAAGGTTAGACCTAACAAATAAAATAGAATTAGTTAATTCGCTATAATCTTTAATTCCTTCTATAGTTATAGTTCTATCTGTAGAGGTTGATGTAGTATCTTCACTTATAGGTTTATCAAATATTCTTGTTTCTCCTTTTAAAAATATCATATAATTACCTCCTTTCTATACTATCTTTGCAGATTTAAATTTATCTAATTTTATTAGTTCATTTTCTATATAATCTAAAGATAAATCTTCTGAATAAGATAATACTATTACTTGTTCAGCTAATATATACTCTCTAAATTCTTTACATTCATTAATCTTATCGGCAAGATTATTAATTTGTTCGTGTAATTTTTTAAGTTTGTTTTCTTCTGATTTAGTAAGCTCTTCTTTATAATTTAGCTCTTCTAGTTCATCTATTAAAGTAGTTTGTTCATTAGTATATTTATTTTTATTCATTGCAGTTTCATATATAGATTTATTTTTAAAGCTATATAATAATACTCTTATAGCTGATTTATCTATAGTTTCTAATGCATAAACTATATGATAACCAGTTTCTATTCCATTTTCTAAAGTAATTCTTTTAGATAAAGCCATTAATAATACCTCCTATTCATACAATGTAGTATATACATCAATAGATCTCTTAGTTCCATTAGCATCTTTTATTAAAATATATCTAGCTTTTCTTTTATTTCCACTAGTATCTTTATTATATCCCATAGTACATTCTTTCTTATTCCCACTAGCATCTTTATATAATATAATACCATCTTTAATCATAGTAATAGACCCTAAGTAAACTCTACCTAACCAAGCATTAGTTTCACCAGCTACATAGGTATTTACCCAACAATATAAAGTACCACCTACTTTAATTCCGTAATTTTTACATAAAGTCATTAATGATACATGAGTATTTTGAGTATAATGTTTTGTTAAGTCAGTACTACTAGCTCCACTAGAGCTATTACTAGTATTAATATCTATATTATAATAAGATATAGGATTATTCACTCCATCAGATTGACCCCACCAGTCAAACCATACTTCTAAATCAGGTTTATCAGAAATACTTCTACTATATCCATTACTAGAGGTATTATTAGTAGAATATATAGTACCTCTAGTAACATTAGTAGCAGGAGTAGAAGATACATAAGTTGGCACAGAGCAAGAATAACTTACATTAGGGTCTGTACAACCATAATCACATCCACTAAGTGAAGAATTACCATGACATACTAATCCAAGAGATATAGTTTCATTATCGCTACTAGCCCAGCTAGTATTAAAACTAACTGAAAAAGTATAAGATTTAGGGCTAGTAACTACAGTTTGAGTTTGTGAAACACCTCCAGCAGAGAATATAATAGGGTAACCAGTAGAACCATTAAAAGAACCACTGTCTATTTTTCTAAGTGTCAAAGATACAGTCCAATGTACAGTAGCATCTCTATTACTATCTCGATAATTTGAATAATAGATAGAATCTACTATCATACCTGGGTGTATATGCCATATAGCAGGGTATCTGCTAGAAGAATATCTATGATTAAAACTGCTACAGTCTAAATAACCTTCAGCCATAATTTACTCTCCCTTCTCTACCAACAGAATAATAATGTTTTATTAGGCAGTTTGCTCCAATAAGAATCAGTTACAGATGATTTAGCTAAAGCCCTAACATCTAAGACTGAACTACCTGTAGAATATACATAAGTATTAGAAGTACTACCTTTATAAATACTATTTACATATATAGCATCCCAATATTTAGAACTATTACCTAAAGTATATAAATCAGTAGTTTTAGGTATTATATTCATACCATTTAAAGTACCAGTCATGGTATCACCAGACTTATCTACTTTATTGTTATTTAAAATATAACCTTGATATGCAGATAATGCTTGTTTACTATTATATGTATTAGTAGTAAGATTATTTATTACTTCTACCTTATTATTTAAATTATTATAATCTAAATAATAATCTCCACTAACATATTGAGTATTACCATTAGAATCAGTATATTTTAAAGAATCTGCTTTAGCCACTGCAATATCACCATTTAATATTTTAGTTATCTGATCTAATGCTTTATCAGCTTTTGCCCTAGCTACATAATCTGCATAACCAGAATTTTCTTGATCTACCTCTATCCATCTTCTATCTATGATAATGGTATCTGAGTCGTCATTTATAGATGTAATTCCAGACTTTAATACTATTATAGCTAATGGTATATATATAGTTTTACCAAAAGGTGCTGGGTATTCTAATAAACCAGTACCTTGTACTGCTTGATTAAATGTATCGTATAAAGTATCTCCATATTGACATATTAAAGACTTCTCATAGACATCCCATAGAATTCTTTGTATAGTAAATTTACCTTCTGGTACTTCTAGTATAGAACCTGCATCAAATGTAATACTATTTAAGTCGTCTTGTACCTCTTGTAACATATCTTCTAATGGTATATTACAAACAGTTAAATTAGTATTTAATATATAGTATACAAAATTTCTTATAGCAGTTACTTGAACTTCTGATATACCTAAATCTATAGCAGAATCATTTAAGTATGCTTCTAAATAATTATCTACAGCTTCCTTATTTTCTTTTAATCTATCTCTATTTACTGAACTTAATACTTCACTATCTAATAAATTATATAATACATCTACTTGACTATAGATAATATTAATATAATCAGTATAAGCATGTACTATTTGAGTTAAATCTTCTTGACTACCACCTGCTATAATAGACTCATGTAATTCATCAGCTACTTCATTAGAATGTTCATCTATTAAATAATATAAATTTTGAATTTTTGCTATTAATTCTTCAGCATCTATTTTTAAGTTTTTATTCATATTATAAATCATATATTTATTAGGCTCTATTTCATAAGTAGTATCTTTAGTATAATCTACTTCATTAAATATATTAATATATCTAATAGGAACTCTCTCAGAAGTAACGTTGTAAAATTGTGATACATCTGGTGATACTTTGTCAGTAAAATCTATACCACTTCTTTTAACTGTACCTGAGGTTTGAGATAATTCTAATCCTCCTGGTGATTTTACATACATTCCATCTACAGTATAAAATTCATCAGCAGCATTATACATAGGTGTACCAGCTCTTTGAGCCATAATATAGAAATGATTCCAAGTATTATCAGTATTTATTACAAACCTACCTATTAGTACTTCGTCTGCTTTACCAAACATATAATCAGAAATTCTATAATCTAAATTTTCTTGTAAATATAAGAAATGTGGTTTACCATCTGCATAACTAAGTAAATCTATAGGAAATTGATTTAGAGATACTATATTATTAGTATCTCTAAAATATAGAACAAAATTATCTAATATAGTATCTGATTCTACTATTCCAGATAGGTCTACTTTAGTTAGAGGTTGGATTATCTTTCCATTTATAGTTTCATTTCCATTAAATAAAATACCATTACTTAGTACTTTTCCAAGCATTTCATCTATAAAATTAGAAGATTCAGAATTTTGATTAAATTTATCTACTAAGTCTTGGAATGTATTAGTACTTTTTAATGTTTTCCAGTCTCTCATACTAAGTTATCTCCTTTCTATTTTAATATATGTAGAGTGTCTTAAAATAAAATTTGAGGCACCTTTATATTCAAGTAATATAATTTCATTAATTAAAAATCTAGAAGTATTAAAATCTCCTCAGATTGACTATCTGTTCTACCTAATGGAGGTCTATTATCAACTACTTCAAGCATACCTCTATCTTCCTCTAATTTATTATTCCATTGATCTCTAGTAATACCATATTGTATTTCATCTGGAGTAGCTTTTACTCCAACATATAAACCTACTTGTCTAAATGTTACTCCTACTGGTATAGCTTCTACAGTATCTCTATCTAAAGTAGTCTGTATCATTATAGAAGTATATCCTTCATTTAATGCTATTTCAGAATCCTGTGTTACTGCATAGTATAAACCTTTATAATATACTCCAGTTCTTTTTTGTAAAGTAGTAGGGTTAGGTATTACTTTTGCAAATTTATAGGAATCTACTCTTTGTAATCCTATTAATTCAGTTACTTCTGTCATAGTTTCATCAGGTGTAGGTGGTTCATTTTCATTTTCCCAAGGTGATGTTCTTCCTATAGCTATAAATCTATAAGATAATTCAGTATCAGTCCACTGAATCATTCTACGTTGTCTAGATTTAAGTGTAACAGTTCCAGGCAAAATAATCACTCCTTTCTATTACATATCTGTAATTAAATATATAGTACTATCATTTTTTTCTTCTATACTATCATAATCTGCTTTTGTCATCGCTTTAATATTAAGATTATCTATAGCTTGTTGTTGAGCTATAGATACTGGTTTATTTTCGTCTGAAGTATTATCTACGTTTCCTAAACCTACTTGACTAGCTGTTACGTTATGAGGATTTTCAGTATCGTTTATATGATTTTTAATATCCTCAGTATTTGTAGAAATATCACTAGTTAAATTTTTAAGTATTAATTGTAAATCTGCTTGATTTGTAATATCTCCTATTATATCTCCCCATTCTACAGTACCAGCTGTAGAAACTGAATGCCAATCTTCATTATTAGTAGTATACTCTAGGAAACCATCTTCTGTAGCTCTAATAGCTAATACATCATCTGATATAATAGTCTTAGCTAATTTATTTTCAGCTTTAGTTAATCTAATAGCTATGCCATTAGCTCCATTAACTGTATTAATCAAGTCAGATAAATTATTAGATATGGTAGTAATATCTCCTTTTAAAGAAGTAATATTACTAGTATTAGTAGATACTACTGATACTAGAGTATTAAATTCATTAGTAGATACTTTATTAGATAAAGCTTCTTGTAAATCTTTTTGGTCCGAGATACTACCTTTTATCTTACCCCAACTAGATTCTACAGGAAACCAAGTTCTATTATCAGTTTCAGAACCTTCTTCTAATGTTTCAGTAGTATAATATAATATATCGTTTTCTAATTTAATTTCTTTTAGTTGATTAGATATTATTCTAATATTTAATGCTTTATTGTGAGTTGCGAATTGAGCATCAGTAGCAGTCCAATTAGAATTAGTTTGGTCTACAAATTTCTGACCAGACATTCCAATATATAATAAAGTATAATTCATACCAAAATTTGAACTATTTTGAGTAGTTTCTCCACTTAATGTATCTTCATTAGATACTAGTAATACTCCTACTGGAGTATCTTTTTCTATAGAATTAGTAATCGCTTTTGAAATAATATCCTTATTAGAAGCCATAAATTCAACTCCTTTCTATTAAATATATAATTAACTAGTAATTTAAAATTACTTATATAATATATCATCAGAATTAATAAGTGGTTCTTCTTCTATAAAACCTCTATAATTAGTTAATCCTGGAGTATTTAAAATAAATCCTTCTTGCCAAGGTTCTTTATAATAAGTTAATATTTGTACTCCAGCTATAGGAGCACTATTTACTACAGCATGAGTCAACTGATCTGTTAATACTGAACCTAACTCAGTATACATAAATTTAGTTCCATACTTCTCTATCACAGGGTCATAATTAGAAAATAATAATTGAATCCAGTCATGTATTTTATAAGCATAATCTTCATACATTTTTAAGTGATATACACCTAAAAAAATATAATATGAGAATATTAATCTAGTTCCAGCTAGTTTAGTATCAAAGATAGAATCACGAAGTATCTGACTAAGCTCTGGTATTCTAATTTTTATATCACCGAGGGTACATATTAGGTTCTACTGTTTCTGGACCACCTGAACCATATTCTATTACTTCTACACCTCGTAAATCTGCTGAAGAATAATAGCTATGCTCGTCTTGACCAAAAACCCTAATTAAGTTTTCTAATCCAAATTTAGTACCTCTCCACCTTCTAATCAAACAATATAGCTTTATAGATTCTCTTTGTCCATCTGGAGTTACACCAGTATTCCATCTATATCCTATTATTGTGGATAAAGCTTCTAAATTATCATCTGGGCATCTATCTATATTAATTTCCCAAGGTAGAGTTTTAGACCTCATATATAGGTCTCCAAAAATCATAGCTATCAATTCTATCATTATATTTAAATCATCATCAGTTACAACAGAGGATAAAGTATTTTTTAAATACTTATAAATTTTCTGTCTATATTCTGGAAACAATCTATCATCCATATCTATAAAACCTTGTACCTTTGATATATCTGAAGCCATAAGAACCTCCTTTCTAATATATGTATAGTGCACTAGAATAAAAATCTAGGCACTTTTATATTTAAATAATAAAATTATATTACTAGAATATTAAATTACTCTATTTTGATAATCATGAACATTAACTATAATTTTATCTACTAAATTACCTTCTTCATTTAAGTAATTAGGAATAATATCAATAAATCCTCTTGGAGTAACCTCTATAGCTTCTTCAGGATCTCTAACTTCACAATATCTAATATAATTAAAATTAGTTAATATATCTGCACCTATTACACTAGCAAAGATAGGTTCACCTATTTTAATATTATCTCTAGAATACTTATTTACTATAAAATTCTTTACAGCTGTAGAAGTAGAATTAAAATTAACATCATTTTTATCCATGTATATATCTACTATAATAGTAGGTTGTACTATATCTAATTCGTGATAAGTAACATTTAAAGAAGCCAATCTTCTTTCGTCTATATATTCTCTTAGTTGTTGTCCTTTATCAGTAAGTACTTGATCTTGTTTAAAATATATAGCTATCTTATCTGTATCATTTATAAAATCTCTCCAATTAGTATTTAAAGTAATAGTAATAATATCATTATCCTTATCTATATCAATGTTACAAGCTATTTCATCAGTAACATCTTCTATATTATCTACTACCGGGATTAAATAAGATAATGCTTCATTCCCTGTATCTATTGATGGGATTATATCAGATATATCTGAATAAGTATTAGTTAATCCTTGTAAAGTTATAGTAGAGCCTAATATACTAGACCTAGACATAGTTTCTACTTCTTTAGCTACTTTACTCATATCTTCTATAGTCCAATCAGCTCTATCTTTAATAATAGTATTTCTATATTTTAATAGATAAGAGTCTGATGGGTCATAAGAGTCTGCTTGAGGTAATACATATAGATATACTTTATAATAATCTTGAGGTTGTATTAAACCAGACGCTGGGTCATTATAATCTAATGCTGATATATCTGATATACCTAAAACATTAGTACCTACTTCTTCAAAATCATTAATAGTAACTATAGTATTCATAGTTCTAGCATATTTAGGTAAACTTACTCTCATTTCATCTACAGTTTCTGGGTCATATCCACCTTCTGAAGCAGTATTAGATAAGATATTCATATTAGATTTTTCATCAGAGTTTAATATACTAATTCTAGAAAGAACATTTTTACCTATTCTACCACTTTCTCCTGAACTAATTAAATAATTTATTTTAATTACAGAACCTTGAGTAATTAAGTCAGACCAATAAGATGGTAATTGTATATATAAGTATTTATCTTCAGAAATATGAACACTAAAAGATAAATCACCTGTTACAAACCTAACATCATCTACTCTACTCCAGTCTACTCCATTAATATTTAGTTGAATAGTATTTACTCCTATATAGTAACTAGGTAATACTATTCTACCTAAAGTATCTATATTAGAAATAGAATATGATAAAGTGGTGGGAGTACCTTGATATACTTTTAAGGTAGCTGAGTTATCATATATAGTATAATCTTGTAATGTTGTATACTGAACCTCCATATTAGAATCAGTAAATACAGAATACATTGGTATTATTGTTCCATCTGTAATATCTCTACCAGATACATTAGTAATTTTTAAAGTAGAATAAGCTGACATATAATGTCTAGGTTCATATCCCAATAAAGAAGCTAGGGATATAGCGTTAGCTCTCTCTGTAACTGTTTTTAAATATAGCTCAGATGCTACTTTATCTACTTGATAGTTATTCATATCAGATAAATAAGACATTATTTTTAAAAATACTGTACCTATATCAGCATCAGAAAAATCAGTCCATCTTCCATCAGATAACTGTTCAGCTTGTAATTTTAAATATTCTAATATAGAATAAGCATCTTTTCTATTATATGGTAAAGTAGTTAAATCTGAATCATCTGGTGCCTCTACTACTAATTCATATTGATTAATATATTGATTAATAATTTCTAACATATTAACATCTTTAGTAGTTTCAGCATAATCTTTTAAAGCTATAAGTATTGAGTATGAATTAGTTAAATCTTGTGGTGTTTCTAAAGACATATAATTTCCTCCTTTCGTTTAACTAGCTCTTATAAATTCAAGCATTACAGTATCACCTACATTAGTATTTACTATATTATAAGTAATAGATATTTGTATTGTAAGCTCTTTAAATTTAATATCTACAGATTGTATAGTAACATTAGTATAATAGGATTCCACAGTAGAAGCTACTTCTTGCCTTATTAAAGCTGCTGTAATTTCATTAGCTGGTTCATATAATAAGTCACATAAATTACTTCCAAAAGCAGGGTCGCCTATTTGAGTACCTTTTTTAGTTTCTAATAAGACTTTTAAATTATCATGAAATTTATTTATCGAAGTTAATCTTCTAACTCCACCTAAATTAGTAAGAAGATTTTGTGAAGATGGACCTGAAATTCCAAAAATTATCATTTTGCAAGTACACCTCCAGTCTGATATAGTGAAGTTGCAGAAGGTATTATTATTTGCATATTAGTTTCTAATTCAAACATATCATTTAATCCGTTAGCAGCTAATATTACCCAAGCTAATCTAGCATCACCATACATATTATAAGCTATAATATCTGGTCTATTATGTTCAGCAGCAGATACTATATGTTCCATATCTTCAGAAGTTGAAACTGGAATAATATCATTCTGTCTCATATTTCTTTTTACTAATCTACCATTCGATAAAAGTAGCTCTTCTTTTAAATCATATCTACTTCTCCAAGAAGTAAGACTAGGTACTATTATTTTATCTACATAGGTTTCTGAATACCAAGACCTAGTTAATTTATCTTCACTAACTGACATATTTACACCTCCTAATATAATATATAATCTAACTATTAAACATTTTCTGCATCCTTATATTCTTCTGTAGTTTTCAAATACTCATAATAATCTTCTATATTTTTATTTTCATCATATTCGATGCTTATATAATTTGTGTCTATATAAACATTCATTGATTTATCTTCTTCGGTACTATTATAATAATCAATTTCTTCTTGCCTCTTATCTTCATTTGTGTATGATGCAACTTCTATAATTGTTTGACTATTTGTTATTTTATTTATACTGACTATTCTGTGATAATTTACTACCACACCATTATCTAATTCTATTTCTTTTTGTAATGCCATAATAAACTCCTTTCTATTTATATCCTAATACTTTATATATTTTAAATATACCACCAGAATTTTCAGTCCATTGAGATACTCCAGATGAACTTAATCCAGCTATCATATAAGCAGTTCTTGTTATACTAGTTCCACTTATTACAATTTTATCACCATAAACTTGTAATATATTGGATGATGTATAATGATTCATGGTCAATGACGCATATTTATTATTTGGAGATGATATTTTTACCATATCATAGTCAGTAGCACTTGTAGTATCACTTGACCTTGTATAATATATTTCTAAATAATTAAAATTAGCAGCACTACTACTTAATGTAATAGTTCCATTTGAACCACTTGAATTACTATATAAACTTGTAGGTTTTGCCTGTATTGTTCCTTGATAACAGTAAGTTAAATTCGATGAATTACTACTACTATAAGCTCCGTTCCAATAAGTTAAAAAATCCATCGTAGGCAAGTAAGATCCATTTGTTCCATAATTAGTATGAGTCTTGCTTGAAGAAGTTACGGTTCCTCTATAAGCTGCGGTATTTAATCCTTTAACATTTACTTCTGTAGCTATACCATCTATGTCTACTAGTATCGTTCCATCGGTTGTACCTTCACTTATTACTAAGCTAGAAATTCCATTATATGGTATTATACTAGAAAAAGTATCATCTACATATTTTTTATTAGGAATATCATAATCATCTTTTATTGTTCCATAGTTTTTAGGCATAATTAATTCCTCCCATCTAATTTACTTTAAATATTACTACCTTTATAGCATTTTCACTAGGAGCTACTGAAGTATTAATTGTAATGTAATTATCATCAGATATATAAACATCAGTATAAATTTCTTCATTACTAGTATTATCATATAATCTAACTATTATATTTTTTGAATTTAAGTTATGCTCTATTTTAAAACTAGTAGAGCTACCATCACCTATATTAGACTGATAAGACCTAGAATCTATAGCTTGTTTAGTTCTAAGTGGTGTCATTACTTTAGTATTATTGGTTCCAGTAGTAGCATCATTCTCAGTTGCTATATCTATAGGGTTCGATATAGATATATAAGTAGAACCACTCCATCTATATTCTTGATTAGTTGATAAATCTACATAAATTTTTCCAGTTTCAGGCGTTATTTCATATTCATATGTATTACCTGAATAAAAGTTTCCATCTTTATAATAACCTTCTATTACATCATCTACATAACTAGGTAACTGCTCTGATGGTATTAATCCAGAATCATCTAAAGTAGCTATTCCATTAGCAACCCCCTTTTGATTATTATTTATATAAGTATCAGATAAATCCGGAATTTCTGTAAGCACTGTTTTAGAAGTTACTACTCCGTCCTCATTATGTAAGAGCGTTATATTATCTCCATCTATTATGATAGTATTATTATCATTATAAAAAATTAAACCGGATCTTACATTATATAAATTACTGTATATACTTATACTACCAGATACTTTGTAAACACCCATAGAATCAATCGTAGGTGGATTTTTGGATAGTTTAAAAGTATTTGATATTACTGTAATAGGTATATTAGATAACAAATTATAGTCTGATATTCCAGTAGTAAGACTATCCCAAGTTTCACCATTATAAATGTAAAAATCATTGTCTGTAGTATTATAGTATACTAATCCTTTTATTGGATTTGCTGGAGCAGTAGCTAAATTTTGTATTACTGCATTTTGTAACTCGTTATTATTTAAATCTATAGGTGCTAAATATTTAGGCATGATTAATTCCTCCTTATTCATTTTTAAATATAGCTAGAAAGCTTCAGGTCGGTCATATGAGCGTTTTTATATTAAAGTAATTAAATTATATTACTATAAATATTTAATTCAAATACGCTTTACCTGAGAACTCACTAGAAAAATTAATAATTAAATTGTTTTTATCTATATAGGTAATATCACCTATTACTATATTACCAGAGCTATCTGTAACAGTGACAGATGGATATTTATTTAAATTATGATTAATATTCCACTCTTTAGATGCAGACAATTGAGAATAAATAAATGATTTATCTCCGGTACCTTCTGCTGAGACATAATCTGATAAATTAGTATTATTGGCGTCTAAATCTAAAGTATCACAGTCTAAGTTTAATTTACCAGCTGTTATAATTTTTATATTAGCTCCTTTAGTAGGTATTGTATTATTACCTCTACGAGGTAAAGAATTACCAGATTCATTTTCCATTATTATTTGTTGTCCTGCTGCATCTATTATTTTAATACTTTCTTTAGTATCTTCATCGTTTATCAATATAGTAGCACCTTTAATACTTTTATATACTACTTGTTGTGCAGATAATTCATCTAAATCAGTAATTCTATCATCTGTATAAATATCTATATTATCACCAGTGAATATTTTAGGATTATCATTGTATTCTTTTACTTTATTATAAAGAGTAGGTATTCCACCAAAGTATATAGGTTTATCATCACTATTATATTCAAAAGTTACAAATACTCTAGTACCGGCAGATGGTACTATAAATTGACCAGTATCATTACCAGCTCCATTCCAAATAGCAGGTCTAGCCCAAGGTAAAGAATCATCTTCAGTATAGTAAGACTGTGATGAATCTACACCATGTATAGCAGGTATTCTAATTCTTACTCTACCTAATTTATAAGAATCATTGGTATCTACTACTATAGCCATATAAAAAGCATTAGCATTAAACGTTTGTATTGAACTTTTAAATTTATTCATAGACTCTTTCATTAAATCTGAGCTCTCTATACGAGAAGATAAAATATCAAACACTATTTCCACCTCCTATTTAGTTGTATGTATCTTACTACTTCCAGGAAGAGCACTAAATATAGTACTATCTGTTTCAGACAAAGTAGTATAAGAAGTTACTGAAGTAGTATCAGAACTAGAAGTAGAAGTAGATTTACTACTAGAAGTAGCTTCTTTTATATTCTTTAATAATTTCATAGTTTGAGTAAATCCATCTGAAGAAACACTATCCTGTATTTGTAATATCATATAGGTACCAGAAGCATAATGTTTTTGACCTGTTGGACCTACTATAGATATATCTAAGTAATTACCTGGAGTATATTTATTACTATATTCTCCCCAAACAGTTAATTCAGCTGAAAAAGAAAACTGTTGTAAATCATTCCAAGTACTACTTAATGTAGAAGTAAGTTCATTTTCTGTTGAAGAAGAACTTATATAAACTGATGTAGCTTTTTGTTGTAGTGAATACCAATTAGTATAAGTAGCATTTTGATTTATTACTTCTTCATCTACTCCTGAATCAAGTACATTTTCTGCTCCAGCCTTAATTGTATCTCCATATAAATAATCTAATCCAGATGTATCTACTAAAGAACTATCAGCATTGTTTACTCCTACCATAGCTACACTTCCTAAATTAGCGATAGAGAAAGATATAACCTCAGAATTTTTTTGTCCATACTGGATATATACTGTATTAGCATCAGTTGGATCTTCATTATATCTAAGCATCTTAAAATTATGTCCATTAGCATCTACATAATACCTAAATCCAGCTACCTCATCTTCATAAGCGGCTCCAGTATCTGATATTGCTGATTTACAAAGTACATTAGTTATATACTGTGCAGCAGTCTGCCCTGCTGATTGATTAGTATTTAAACCAGCTATCCATCTACTTTTATCAAATTCACCTATTTTAAAGTGACCAGTACCACCAGTACCCCAACCATCTACTGCTGTACCAGAATACATAGTATAAGACATAGTAGTAGTTCCAGATGTAACTGTTGAAGAACTTGCATTTAAATCAACAGTAAGAACCCAACCTCGTTTACTATCTCCATAATTAATACAAGTATAAGTTCCATTATAAGATACTACTTCTACTGTAGTACCAGAAGATAAAGTATCTATAATAAATGATAATAAAGTTGGTTGTAATCTTACATCTATGGAACTAGATAAAGTTAATTTTTGACCTTGTAAAGCTTGTTCTGTAGTTTTAGAATTTTTATATTGTTCATAAAATGAATTAGCATATGTTATTCTTTTATCCATTAAAGGTGAAGAAGCCCTTTCAAATGCTCGTTCAAAAATCTGAGTAGCTGTGTTAATATCTGTCATAGCTTTAAACTGGTCTAGTGTAACTGCATTAGGCCAACAAGTTACAGTACCATTATCATAAGTATAAATTTTACCTGTACCTGATTCAAATTGACCTGGCATTTCAGATAAAGCATACTCTAATTGGCATTGTAAATCAGTCCAGCTTTTACCTTTACTGGTAGCATAATCAGCCATCTTTTTCCATCTACCAGACTGAGTACTATAATTATTCCACTGAAATAAACCTGCTGCTGGACCTTTACCATTATTTTCTATGCTATATGGGTTAAATGAACTTTCTTGTTGTATATTACCCATTATTGCAGCTGTAGATTCTTCTGTAAAACCTCTTTGTGTAAAAAATTTCCATACAGCAGTAGTTACATTAGTAGTAGATATATCCTGTGTATATGATACTGTAGTATCTGACGAAGTAGTTCCTAACTTATCTCCATTATAAGTATGGATTATTCTTTCAAATATTCTAGTTGGATTAAAATATACTATAGGATTATTGTTTTTATCCATTCTAATCATTGCACAGACATCTTCATTGTTTTCATAATTACTCCAAACATCATAGCTTTTACCATCTACTGAATAATCTTGTTCAGAAGTACTTCCTATAATAGTAGTATAAGGTTCAGAACCACACCACTCTATAGCTTGAGAATTAAACCACCAGCCTGTTTGTTCTTCAGTAGCAGCTAATACACCTGTTATAGTGAGTAAAGTAGCTTTTCCAGAAAAAGACATTTGATAATTTAAACAGGTACCTTGAAATCTAATAGCTTTAGTTAAATCATTAGCAGCAGAATACATAATTGTAATTGGTGCTAATTGTTCTCCCATTAAAGCATTTTCTAGTTGCCAAGCAGTTTCATCAAAAGCTTCTAAAGTAAACTCATTAGCAGAATCACCTATTACTCTAGTTACTTTAAGAGATACCAAATGGTCTTTCTTTATAGTCAATGATTGATTATTTATTATTACTTTCACTTGTACAGCTCCGCTGTGTACTCATATAGTTACCTCCTATCCCTAAGAATCTCCATCTATTGAATTTTCTATTTCAGTAGCTCCAGGTACTGAATTTCTAGTAATTAATAATTGTAAATCTATATTACATGATTTATAAAATGAACCTCCACCTGTGTTAATTACGTCTTCACTCCAAGAAACACTAACATTAGTACATACACAAGAATAAGATACTCTACCTAGTACTAAAGTTAAGTCTGGTGATTTAACTATACCACCAGAATAACTAGGATAAGCTAAAGCTTGTATAGCTCTAACATAGCTTAATAGATTATCAAAACCTAATTGTACATAATCTGAAGTTAAATTTTGTAGTGATAAAGTCATTGTTTGAGCAGAAGTATTTGAATATACTATTCTAGGAATTGATGCTCCTATTATATCCTGTTGAGTAAAATTAGCAGATACAGATTCACTTATATTAGTTGGAGTAACTGGAAACTTTATCATAGTTTGTGTTAAATTATTACGTATATAACTAGTAAATTTTCCAGATTCATCTCCATCTAGTTTCTTTTTCTTTGATATTGAAGTTTCACCCATTTATTTTACCTCCTTAAAAATTAGACTCTGATATTCTAGACTGTGCAAAGGTATTTAATAAAGCTCTTTGATTTTCTTGCTCTTCTCTAATACTATCTAAATAAGCTATTAAATTTTTAAATCCATTATCTACTGAATTAGTAATCTTAGTAGCTGAGTCTATAGTATTAGAATCATCAGCTGGACCACCTATACTAGATTTAAAAGCTTTAGGTATGAATTTAGTCGTTGATACTGTTTGACCACTAGATGATGTTGAACTACTAGAAGTTGAACTACTACTAGAATATCCTGAAACTCCTGTAATTTCTCCACCTGGATATAATACACCAGTATTAAGATAGGGTACTGGATCTACAGTATTAGCTTTATTCCATGCATTATTAGCATCTACTTGGAAATGTAAATGCGGTCCAGTACTTCTACCAGTAGAACCTACATATCCAATTACTTGTCCAGCAGTAACAGAATCTCCTGAAGATACTTTAGGTTTACTAACCATATGAGCTAATATATAGTTCATTCCATTACTTCCTTGTAAATATACTGAATTACCAAAACCTCCACCATATCCAGAAGTAGTAGTATAAACTTTACCACTTATTGGAGCTCCAATAGGAGTTCCTTGAGGTGCTGCTATATCCATACCACCATGATTTTCATTACCATTTCCACCAAATGGATTAGGTCTACTACCCCACATAGAAGATATTCTAGTCCAAGGTGAGTGTATAATACTAGTCCAGCTACTATCACTATCTCCACCTACATTAGCAGAACCTCCTATACCAATAGAACCACCAGCATTTAATGTATTACCATATCTGTCTATATTCATCATATTTCTATATTGATTAGCTTCATCAGCCGTAAGAATCATTTCTCCTTGATGTAATAAAGCTTTATAATTATCTTTTGGAACATAAACTAAACCGTTCTTTTTATATCCATTTAAATCTAAATTAAATGACTTAAATCTACTTCCATCATCATTATAAAAACTATAACCACCTTTATTAAATATATATTGTGCTTCTTGATCTATTGTATCTTTTGTAATAATTTCAGTGTCTAATAGCTGTTTCAAATCATCATGTGTGTAGCTAGTACCCATTGCACTATTAAAAGCACTTAAATCACCAATAGAATCCATAATATAAGCTATAGTTAAAGCTTTAGCTTTACTATCAATATATCCAGTATCATACATCCATTTAATTAATTTCTCATTTTTATAAGACCCATCTTTACTTCCAACAATACCACTAGCAAAATATGATGCTCCGGATGCTAAGCTACCAAAGTTCTTTTGCCAAAAACTTTTATGTTCTGTTGCTTGAGTAGTTGCATATGACCCTATTAAAGCATTATTACCTTCAAATTCAGTTCCAGCAAGTGCTTCAGTTGCTTCATTAGCATATTTACTTTGAGCCTGGGAAGTAAGCTTATCACTAATGGTTGCCATAGCACTTATAGTAGCTGCGGTTAATGCTACTACAGCTGTTCCTGTTTTAAATGCAGAAGCTAAAGATGAAGTTTCACTAACAGTACTTCCAGTATTTTCAACTATTCCACTTATAGAATTTTTACCACTACCTTTAAAGCAGTCTACTATAAATTTACCACCTTTTAATAAATCTGATGCTAAATAAGCTGTAAAAGCAGCATTAGCTAAAAAAGGTAACATATTCCAAGCATTTGTACCAATAGTAGTTTCTAACCAATTTTGAATTTTTTCTAACCAAGTAGCTTCTGTTGACTGTTCTACAAATTGTTCTACCATCTCATCAGTTGTACTATTTATACTATCTAAAGCATTAGTAATTTCATTTTGATAAGTCGAATCATCAAAACCCTTTAAAGCAGATATTACACTTGAATTTAAATCAGTAATTCCATTCAAGGTTTTATTAGCTATGGCTGTTCCTACACTAGAACCACTAGTAACTCCAACCATATTAGAATTAGCTATAGCATTTAAAAAGTCATTAAATGCTTTCTGTTGACTTTCTACAGTAGTTCCACTAAATGCAGTATTATAAATATTATTATAATCAGTTCCTAAAGTAGCTCTCCAAGATTCACTATCTGGGTTAAGCATAAAATCATTAAATGCACTTAAAATAGATTTCGATACATCTTCTCCATACATAGCCTCCAATGCAGACCCGCCTATAGATAAAGCTTCATTTTGTGCTTCTACAGCATCTGCTGTCATTCCTAAAGCTAATTTATCTTCTGTAGAGCCATAGGCTATTTCGGATAAAGCACTTAACTGGTCGGCACTTAATCCTAATTGAGATTTCATTAATCCAACCATTGTTCTATTGTATTTAGAAATAGTATCGGAATTATTAGTTAGTTTCATAAACTTAAACATCTGAGTCATAGTTTCAGTTGAAGCTCCTAAATATTTAGTAGCTATTAATGAATCCTTCATAGAGTCTTGAGCTAATTGTGTATTAGTAACTCCATATTCAGATAAGTTTTGGAGATATTGAGTCATATCAGACATACTAAATAAGTTATCCATATTACTATTCATTTCTTTAAGAGTATCATTTAAACTATTAGCGAACTCATCAAATTGAGCACTAGAAGTAAAGCCAAATTGTTGATTTACTGAAGTCTTTATTGTATTTATCTCTTTTAACTGCTGATTAGCTGTATTATCTGCTATCTTGCTCAAATTGAACATATTAGATAAACTAGATAATCTATCTCCAGCTTTACTTAAAGTATCACTTAAATTAGTAGCAAAACTTTTACCTGTAGCATCTAATGTTTTAGATACCTTAGTTAATTGTATACTAGTATTTTCTACTTGTGTTTTAATACTACTATATTCATTTCTAGCACTTTCTAAAGACTGTAGATGGTTCTTATCAATTTCTTCTTGAGTTAATTGAGCAGTTTCTAATATTTTTACATACTCTTTCTGACCTTCAAGTTTAAGCTTATTGACAGCTTTTATCATATCTATAGCTTCTTTATCAGAAACTTCTCCAGATTCTTTAATTTGATTAGTATAGTCTAAATAGTCTTTAGCTGCTGATAATTTATCCTTAGCAGCTTTTTGTTCAGATTTAGACATTTTATCAGTGATACCTTGTAAATTAGTATATAATTTTACTAATTCTTGCATATCTTTTATAGCACTAGATAAATAACCTTCATTTCTCCAAACATCTCGAGCAAAAGAACTTTTTACAGATCTCTCTTGCATAGCTCCAGAGATACCTCTACTAGATACAGCTTCATTAGTATATCTTATAGTACCACCTTGATTATTTCCATCATTTCCATTAGTTGCCAATCATTCCACCTCCTATTTATTACCTTGTCTTTGTTTCTCTTTCCATTCAGTTATAAAATTTATAAGAGTCTGTCTAGAATAAGCATCTATAGAATCTGTATAAGAAAAAGAAACACCATATTCTTGAAGATAAATTTGTTCATTAATAGTAGCTTTAAGTCTACTATATAAAAATCTTTCATAATCTTCAACTAATTCAGGTGTTTCTGCAAATTTATAACTATTTAGTTGGACGAAAAAACTCAGGACATATTAGTCCATTTACCTCTATATCTTCATTACATTTACTACAAGTTCTAACTATTGAATTATCTATTCCAAATTCTATATCTTTTAAGACATTTTGAATAGCTACTAAATCTTTTAAATTCAAAGAATCAACATAATGTCTTTTTTCTTCAAAATCATCAAATTCTTCTCCATTTCTAGTAACTATAGTTTCCATTAGTTTTAAAGAAAATTCATAAGAATCTGGATCTTGTAATTTTCCCTTAGCAGCTTTATTCTTTACTATTTTAGATATTCTTTTATTATCTCCTGTAGATAATAGTTTTAATTGTAAGCTATCACCATTTACTGGTAAAGTTACTTGAAGCCTTTCTTCTATATTATCAGTATCTAGTATAGATAATTCCATCTCTGAAATATCTACTTCTATTTCTTGTTTAAATCCACAGTTAGGACATTCTATTTCTTGTATATAAGTATTTCCAAAAGTTAAGTCTCTTAAAGCATAAGTTAAATACATTATATCATTTTGATGTAATAATCCTGTATCTAAATCCTTAGGCTCTACACAGCAAGATTTAACTAATCTATCGAATACATTAAAATCTCTAGTAGATAATAGTATTTTTTCTTCTTTAGTAGTCATGGCTCTTAAAGTTATTTCTTTAGGACCTCCAAAAATTCCATTACTAGGTAATTGATAAGTTTTTTCAATTGTTTCCATAAAAATTCCTCCTAAAATTATTATTAAATAAAAATATATTACTATAAATATTTCTATAATTATATATAAAGTTAATGTAAATAATATTTTATTATTTTACTAATTAGAATTAAAATCTAAGCATATTATATATTCATTAATATAAATAATTACTTTAAAATAAAAAATGAACTAGAATGATTTCTAGTTCATTTTTATACTATTCTTCTTCTTTCTCATCTCTATAAGCAAAATCATAGGTTATTGTTACAGAAATTTGTTTTTCTCCACCATCATCATAAGTTAACTCACCATAATCTACTCCTGATGGCCAACAACCTTCTACTATCCAAGTTCTATACACTTCCCCATTAGGAGTATACTCATGAACTATTGCTTTGCATTTATAATCAGCAGCTAATCCCATAGTCCCTGTTCTAGGATTATAAACTTGTTTTCTCCACTGTAAGAATTTCATTTCAGTATCATAGTCTATGGCATCTCTTAATGTCATTGTAGTAGTATCAAAAGTAGTTTTGCCAGCAACTTTTATAGTTTGGTTAAAATAGTTAATATCAGAAGATTCAGTAGTTTCTTTAGGTAATGGGAAATTAACTAACATAAACTTCAAATCACTGTTTATAAAATCATTCTCTTGAAAAGTTACATCAAAATGATTTTTTCTTTGTAACTGATATTCTCTATTATTAAAACGAGTTGCAGTCAATGTCATGGTACTAACATTAGGATTTGTTTGTGTACTCATATCTTATACCTCCTTTTAATTATTCTTCTACTGATACAGCTACAGTATCAGTGATTGTAAAGTCTATATTAATAAACTCTGCTACTTCTTGTGGTTTTATTTTAATAATACCATTTAATTGGTTTGCTGCTATAGTTTCTGGTGTATTTATAGAATCATCCATAGTAACATCATAAGCAGCTATTCCATAGCTAGATTTAATATTATCTAGTAAAGTAGTTACTCTACTAGTCCAGCCAGTAAATACGTCTAAAGTAATTGGTTCAAATAGATAATCCCAAGAAATTAAAGCTACTTGTTTAGTTACATATTTAACTAATCTTGATATATTAATTCTATCAAAGAAATTACTATCTCCAGAAGTTGTTTTATTTCCCCAAACTATAAATCCTTTACCTGAAATAGTATTTATACAGTTTACAGGTATAGTATTATCATAAAGTTCAGTAATCATTTCTTCAGATAATTTAACAGTAAGACTATTTACTAAAGATAAAGTACCCCTAGTTACTCCAGCTGGGGCTCCCCATTTAGTTAAATTATCTGTTTTAGCATAAGTGTGTAATACTGCTACTGATAGTGGTATAGCTTGTAAATTACCTTCATTATCATAGAAGTTATTGTAATATACATCTGGATAATAAATTACTAAACTCCCTTTATTATCTGTATTATAGTTAGTTATATTAGTTTTAACTTCATCTACAGTATTACCTTTAGCAGATACTAAAAATACAAAGTTATTTTTTTCAGCTAATTCAGTAGCATAATTTACTATAGTATGATTAGTATATTCTGGTATAACCATTACATCTATATCTCTATCAGGAATATCATATAAATCAATGGCTTCCTTAACTTTAGAATCATCTAATAAAGTACTATTACCACTATCTCCTTCTTCAATATAAAGACTAAATCCAGCATTAAATAAATCAATAGATGGTACTTTATCTGAACTTGTTTTATCAACGAATAGGTTAGTTAAAGTAAATCCTAAATTAGACACATTTATTGAATTTATAATTTTATCTAAAGCTGTAGATAAGGTTTCAGCAGTTGCAGTATCTGCTGTAAAATCTTCTTTTATAGATATTGTATTCTTTCCAGTAATAGAAGATACATCTATCCATATTTTATGATTAGTATTATCATATACTAATTTTATTTCTTTTCCGTTAAATAAATCTGTTTTATATTTAGTAGTGGCTGACATTAATTCTACTGTATCAGAATCTTGAGTAAATGTCATTTTACCAGTACCAAGTTTAGCTTCATTTTCATTTGCTAATCTAGTAATATAAATATAAGAATAACTTCTTAAATATGTTTGAATAGCATAAGCAGAAGGTGTTGTATAATCAGACTCTCCGAACATTGCTTTGAACTGAGATTCACTAGAAACAGTTTCTACAGTTCCAATAGGTCCAGATTTTGTTTTCATTAAAACTGCTGGAATAAATGGAATTTCTAAATTAGAAGCTGTTATAGTTTCTTCTCCAACGTTTACATTAACTCTAGGTAAACTCATATTAATACCTCCTTAAATTATTATTAGTTCTATAATTTTTCAATCTTAATGTTTGGTTTAAGAACAGTAAAGTAATTTTCACTTCTCGTCAAGGCTGCTTGTACCTGAATAGGATATGTATATCTATATAATTTTCCATTTGTAGTATAAGAAACTAAATCAGAGTTATCTATGATTTCATTTCCTAATGTAAATGTAAAATATAATTGATTACCTTCATAATCTAGTTTTATTTCCTGATTTTGATATAACCAAAATAATAGCTCTTGCATTACCTCTTCAGTATCTTGACGAGTAGTACCCCAAATATCTAATTGATAACCTATTATTATATATAAAAATTGAGTATTTTTAGATAGTCTTTTATTTTCTCCTTTAATACTACCATCTTCATTATAAACAGTAATTGGATTTTCATAAGGCATACCTACAGTATAGGAAGGCATACTATTATTTTTTGCATCTATCATTATAGAATTATCTGGATAGAAACTAATAAATGGAAATTTTAAATTATTATTAGTTTGCTCTATAGCATACTTAAAAGCTGTATCAACTGGCTCTAGAATTACATCACCTACAAATACTTCTTTTAATAAAGATTTTAACGCTTCACTATACTTGCTAAAATTTGTATACATATTTCCCTCCATTCATATTTAAAGAATTAAAGACTTTAGTAACTACATCAGATATTAGATGCGTAGGTGGTATATTTTCTCCGCCATATTCTAAATATCTTAATATTTTTGATTGTTTAGTATGTTCTGGAATATATAAATACCCTTTATTATCTAACCTAATTGAATTAAAAGATTGTTTTATTTCAGACAGAGAGTATAATTTTTCTAATTGAGATAATCCTAATGAACCTTCATTATGTAATTTAATTAATTGTGCATTACTTAGTATTATAAACATTTCCTTGGCTGAAAGAGCTCCTTGTAAAAAATTATTACAATTCATCAAAATCATGATTAATATCCTCTACACTTAATAATTTTCTATTAAAAAACCTATTTTCATTATTTATATCATTAGAGGTAGCTACTGGATTAATTGGATTTAAATGTTTTCTATGAGGAGCTAAATTACATATAAACATAGCTAAATCATAATCGGTACTAACTTTAACAATATCAAATTTCTGAGTGATATAAGAATTATCTTTATGAGGATCTAATCTAGTAGATATTTCTAATATAGCTCCTTCAGATGGATTAATTGGTTTATTATCTTCATCATTGAAGGTCATGTAACAAAGTATTGGTTGATTATCTTTATCTTCAGTATACCATCCATATTTTTGTAATATAGACTTCTTTGGATTTTCAATTAGATAGTACGATACTATAACTGGAGATTTCCAACTATAGTATTCATCGGTATTACTTATTTTTGTAGAATCTACTTCATATAAATAACCTGAGCGACCTTGAAGATTAGCACCTTCTACAAAATTCTTTCTATATAATTCTATTTCTCTAAAAGAAGGATAAAGTTTTCCTCTAGGTTTTTTCACAGTCATTTATATTACCTCCTATATGCAAAATATTTCACCTTGTAATTGTGATTCTAAATTAGCTTTTTCCTGTTGAGCCTCAGATAATAATTGAGATGAGTCTAAACTATAAGGGCTACCATCTACAACAAATTTTCCTCTAACTCTTCCTAGTAATTCTTTAGTTAAAGCTAAAACATATTCTTTTACCCAACTATGATACATTGAAGATTCTTCTATATCTGATATTACAGTAGGTCTAACTAACATATCGATAAGAACCTCACCATCATATCCATCTATATATAAAGTGTCTTTTATTAATTTATAATTCTGTCCTTTTTGATATTTAATTTCATTCCATAGCATTTTAAAAGAAGTATAAGATATAATTCTATCCATTAAACTAGAATCAAATAATACTACACCAGTACCACCAAAAGCATACTCTTGTAAAGATGCTATTTGATTACTAGTAACACTATAAATCTTTTCTATTGTTAGTGGATGATGATTTGATAAATCTATAACACTACCTGATGCTTGAACGAATCTATGTCCTTCATAGTAAGGTGTTAGTTTATCCAAAGCCATTTTTATCAATTCATCTATATCTCTATTTTCAGCTTCTACATCTACCCAAGAAATACCTAATTGAGTTTTAACATATTTTCTTACATCAGCATTAGTCATGTTAATTTACTCCTCTCTATCTCTAGCGTTTTTTTCTTTTAGTTTGTCTTTTAGCTGTAGTCTTAGCAGCAGATGGTTTAGTTGATTTAGGTGTTTTTACTTCAGGTTCGATATTTTCTTCTTCTTTACTTTCTTCTATCTCTTCTATTTCTTCTATTTCTTCTTGAGTTTCTTCTATTTCTTCTTGAGTTTCTTCTATTTCTTCTATTATAGGACCATTTGATTTAATCATACTAGCTTTTAATTCAGCTACAGATTTAGTAGGCTCTTTAGAAGATCTCTCAAAATAATCTTTAGGTGTAATTATATTAGTATTAGTTAAATCTATTACTTTGTAACATCCATCTGGTTTAGCATTTAATTGATGGTCTAATAATAAAGGTCTAAGTTGTCTTAAAGCTTCTACTCCATTTACAGTTAATCCTTTAACAAAAATATCCTTTTTATTATAAATAGTTAATTCACCATATCCTGGTAAAACAAAAGAAAGATTTCCTTCTCCCTTAAAAGATATTTTTACATTATAAGTATTTGACATTTTAATTTCCTCCTCTCTAATAGAGCATATATAAATTACTATAAATAATACTCTATTATTATATATAAAATATTAGAAAAAAATAAAAGATAGCTAACTTATGACTATCTTTCTAATACTTACTTGTATGCTATTGTTTTATTACTATGTTATTTTATATATGTGTAAAACAAAAGAAAGAGTGTAAATCTCTTACTAAATGTTTTATTACTATGTTATTTAGTATACATATAAAACGTTAAATAGTGTCTTTATAGCAGCTTTTGTGTTTTATTACTATGTTATTTTATATACATATAAAACGTTAAATAGTGTTTTAATTGAAGCCCTGTTTTATTACTATGTTATTTTATATACATATAAAACTTCAAATAACATAACTTTACACCTAAACTCTATATGAGTAACGATGTACTTTAAAGGTATAAACTACCTCAATATTATATTTAATCTTTTATCTTTTCTGGATTTAATTCAAAAGTCTGTGCTTTAAATTCTTTGTTCTTTCCCTTAATATACGAATCTATGAATATAGTTTTTCCATTCTTATAATGTCTATAATGACCATGTACTTGAAAACTATGTGAATAAGTCCAACCTCTTTTTCTAGTTTTAAGAGTATCTACTTTAATATATCTAATTTTATTAAAGTCATAAATAGTATTCTTAATTATTTTATTCACTTTAACTTTTACAGTATTTTTATCTTTATATATTTGTGGAGTACTCTTTTCGTAAATATATTTAGTATTAGTAGAAGCTGTAGATATATACCATAAACTTGTAGCTAATAATGCTAATAATGACTTATTAATAACATTAAGAAAATCATCAAAATTATTCATGTTTTTAAATAAAAGTAGTTCATCTTCATATTGTTTACTATCACCAAATTCAATAGTCATCTTTGATATTAATGTATTTAATATATCATAGCTTTCTAAATATAGTTTATTAGTATCTAAAAATTTAAAATATATAGTTACATTACTTATATTATCTAAAAATTCAATAAACTTATTCTCAACATATCTGTATGTAGTTTTCATAGATTTAGCTATAATACTAATAGTTTCTTTAGTTTCTTTACTAGATAAACTTATATTATTATTTAATCCACTAATTACTAAATACCCTTCATTAAATGAATGAGGTATAGATTTTTCAAACCTTATATCTTCATTCCACCAGTCAATAAACATTTGTAATTTATTACCTGGTAACTTTATAGTTGGTAGTGTTTTATCTATTTTTAAAATCTTCCTACTTTTATTTTCAAGCATAGTTCTATCACCTCTTATTATATAATTATAACATACTATATGTAAAAAGTAAACAGAATAATAAAAGAGATAGAACTTAATCTATCTCCTTTATATAAAATATTATTGATTAACCTCAGTAATCAATCCATTACAGAAGAATTCAGATGCTACAAGTTTCTTTCCATAGCTAGTAGCATATCCTTGTGACCCATAAAAATTATCACCTAATATAAATTGAGTAGCTGTTATAGGCATATAAGGACAATATACATATCCAGTGTCTAATGTAACATCCCCTCTATATACTAGAGTAAATTTATTTGCTGGGAAATAAGGATTTTTAACAATCATAAATCTATTAGCTAATGTTCCCATTATATGAGGTCCAGCAGTATTTAAGCTAGAAGCAGCTTTAAATTTATCCATAGTTTCAACTATGTTAGCAGCTAATTCACCAACAATAACGATGTTAGGTGTAACTCTTCTAGTTTTTTGGTATACTTTGTTAGCTCCTTCTACTAATACTTGATAGAAGCTCTCATAGTGGTCATGTTTATTGATTCCGAATGGAACTGGTTTATTGAAGCTTACACTCATAGTAGTTCCAGAATTTCCTAAATCATTTAAAATTTCACCATCTATTTCAGCTCTAATTTCATCAGTAGCTGTAGCTTGTAATATAGTTTGTAAATCAATATTTTGTGTAGCACTTAAATCATAAGCAGCATCCATACTGAATCCTGTTTTTAATTTACGTGGTCTAGCTGTAATAGTAACATCAGCTATAATTGTTTTAACAGCTGGAGCATTAACTGGAGCTGTAAATAGATCTTGTTTATAAGATACTTCGTTCTCTTCAGCTAATGTAGATGTAGTAGTTACTATTCCAGTAGCATAATCTATAGTTCCTCCATCAGATAAAGTTCCATCACCATTATCAGTAACAACTTCTCCACCTTCTTTAGTGAAAGTTAAAGATCCAGGAACTACTGGTAACCAAGCTAGAGTGAATTTACCTTCACTAACAACAACTTGCTCTCCTTCAATATTTTCAGAAGTGTAATTGAAAGCATTAGGAATTTTATCAGCATCAGGTCCAACTTGTACGTAATCACTGATTCTATCTCCTTGAGCTATTTGTCCTCTATTGCTATCATATACATGTTTCATGTAATAAGCTACACCAGCTTTTTGTTTAAGTGGCTGAACACTAACAACTTCTTCAGCAACAAGTGTAGGCATAACAGCAGCAACTAAATTTAAATATTCGTTTTTCTTTGCTATATCAACAACTTGTGTTCCTGATTCTGTCATTATTTTAGGAGAATTAGCATCAAAATTTTTTGATACGTTCTCTAACATAATAGCTAATGACATTTGTCTTTCATTATCTAATCCACCACCAAATGCTGCTGATTCTTTTAAAGCTTTATTAACAGCACTAATCATACGATTGTGTTTTTTAACTAAAGCTTGTCCTTCTTGTAGGTACATTTTATCTACTACCATTTGTTTTCCTCCTTTATATAATTTGTAATAAAATTAAAATCTAAAAGAATAAAAATACTCTCTTCTAATTGTATATATAAAGAAATTGTAATTTTTGTATTATTTTTAGCACTTTATTATTTAATGTAATATAAATTATCATTAAAATGATAAAAGTCTTAGATTTTTAATCTAAGACTTTCTAATTATAGAATATTTAGTTCATCACTTTCTTTAATTAATCTATTTATTATATTAGTAGATATAGTTTTTTGTACTCCTTCAATAATATATGAATAACTAGTATCTTTAGATGAAGTTTCATTTAATTTTTTGTCTATATTCCTATAATTATTCATTATATTAGCTATTTCACTTTCAGTAAGTAACTTTTCTGGTTTTACTTCTTCAGATTCTATTATAGTAGGTCTAGCTGCAGCTACACTAGGTCTAGGAACTAAATCAAAAGTAAAAAAGTTGTATGAGTCAGCATCTACAGTACCATCTGAATTTACTTCTCCAGCACCTCTACTAGATACACCTATTTTACTACCATAGTCTATAAGATTATTAATAATTTCTCCAGCTGGAGTAGGTAATAAATCTAGTACTCCTATTACACTATCACCTTCAATGTATAGGTCATGTATACAATGACTCACATTATTTAAATCTATTTCTACCCTATCATCGAATGGGTGGTTCGATTCCCCAAATAAACATTTACTTTCCATCATCTCTTTAACATATTCTGAATTTATTACATTCTCCCACAATTCTCTAGGATAAACTCTACCATTGCGGTTAGACTTAAAATCTGCAACTACTCCTTTAATTCTTTTTAAAATACCATTTGGTTTATCTTCTTTTACTTCTTCAAATAATGAAGTAGTCATATTTTCATTTAATATTTGTTTCATACTAATACCTCCTTATTAAACTTCAAATCCTAAATCAATATCATCTTCTACATTATTTACTACAGTATCTTTTATATCTATAGATTTACCATTAACATCAGAAGCTTCTATAGAAATAGTTCCATTTACTGATTCGGTTACTTTAAATATATAATTTTTTGCTTTAGTCCAAGTAGTTTGTTTATCTATTTTAGGTGATATTCCTTCAGTTTTAATATTACAATTTTCTGAATCAACATATATTAAATCTATACTTAAGGCTTTTCTAACAGACCCAGTTGGTACTAATATAGTAATAAACATACGAGAGTCAGCCATATTATTTTTAGTCATTACTTTCAAATATTTATCAAACTTATCTTTAGATTCTTTAACTGATAGCTCTTGATCTTGTTTATATGATTCACCATCATTCTTGCTATCATTTGGTTCATCAGGTATTATATTTTTCTTTAAAAAATCTTCTTTATCTTTATATCTAGTTTTCCAATCACCTTTTTTATTAGCTTTTTCTTTTTCAGCTTTTTCGATAGCTTCTTGGTTTTCTTCTGGAGTTTTATATCCTAATTCATTTAAAGCATGAACTATTTGTAAGATACTATCATCTAATTCTTTAAGATTTATAATTCCTGCTGAATTTGCACCAGAATTATAATGAACATTACAAAATAGAGAATCATTATCTTCTATCTTAGAGCTATTACTTAAAAAATCTATTATAACTCTATCATTATTATAAGTATTACCAGAATAAGATACTTGAGTCATAGTAGAATTTATAGGTGTAGTACTCATGCTAATACCATAGTTACTTAATAAAGGTAATATATTATCCTGTATAGTTTTAAAATAAGGTTGTATAGTTCTAGTTTGGCTCTTTCTATTTAATATAGGCAATTTAATTCAACTCCTTTCTATAGCTCTACGAATCCTAAATCTTTAAAATATTTTCTAATATAGTCTATATCTATCTGTAACTCGTTAGCTAAACCTTGCATACCATCTACTCCAAATTCATCAGAGATAAAGTCATCTAAGGTCATATTAGGATCTGTTTTAGCTGTTCTTTCTATTTCATCTTTTAAACTACCCTTTATATCTTCGTCATCTAAAAATTTATTTTTTCCTGCTAATGATGCAAAATAATCATTCATATAACTATCATAGTTTTCCCAATTTATTCTATTCTTTTTGTTTTTAGCATCTCCCATTAATCTACCTTTACTGAAAGTACCATGAGTTTCTCCATTTCTATAAGATCTCCAATTTATAGTATCTTTAGCCATCTGTTCATACAAATTACCAGAATGAACTAAATCTACTACACTAAGAAGGTGTTTACACAAAGCTCCTCTTAGTTCAGTATTATTTACTTCTGGGTATCTATTTTCAGGTTCTAATCCATAATCTCTATTCCAAGCCATATACTTTAGACCCCAATATAAAAATGATGGACAATTATGACTTATAACATTACTTACAATATAAGATTCATCATCTTCTACTGCTAAACAGTAAACATCTTCATTAGGTATTTCTTTTATTCCTTTTATTTTTGCAGACATTTATAATACCTCCTTTATAAAACGACCTTTAGCATCCCTTTTTCTATTTCTAGCTGAAATAGACATTTTAGCTTTTGTCTCTTCTGATTTAAGTTGTCTACTCCAAGGCTTTGGTCTATTTTTCCAATAATTAGACATTTTAGTTTTAGTTTCTTCTGAAAGATGTTTGCCTCGATTAGGAGAACCCATCTTATATCTCTGTTCTTCTGTAAAAACCACATCTTTTAAAGCTTCCTTAGTTTTCTGACTAATAACAAGTTTAGATTTTTTACTTCTACCCCTCGTCCAACCACAATTAGTATACTCATCCAATTCATATGACCAAATAAGTTTTTCTTCATCATAATTTCTACTGATATAAATTCTACCTTTCATCTTTTTTGATTGATATTTTCTATTAGTTTCAGCAATGTATTCACTAGGTAAATCCCAATGTTCTCCACCACTAGATTGATTATAATAATCTTTAGACTTCACTGCATTGTAATAATCTATCCAATATATTTCTTGACTATCTAATTCTTCTTTAGAATCACATTCTTCTATAAGTCTTACTTTAAAATTTTCTTTTCCATACTTATTTAAAGCTCTTTTTAAATAAGTTCCAGAACCTAAATATTTTTCTTTTAAAAATATTTTACTAGTCTTTTGTCCTATATACTTCTTTCCATTTATTAAATTAGTTGTTTCATAAATATATCCAAACATTTATACATCTCCTAGCTCTAATAATTCCATATCAGTAGTTAAATCTTTAGCATATACCCAAGTATTGTTTTTACCATCATTTACTAAAAACTGATGATTTTTAGTACATTTAATTTTTCTATCACCTAAATCTATTTCTAGTAAATCGTTATCAGCTGGTCTTTTAGACTTACCTCTTACAGTTTTAACATTACCTAAGTGAGTTACAACTCTATCTCCTTCTTCAATATCCTTTATATATTTACATGTTCCATCCTCCATTAATATGTTTGAATCTCCAGTTAAACAATCACACATAATTCTTATATCATTATTTTCTATTAAATCTTTAATAAAATCAGCTGTAATATCTTCATCCATTATCTTAGATTCAAAGTCTACTATTTCTAAGGTCTGATACCAATAATTTCCAGGACTTGTTTGACTAGTAGTTCTAAAATTAAAAATACCGAATTTACTAATACCTATATAATCTGTATTAACATAGTTAGACCTACCAGCTAACTTTGGAGTTTGATTTCGAGTTTTAGACTGTAATTCTTTTATTTTAGCTTCATTTAATATCAAAATAACACCTTCTTTCTATTAAATATATCATTACTTATAAGTACTAGGATTAAAATATAAGCGTTTTATAGTTAAGTAATTAAATTATATTACCCAACTATAAAAATCTTTATAATATTAACCTAGCTCTCTAGTTTCAGTATTATCTGTAATATCTGAAGTATCTAAATCACTAGTTGGTTCTTCTGTAGGTTCTTCTACTGGTTCTTTAGGTTCGTTATCCAATTCTGGACCAGATACTATTCCAGAAGGAGGTGTAGCAGATGGCGAACTATCGAAGTCACTACTTAAATCATGAGGATTTCCTTCTGTAGGGCCTTGTACTGGCATAGAAGATTCATCCTCTAATATTTTATCTAATAAAGTAGACCCAAAATATTCTTTTATTAATTGTTGTCTAGTCTTTTCATAACCTTCTGAATTAGAAGCTATATCTACACCTAATCCTTTAAGAGTTTCTAAAACATTCTTTAGGGTATCCATTTGTGTTTGTTTTAAATTAGCTCTACTTATATCTTCAGCAGAATTAACAGAAGTAAAAGTAATCTTAAAATCTGGGAGCTCTTCTAAAGCTTTTTCAGTTCTAGTTAGTTTTAAATATACTAAACATAAATCTTTTAACCCTTCAGATAGTATAGACTGTATTCTAGTAATAGTTCTAGAATATCTAATATCCATTCTAGTAAGTGAGGTATCTCCTATACCTCCAGGTAAAGATTCTGTAAATCCTAAAAATGGAGCTGGTATTCTAAGACCTGCAAATAACTTATCTTTAAAATAATCTAAATCTATAGCGTCAGTTAAATTAACATCACCACCTACAGTTTTTACATCTATAACACCGGTACCATTTCTAGTAGGTATAAATATAGAGTCACCTAATGGAACCTGTGATAATGAAGAATTATAAATTTTACTTCTAACATCTACAGTTTCATCCATCTTTATTTTATTTTTAAGTCTATTAAGTAAATTCATGGTTTCAGTATTACCTTTATTACCTACTTCTACAGAAAAGATTCTATATAAAACTGAGCGAGTCATTCTAGTAAGTAATAAAATATCTTCTAAAGCGGATAATACTTGCCAAGCAACCATAGAATTTTCTAAAAAGCTTTCTCCTCGCTCTAAAGAAAAATATCTTTTTTTATTTAGCTCTTCTTTTAATTCACCTACTTCAAAAGTTACCTTATGTTTTCCAGTATTATTAGAAAAATTAACAATTCTATCAGGCTTAATAAATTTATTAGGATTATCTCTATCCATATAAGCTATTAATTTCTGTTTAGATGATAAAGTGTAAATATTAGTTCCATGTCCTATTATTTGAGTATACCATCTACCCTTCATCATTGATTTCATATTAACTAATTGGTCCTCATTTAAAGCTGATTCTTTTAATACTTTTTGTTTCTTTTCTATAGACTCTCTAAGTTTTAATAATTGTTTATTATCAGTACTAATTACATCTTCTCCACACTGTTCCCAATCTATATTATATTCAGATTCAGTTAGTACTCTATTAGTTTTATCGTCTATAGAATATTGATGATTAAGTTTACCTGTTCCAGAAATAGTAGTATCACCATATAACTTAGTTACTTTATTAGAAACTGACTGCATTAAGTCTATATTAGATTCTTTTAATTCTAATTTTTCATCTGCTAAGGTATCAGCAAAATCCAATTTTACAGGGCAATTTCCGTATATTAAAATTCTTTTAAGGATAGGAACTAATTCCTTTTCCATTCTTAAATCTGTTTTTAAAAATCTGTTCAATTCTAAAGCTAAACCCTTAGATAAGGTTGATTCTATATTATCATCTGGAGTATCTACTTCAACATTAAATATTTCTTTAGTTTGTGGATCTTTCTGTAAAGAATCTTCCGTCCACATATCAATAGCAGAAGATATAATAGAATCTTGAGTCATTCTATCTATTAATATATCATTATTAATATAATTACTATCTATTTTATTAATACCTTGAATAAAGGTATACATAGATAATCCGTCGGATGTTTCCCACTCATTAAGTGGCTCTTTATCTGGATTAGATATTGGAGTTTTAGTTTTTTTATTAAAAATAGCCAATGTATATTCTCCTTTCTAATGTAAAATTCTTCCTCTAGTTATTTTTACACCTAATTTATTTTCTATATAATTTGCTTTTTTAATTAAATCAAATATCTCTTTTGACTTAATTTCATTATTTGTTTTATTATAATTTTGTATTTTAGTATATAATTTATCCAATAAACTTCGTAATTCATCATTAGATTTAGAATCTACTTGAGATTTCCATAATTCTAATTGACTTTTAGTATTATCAGATTCATTAAAATGTCCATAATTATAATAGTTTTCTAAATCTTTTACTAATTCATTCTTAGTCCAATTTGATTTCTTAAAATCTTTAAATCTGTCTTTAAAATTATTAGAATAAATAATATCCTTAGCTGATTCTATCTTATTATCTTTAGATAAAAATTTTTTAACTTCTTCCAGAGTTAAATAGTTATTCCAGTCAATGGAAGCTTTTTCTGATAAAATAGACTCATTAATATTATCCAATATAGCTTTTGAAACTCTCATAATTCATCTCCTCTAATTAATATATAATTTTATAGTACTTATTAAGTATTAAGAACAATATCAAGGTCTTTTTGTATTACCTCAGATAAGTATATATCTGACTTTACCGCATTAAATAAACTACCTACTACAGAATCTGCAATATCTTTAATGTCTCCCTTTATGCCATCCTAAACTTAAATAAGTATTAAGAACTTCTGATAAAACTCTTTTATGTTCATTATCTTTAGTAATCCAAACTGAATTTCTAGAATAATAACCAATTCTATCTTTGGCTTCTTTTGTATGATGTTTATTATAAAATGAATTTTTATTTCCAATTTGATTATTTGACATTAATTCTTTAGTAGATTCTTTGTGTTTTTTACCTTTCATACCAACATTATGCTCAGACATTAATTTCAACGTTTCACTAGAAAAACAATTTTTTAAACCCTTATTCCAAACAGTATTTCCATTACTATATCTTTTCTTTTGACCTATAGACATATTAAATCTAGATTTCGCAGAATGTACTCTATTTTTATTAGCTCTAGATATTTTATTTTTAGTCTCTTCAGACATAATTAATTTAGAACTAGCAATTGAATGTCTAAGTCTTACTTGCTCTTTACATTTATCAGATAATCCAGAAAAAGTATCTCCACCTTCTCCACCAGTGGCTATATTATAATAATTAGTATCTTTTACTGCATTAAATTTGCTAATATAATATTTTTCTTTAAATTCTAAATCTTCTTTACTATCACATTTCTCTAATAGTTTAACTGAAAAATTTTCTTCACCTTCTTTTATAATAGCTTGTTTTAATATTTTACCGCTACCTAAATACTTATTACCTAAAAATATATTTGATTGTCTTTTACCAATATATTTCTTTCCATTTATTAAGTTAGTTGTTTCATAAATATACCCAAACATAAATCCTCCTATATTTGCATAAATATACTTAAATCATTTTTAATTAACTCATTTTGCCAAACTTTACTAGATACAGCATTATACAAGCTACCTGCAACTGAGTCTGATACATCTTTTCTTCCAGTAGAAATATGATCTACCTTTCGCTTCTCTCTAAAATGAACTAAATTAAATAGATTAAATTCAAATTCTTTGCTATATGGAAATCTAATTTGTTTATTATAAATATAATCTACTAATAAAAGGTAAGCTTCATCTGTTCTATCAACAGACTGATAACCTACTGGAAAACCAGCTTTATCTAATTCCTGTATTGATTCCTGTGATTGAAAAGTATCATATGTAATTTTACCCCAATTAATTCCTTTATTTTGTGATAACCAAGGAATTAAACTTCTTACCTTAGATATATCTACTTTTGCTGGTGGTCTTGGTGGAACTATATCTATTATAAAATCAAACTTTACGTGTAGAGTTATAGTTTCATCTTTATTTATATCTATATTATCTATAAAACAAGAAGATAAACCATAATGATCTGATGCTATACCTTGATCTAGGTGCATAAACCTTAATTTTTCTGGTTGTTCAGGTTTCCAATTAGGGTTTATATAGTCTTGAGGTTTAGTATCTAACTTTGTAGATATAATAAACGTATCTTTTAGAAATGCTTTTTCTTCAGGTTCATAAATAGCTTGATTAAATAATTCTTTATTATTAAATAATTTTCCCTCACCGGCTACAGTCATACCTGCAATATCTTGAATAGACTGTAATAAATTCTGTCTAAAATCAGATAAAAAGTCTATCGGTATGTCTACAATTTGAGTTCTGAGCTCTATTGGGATATATCCTATAGCTTCATTTACTGACATATCTTCTAGTCTAGATAAGCCATAAGAATCTAATATATTATTAACATCTATATATGTATCTAATATACAAGGGTCTATCTCACCAGACCCACAAAATACATAAAACCTTTCTTTACTATAATTTTGTGGTTTAACATCCCAACTCCTAGCATTTACTACATAAGTGTGTGGATCGTTCTCAGTTTCTTTTAACCTCTGATTAGTAAAAGAGCTATCAAAAGTAGTAGATGATACTAGTATAGATATAGAATTATTCTCACCATTAACCAAGAAACGTGATTTTCCGTCTGTTTCTTGCTGCTGTATAAATATCTTTAGCTTTATCTTGTACTTGCATAGCTGTCTCAGTTATTTTTTCTGTTTTACTAAAAAAATTTGCTTCGTCTAATATGCTCTCTATTTCATTTTATGAATATTACCCTTTATCCAACCATCTAATAAATAATTATCTAAATCACCTAAATTAATACGTTTTACTTTATTTTGTTTTATATTTGAAACATATACAGTTTTAGTTCCATACATAGGATTATTTTTTCCTTTAGCTAAACCTCTTTCTTTTCTAGTTTTACTTAATTTTTTCCTTGATTCTAAACCTTTAGTCTGTTTCCACTCTTCTGAATTTTTTGTTTTCATCATATTATCTCTAGCTTTTCTAACATACTCAGAATTTTCGGCATTAAGTCCTTTTATAGGAGATTGTTTACCTAAAGTTCCAAAGTTATATCCCATTCTTTTCTTTAAATCTTCAGAAGCGTTTTCCCAAAATTTTAATTTAGCATCTCGTAAATGTTTTATATGTTCTTCTGATTTAGATTTACCTTTTAAAGATTTAGATATTTTTTGTTTAGTTTCAAAACTTCTCTTTTGACCTGTTTGAGTTTTTGCTGACTTTTCAACTTTAGCTTTCCATTTATCTGAATTTTCTCTAAACATTTTATTTACTCCAGACCAACCTTCATTTTCTCCACCGTAAGAATTATTATAATAATTCTTACTTTTTACAGCATCAAAATATTCTATCCAATAAACTTCTCTTAGATCTAAGTCTTTTTGATTAGTTTCTATTTCTTCTAAAATTACAATTTTAAAATTCTCTTTTCCATATTTATTTAGAGCTCTTTTTAATCCTATTCCAGAACCATAATAATTTTTATCAAAATTACAAGATTTATGTTTTCCTATATATTTCTTTCCATTTATTAAATTAGTTGTTTCATAAATATAACCTATCATCTAAAATACCCCCCTAATAAGGATATATACTTTAAAAGTATTAAATATTCATCTAATGAAATTTATGTTCAATAAAGTTCGTTAATCTTTATCAGTTCTCTTATGAACTTCTTTATATTTCTATAAAGGACAGACTATATCATCACCTATTACTAAGGGTACACCACTTCTTCTCACTTGAGTTTTACTCTTCTTAACGAAGATAGTCGTTGAACTTTCTCTTTCGAGCTTAGCTGCTGATTATCAATTTTAATAGTACTTAGGATTTAACCATATACCATCTAACTAATTTTTTCTACTTTCGTAACATTCACACTTATATCATTTAAGATATTATGTTGTAGTTTAGTTAGCTTTACGAGTTTCCAGCAATTCAATGTATCAAATTAATATACCGCTCACGCGATACCTAGGCTTATATTAGATTTAACCTATCAAATTAGATCCGATGGTATGTTGAGTTCCAGAGGCAAAGCGGACCATTATATTAGCTTGTGGCCAAACTATTTCACTATCCTTTTTATTATTTCTAGGAAAGTGTTCTAAAAAATAAGGGCAATTATCTATCATCTCTTTAAGTTGACCAAACCCTGTTAATAGTGCTTGTCCTAAATTAAGATTAAAATAAGCTAACATTATCTTTGAACTAGCCATCAAATTAAATAGAGCTGGTATATTACTATAACAAGATAACTCATATATCCTTCTTAATAATATAATATTTGCAATAGTTGTCTTACCTGTTCCTAACCCTCCAGTTAATATAACTTCATTAATCTTAACTTTACTATTAAATATATTTATTATATGTTGTTTCCAATAAGGGTATATAGATAAAGCATCTGGACCTACGTAGTATTCTGAATTTATCCATTCCTCTATAGGTACTATATCTCTTATTCTAGCTGCTTTCTTTTCAGAATCTTTCATATCTATAATAGTGTTTACTAAATCATTCAATGAATCTTGCTTTAAATTTTCCTGCATATTATTACCTCCCATACACGTTATCTATATAAATATATAAAAAATAATCTATTTTGATACAAAAAAATAAAGCAGATAATATTATCTACTTTTAAAAAAGTTAATTAGTATGTTTTACTATTTACTAAAGATGTTTTTCTATTATGCTATTTAGTATATGTATAAAACAACTCTAAATTATTAATCTTATGTTTTTTCGTTTTATTACTATGTTATTTAGTATACATATAAAACAATTAATACAAAATATATGTACAGATTGTTTTATTACTATGTTATTTAGTATACATATAAAACTCTTAATTTAATAATAGAACCATATCCTGAGTTTTATTACTATGTTATTTAGTATACATATAAAACCTCAAATAACATAACTTTACACCTAAGCTCTATACGAGTAGCGATGTACTTAAAAGGGATAAACTACCTCAAATGGAGGAGTATATTGGATTTGAACCAACGATCATAGATTTGCAATCTATTGTCTTACCAACTTGACTAATACTCCATAAAAATGGACTTAGATAGGATTTGAACCTACAACTACTGGTCCGTTTTACTATTATGTTATTTTATATACATATAAAACGATACTTCCAGTAACAGTTACTATTACGTTTTATTACTATGTTATTTAGTATACGTATAAAACCTCAAATAACATAATTTTACACCTAAACTTCATTAAGAAGTAGCGATGTACTTAAAAGGTATAAACTACCTCAAATAATATTAACGTCTGTCTATTCCAGACTGTCAATTAAGATTCTCCTCTATATTTATATAGAGTTAGTATTTCTGTGTATTTCTTCGTCTCTGCTTAATTTTCAGCTCCATGAAAGTTGCCGTATACACTTGACTCTTGGATTTATATAACTTTACCAAGAATTGAACTCAATTAAGAGCGCTAAACCAAAAACTTGTCGAAATATTATAATATATCTATAATGTTTATTTATTATAAAGCAAATTAAAAAATAATAAATAAACATCAATTTGAGGGAATAAAAGAATATTTATTCTATGTAATATTATAATACTTCGTGGCGACTCGTAACAGATTTGAACTGTTGACCTCATGCGTGACAGGCATGTATTCTAACCGACTAAACTAACGAGCCAAATAAAGTACTGTCAAATATATTTTACTATTATATTATTTAATATATAAGATCTTCAGTACTCTTTTATAGAAAAGATTTTACGCTGTACTGAAATATAGAAACTTGAAACTTTTCAAAGCATAATCTTTTTTGTACTATAAGGAATAGATTAAAACCTTAGATACCCTTTTTACTTTAGTACAAAGTGGTTGTATCAAACCAGCCTATCTAGCATAGACGGGCTAATACTTTGTTTAAGATTTAAAAAGTAATTAAAAGTACTTAGTCTATTATACTATATATAGTATAATAGCTAGTGGTTTCAGAACCTAGACTCGAACTAAGAATATTGGAATCAAAATCCAATGTGATACCATTTCACTATTCTGAAATATATGTAATTAGAATATAATCGACGATGTTTTACTATTATGTTATTTAGTATACATATAAAACCTCAAATAACATAACTTTACATCTAGACTCTATACGAGTAGCGATGTACTTTAAAGGTATAAACAACCTCAAGTGAAGCTACTTATCTGGATCGAACAGATGACCTATTGATTACTAATCAATTGCTCTACCATCTGAGCTAAAGTAGCATTTAAGTGGGATTTTAATTTATGTTTTCAGCGGAGGGAATCCCACCTTTCTACTCACGCATATTCAGAAAGTTGTCTGAATTATATAATTAATATATTAACTATATTATATTTATACAACAAAATTCCTAAAAAGTAAACAGAATTTTAAAGTTTTATATTATTTTAACCCTCTATATTATTATTATATGCTTCTAGAATCATATCTTGAATGTAATTTCTAGTATTTGAGTTAATTGGATGAGCTATGTCACTAAAAGTTCCATCTTCGTTTCTTTTACTAGGCATAGCTATAAAAAATCCATTTTGGCTCTCTATAATTTTAATTCCATGAATTACGAAATTATTATCTATAGCTATAGAAGCTATCCCTTTCATTTTAGTATTGTTATCAACCTTTCTAATTTTTACATTTGTAATTTTCATTTTGTTTCCTCCTTTAAATTTTTATTTTCAAGTAGATAATCTATTCTTTCTACAATAGATTTTAGCTGTGATATTCTTTTATTATACTGTTTAGATAATAATTTATATGCTTCTTCAGATTCATTTTTAGATTTAATATATTCATATATTTTTATTTTTTCTATTAATTTATATATTCTTTTTCTAGGTGGGAATATTATTTTGTTATCTGAAAATATATCTATTAATTTCAGAGTATCATTTATACCAATAACATTAAATAAAACCTGAAATAAATATGAATTTTCATCAGACAATAATTTAATTAATAAATCTACTTCATTATCTTTTAAATCTTTAAATACAATAAGTGAACCTACATCAAAATCTACCTTATTAAAATCTTCTTTCATAAGTTTTTTTCTCCTAATCAAAATAATTCCATAGTATTTCTCCAACTATTGCATCAACCACTGACTTAGGTTCATTTAATATATTACTTTTATTATAGTCACTAATATATAAACCAAGCTCATTACACCTAAATAAAGCAGTATCAATATAGTCTCCAAACATAGTATATTTATTACAAATAGTTTTAATATCATCTAAAGTAATAATCTTTAAATTAGCTTCATTTTCATTAGTATAGAATAGCTTATTATTCCAGTAATCATCTAAAGTGATAGAATCTCTATCTTTCCAAGAAGAGCTATAAATAAAATCTAAATCTGTGTGGGATTCTTTTTTATGATGATACATATAATTAGTCATGGCATTTCGTACCCCAGTATATATAAAGGTTCTTAGATTCTTAGTAGGGTCATAATTACCTAAGGACAATAATTCATATGCTTTCAAATAACCCTCCTGTTTTAAATCCTGTTCTAAATCTTTATTATTAATATAACCAAAGTGTATTCTAAAAACTACAGTTACTATATTATCTATCATAGATTCTACAGAATTACTATTATCCATGTAATCACCTCTACTTATTTCTAATACTAAAAATATCTTTAGCTAATATAAACATTGCGGATTGTATTCTATTATCGGAAGTAAACATACTATATATAATTTCACTATTTAATACATCTATTAGAGTAAATAACTTATTCTTAAAATAAGTTACAATGATTTTTAAATATGTGTTATCTAAATTATTTAATAATATACCGGATTTTATAATAGATAAAACTACCTTTTCATAATCTAATTTTAATACACTTATTGGAAAATGTAATAAATTTTCAATTATTTTTTCAACTAAATTAAAATCACCTCTTAAAGAAGCTATAATTAACTTGTAGTATAAATCAATAGATGATTTATTATATTCTTTAAATTTATCTTCTCCTAATAATATGTACTGATCCAGCATCATGTGAGCATCTCTAACGTGTCCATTACATCTATCTAATATTAGATTAATAATATCATCTGATAGCTCCATTTGTCTGTTCTCACTAATTACCTTTATATTATTTCTTAACTCATTATCAGATACTAAATCAAATTTAAGTTTTAAACTTCTACTTCTAATTGTAGGTAGTATCTTATCTATATGTGTAGTACATAATAAAAAGAACACTCCATCTAAAGAATCCTCTAATATTTTTAATAAAGCAGATTGAGCTTGTGGTGTCATTAACTGAGCTTCATCTAATACTATTACTTTATAACCTAGTTCTCTATTAAAATAAAAAGAATCTTTTAAATCTTTAATATCAGTAACATTACCTATCATAGCGGAATCAAACTCATTATAAAATATACTAGTTTCTATATTTGACCTACAAAACTCACATTTACCACAAGAATCTCCATCTTTAGTTTTATTTTTGCAATTCAATGCTTTAGCAAAAATCCTAGCACAAGTGGTTTTACCTGTACCATACTCGCCTTCAAATATAAGAGTCTTAGGAGATTCTTGAGGATTTTTAATTATTGATTTTAATAAGCTCTTAGATAGTTCTTGACCAGCTACTTCTGAAAAAGTCTGTGGTCTATAAATTTGAGTAATCATAATACTGCCTCCATATAATATATTATGCTATTCTCCTATTTTATCTGATAATTCTTTTATTTCTTTTTTAAGTTCATCTATTTTTTCGGATAAATCTTTTAAACTAGATTCTTCGGCTTTACTAATATATTTTCTTATTTCTAATCTATAAAATCCTTTAATACAGCTTTCTATATTAGTATAATACCCTAAATCAAGATAAGTAATCTTACCAAAATTAGCACTATTTTCATCTTGAATAGTATTCTTTTGTTTTAATATATAACAGTTTGATGTGGCATCTATTAAAATATTATCCTTTATTTTTATCATCTCTATTCTCCTCCTTTTCTAATTCATAATAATAACAACCAATACAACCGCATTTTTCCTCATTACACTCAGTAGTATCAATTCCAAATTTTTCACAATACATAAAATTATTCCTCCTTAAATAAAATATTCAATTTGAGTTTTATAATCTTCTATGATTTCATTATATAATCGGTGATTAGTAATATCTAAATCAACTAGGTCACCTGCATCTTTTAATTTAGAATTATGTTTTAACTCATAAATTTTATTTCCTTTTAAATCAAATTTAGTCTTTCTCTGTCCATTAATACCAGCTTCGTCATTATCTAACATTAATATAAATTTATTAGTTAAATTACTTAGTATCTCTATCTGTGATTTAGATAAATGGCTAGTCATTATACCTAAAGTATTAGGATAAATAAGAGCCATCATATCTCTATCCAAATGACCTTCAACTAACAATATAGGATCACCAAATCTAAAATCCTCTGATAATCTTCCTAATCCATAAAAAGTAGATTTAGTAGTTCCTAATTTTATAAATTCCTTAATATGGTCTGTACTTCTAAAAGTTATTGATATTACCCTATCTTCTATGATATTTGCAATCATTACAGCTTCATTATGAAAATTCATGAATTGAGCAACATACTGAGGTATTTCAAGATTTTTACCTCTAATAAACAATTCGCCAGAGGTTATAAACCTATAATTATCAAATTTATGTTTATATGCTAAATGTTTATATGGAAAATTATCATCTTTATTAATTAGTCTACCTAATTCAAAAATCCTCTTTAAGTTACTATAATTCATATAAATCACCAACCACTATTCATTTTATGTTATTTAGTATACATATAAAACCAAAAAATTTAATTTTCTTTTATCTAGTGCGTTTTATTACTATGTTATTTAGTATACATATAAAACCTCAAATAACATAACTTTACACCTAAGCTCTATACGAGTAGCGATGTACTTAAAAGGGATAAACTACCTCATTTATAGAGGTATATTAAATACTTCTATAAATAATATTATGCTATAATAAACAAGTTAGTATAGATTTTATCTTATTATTACTAATTATCATCCCTGATTCTGAAACTGATAATTCTATTTCATTACTTCCTTCAAATGGAATCAAGGCTTTTCTTAATACCTCAGATTTAATAGATAAAAAATAAGTTAAATTTTTGTTATTAATATATTTAACATCTAAATTAAAACTAGATGAGCCATTATTAGACTTTATTTCTATAGTTAATTTATCATCTAATGATAAATTAAGGTCTCCACTATTACCTGGTAAAGTATTAGCTAAATTAATTATTCTATATAACTTATTATAATCCAAAGAAAACTTAGTTTCATTAATTCTGTCTTGTAATTCCTGAGTTAGTGAAAAAATATTAGATACACTCGATAACACTGATATATATTCTATATTATCTAATTTTATAAATAATCTAGAAACACTAGAGTCAAAATTAAATAACTGAATTTTATTATCTTTATAATATTTATATAGTTTCTTTATTATATCTAAATCTCTGACTGAAAGAGATAATCTAGGAGTAGTTATATCACTTTCAATGTAATAATAAGTAGAATTAAAATAACATTTATCTCCCAAAAAATTTAATTTTCTTTTATCTAGCACAGGTTCATTTTCTATTAATGTATATACTTTATTAATTAATTCTCCCACGTTAGATAAAGACAATTCAGCTATTTTATCAGTAGGGTTTCCTGGAAAATTCAAGACGTCTAGTCTAGGTTTTCTATAATCCAATAATAAATCTCCATCTAATAATCTAACATAGATATTATTGTCTTTAATATAAAACATTACCTTATTCGCCATAAGTTTTACTATTTTTTGTAGTACGCTAAAAGATACTGATAGTGGCTCATTAATCATTTCGTTAGTATCACCTATCAACTCGGTCCTATATCTAAATTGAGATAATTCATTAGTAGTGTACAATAAAACACTTTTATCATGCAATACTGGAACCAAAGAGATCGAACTATATTCTATCTCGTTAGATTTAGATAGAATCATTTTATTACAAATATTCATCACTCTAACTAAATCTGATTTTTTTAAAATTAAATATTTATATTTAATATTTAAATCTATTTCACCTGTGCTATCTTCTATAAATTCTTCTAATTCTAGAATAGTACTATTTAAATTCATTATATCCACCTCAAATATTAAAATAGAGTTGTATTATTACAACTCTTATTTATTTTAATGTGTCTTTAAAAGTTTTCCCCGCTTTAAATACTGGAACAATTTTAGCTGGCACATCTATAATATCACCAGTCTGTGGGTTTCTACATTTTCTACTATTTCTGTGATTTGCAGAAAATGTTCCAAAACCTGCTATAGATACTTTTTCATCATTTTTTACAGATTCTACTATAATATCTATAGTTGCACCTATAGTTTTATAAGCATCTACTTTAGTAATATTAGCTCTTTCAGATACAGCTTCTATTAATTCATTTTTATTCATAAGTTCACCTCCTACTATAACATATGGTCTCCATCAAACCATTCAATATTTTCATAATCTTTATCTACATACCCATTTTGTAAAGCTTCAGTATATTTAAATGGAAGATTATTATAAATTTCTTCAATATGTGATTTTTTAGAAACCTTAGCTTTTTCCAATATTTCAGATTCAAAATCATCCCATATAATTAATTTATTATACTCATCATATATATTTAATAATTCTTTATTTTTTAGATAAAACTCTTTCAAAGAATTAAAAGAGCAATAATACTTATTATTCATAAATATAGTATTACTACCACTAAATGTAGAACATAAATAAATCTCAGGAGTCTCAAACGGATATTCTAGTTTTACCATTATTTTATCTTCATTAAAATTAATATTAAATAAATCTTTATATAAAGATGTCATACTATTACTCTTATTAATCATAAATTGTACTGAATTTATATAACTAGTTTTAGTTTGATTTAATACATTTTCGGTAGTCTTATTTAATACATTTAAATATTCATATCCTTTTGGTCTTAAATAATATTTTGTACTCATAATTATCCATCCAATCTATTATTATTTTTTTGTCTAGTTTCAATAATATCAATTAAATCATCTATTTGTATATTTGATACTTGATAATTATTCATATCATCTAATAAAATATATATTTTATATAAAAATACAAGTCCTATTATAATAGATATGACACTTATAAATAATAAAATAAAAATCATAGTATACCTCCTTATTTATACGTTACTTTAGCTGATATGCCACCTTCTGGTTTTTCTATAAATTTACCAAGCTTTATACAAACTGCAAAAGATGATTTAAGTTTGAAATCATCTTTATTTAATTTAATTAATTGTTCACTAGATATTTCTTCTTTTAAAATTTCTTCTGGAACTTCGTCTAATCTATCTAAAGTAGTAGTAAAAATACAAATACTTTTACTAGCATTATTATAGATTCTAATATAGTCTGTTCTATATAAATCAAATTTAATTCCACAAAATGTAAAATACATATTCTTTTTTAAAAAATCAACTCTATCTTGAACAATCATATTTAGCTCTCCAAATTTCTATAAATTCCAAAAGATTCACAGTATCTAGTAATAAGTTTTATTACATCATCATAAGAATCTCCTAATACTTCTTTAGCTTTATTCTTATCGCTTTCTAAAAAATCAAACAGATTATCACTACTTGAAAATTCTAAATTAGATAATATTTTCTCTAAATTTAAATCTTCTGATTTTTGTATTATTACTTTTTCGTTAAAAGCTTCAGTTCCTGGTATAATTGGAACTTCAATATAACTCCATTGTAATATATCAGTATCAAAAACAGCCACTTGTACTTTTCTATAAATATTGCAAGTCTTAGAAGTAGCTCTAGTTAAAGAGCCAGGTCTTACTATAGTATAAGTAGGTTTTATTACTTGTTCATATGGTACATGGTCATGCCCTAGTACATAAGCATTATACTTAAGTTCAATACACTTAGAATCAGTTAAATTTCCATTCCCAATTCCACCAAATCTTTCATTTTCATAGAAACTATGAGCCACACATATACTATATTTATAAGGTTCAGAGATAGGAATAAAATCATTGGCATAATCTATACCTCTAATATAAACATTATCAATTATTAGCTCAGATAAATGATTTATTATTCCTGTAATAAATGCCTTATATAAATAAGAACCTTTAAATTCGCCTTGGTTTTGATATATTTGGTCATGATTTCCGTATGATAGAATATATATCAATATTATTGGATTTAAACTCAAGTAATTTTTTCCAAATATCTCCTTCAAAAGAATTAGTAATTCCTGTATTATTATTATACATATCTCCTGTAAAAATAACATTAGATATTTTATTTTCAATACAAATATCTATTAGACTTGATAATTTATTCATTAGAACTAATCTATATGATTCATCATCACCTTTTCTACTAATAGGTCTTTTACCGAGTTAAATGTGGGTCTCCAACAAACATTATTTTAGACATTATTAAATCTCCTTTATTAATTCAATATTATCAAATTCTAATTTATCTTCTGGAATATTCTCACTCATTACTACTACTCTAGATTTACCATAATTAGTATCTATAGTAATAACTTGACCTTCTTTTAAATCTTTTCTAGTTTTATATTCATACACCTTACCATAAAACTTAGGATTTTCAGGTGTTGAATCATACTTACTTTCAAACATTATTCCTACATAATGTAAATTATCTTTTTCATTATCCATTATAATATACTCCTTTCATACTTAGATAGTTGTTTCTTTAAATTTTTAATAATTATATCTTTTTCATTAAGTTGTTTAGAAAGTATTAATTTATCTTTAATTAATGATGATATAACTTCAGGTGCTGAAACCTTGTTCATAAATATCAACCTCCTATTATTTATTATGCTAGTTCACTACAATATTTTAGAAATTGAAACAAATCATAGTCTTGACATACTTTTATATAAGAACCTCTTTTTGATTTTTCCAATACTTCAAAATCTATTATATTAAGTTTCATTAATTTATAGTTAGATATATACTTATCCCAATTATCACAAAGTTGTTTTATCCATTTTATATGAGAAATTTTTTCTGGAACATAACCAGCAATTACTCCGTTATTATCACATAAATAATCTATTATAGATAATATTAAATCTTTTGGAAATCTCTTTATGGGAGCTTCTATATTATCAGAAGGGTCTCCTTTAAAAGCTCTATATAATGGTAATTTTTTTGGAGCTACTGGAAATTTACTAGTATAATAATCTGAGTTCTCATCTATCTCTTCATTTTCAGTTAAAGTTACCTTATGTAATATTTTTATATGTGTATCTAAAGCTTGTAATAAATCTTTATCAGTAGAAAATATATAGCTATTTATATTTAACATACTACATAATTTAGCTCCTGTAAACATTAAATCATCTGCTTCATATCCTTCAGATCTTAAAGAATGAGTATGTTCTAAATTAGATATTAAATCTCTAATTATAGGATAATCTTTCCAGAACTCAGTATTATTTTCTTTAAGATTTCTATTAGATTTATAATTTTCATTCAATTGTTTTCTCCAAGTACAACTAGAATCTTCACATAAAAATACTTCATAATTTAATTTATCTAATGTTCTAAGTATCTGACATAAACCAAATAAATGACCATTATATACTCCAGACCTTGATTTAAATTTATCAGGTCCAAAAGTATAAAAATATCTATATAAAATATTATTTAAATCTACAAATACTGGGGTTCTATTGGTTCCTTTTATTATAGATTCAAATTCCTTATTCATTAACCTCACCTATATCTATACTAGAAACTTCACTATAATATCCATTTAATACTTCTTTTAATATATACTGTCTAGTATCTTCATTCATAGGGTTAGCAACAAATCTATTTTGATAATCCGTTGGAAATATTAAATATTCTCCCTTTGAACCAGTCATTAATTTTATATCATGAACTACTAAATTGTAATCTAATGTTATAGCTACATTAGCTAAATAATTTTCTTTATTATTAGTTTTCTCAGTATTATACTCTACTTTTGTTATATTCATAACAACATCCTCCTTATAATATAATATATTATATAATTTATTAATTAAATTGTAAAATAGCTTTATTTTCAGTTCTAATATACTTAGTTATTGTTTCAATAGATGTTTTGTTTCTTCTAAGATATTATATAATTTTAAACTTATATCACCTTTAGTAAGATCATCGTTCTTAACTACATAATTATATAATTCTTGTACTTCATACAACATCCAAGCTAATGAATCTCTATTGACTACTAAATCAATATCTCTTTCTTCAAATTCACTATCAAATTCAAAAATAACTTTACTCATAATATTCCTCCTACTTTAATTTTAAATCCATTTTGTAATTCAAATAATCTACTATAGTATCTAAGTTAGGCTCTATCTGATACCATACGTCTATTTTGTCTAATTCATCTATAGTTTTACTAAATAATCCACCGATTATTACTTCAAACTCACATTTACACCAATACCTATACATAAATTCTAATTTTAATTGACTTTTTAAAGATTCCTTAGTAGTTATTTTCTTTTTCTTTATAATCTTAGCTAAATCTTCTGCAAAACTTCCACTCATTATATCATAATATTCTATTTTATTATTAGAAAAATCATGAATTATAACATTCCATTTCAAATTTGCATTTTTAATTCTCATTTTAATAACCTCCAATCAAATCTTGTTCAGTCCAATCTGATACTTTATATTCTATGTAATTTTTACTATTTAATCTTATTATTACACTTTCTATTCCAGCATTTATAATCATTATTTTACATAAACTACATGGAGATGGATTATCTATATAAGATTCTTTCTCATTAGAAATATCTATGCCTGTAAGATATAAAGTACCTCCTATCATATCTCTTCTACTTGCAGAGATAATAGCATTTTGTTCAGCATGACAGGATAAACAATTAGAATAGTCTGTACCTCTATAAGAGTTTTTTCTTAAACATTTTCCAGTATCTAAACATGATTTAATACCTCTAGGGCTGCCATTATATCCTGTACTTATTATTTCTTTATTATTAACTATAACAGCTCCATAAGCTCTCTTTAGACAAGTGCTTTTTCTAGCTACAGATTCTGCGATTTCTAAGTAGTAATTATGTATATCTATTCTATTCTTATTAGGCTTTTCTTCTAATTCATTAACAGAAGTCATAGGAACATACTCTCCATTTTCTTTTATTAATATATTTCTAGGGTCTCCTCCAATTCTAGTATAGTATTTAGTTTGGTCTATATAACATGCTCCGCATTCACAGAAAATAAAAGTTCCTTTTTCATCTCCCTGTATACCAGTATTACACAAAGTGCATATTAGCTCAGTTCCCATCGTCTACCTCCTTATAATATATAATAGTTTTTCTTAATTTTTTAGCATATTCTATCTGATATTTCATTGGGTCTGAAATAATCATATCATTGAGTACATAAACTGTATTAGACATTTTAATTTTCTCTTCTAATATATTTTCAGGCTCTATATCCAAAAATGTAGGTAATAAACAAATATATTTTTCAGATAGCTCTGTATATATACTTATTATTTCATCTTGTCCTGTATAGTTCATATCAGCACAGATATATAATGTTTTATACTTTCTATCTTTTACATGATAATTTATATCCTTTATACCACATTTAAGTAGCTCTTCTTCATATTCCTTGGGTAGATATTCTCCAAGTCTGAACATATCTATAGTAGAGAATAAATCTTCCATAAATTCAGGAATCTTCTTTTTACTTAAATGTGAGGTTTCACTAAATCTAGCTGTATAGGCAATAGCTGTACAAAAATTATCTATTGAATCTTTAAGTTCGTCTTTAAATGCTTTATCATATTCCTTTCTTAATTGGTCATCATAACTAATTGCCCAGTCTAATAATTTCTGTTTATTTTTATCTTTAGCTGCTTTTTCTAATCTTCTAATTTCTTCTCTACTAAAAATATTATTCTCCATATTATACTCCTAATTCCAATTATCCTCTCTCATATTTACTCTTCTAATTATACTAGATACTTTTTCTTTATAACTATTTATAATTGTTACATCTACAAGTTCTTCTTTAATACAATATTTTAAATATTCATCTATAATAATAGCTAAATCTTTAAATTCTTTTTCTTTCCATCCTTTAGTGGTCATAGCTGGAGTTCCTATTCTTATTCCAGAAGATTTTAAAGGTGGTAATGAATCATTTGGTATTTGATTTTTATTAACTGTAATATTAATTTCATCTAAAGCTGTTTCTGCTTGTTTACCTGTTAATTTTCTCTCAGTTGAATTATAAACATCTAATATAAACATATGATTATCTGTTCCACCTGATATTATTTTCCAACCTAGCTCTTTAAAAGAATCTGAAAAAGCTTTTGCATTTTTAATTACTTGTTTTCCATATTCCTTGAAATAATCAGTCATTGCTTCTTCAAAACAAATTCCTTTAGCTGCTATAATATGTTCAAGTGGACCTCCTTGTATACCTGGGAATACAGCTTTATTAATCTTCTTTATATATTCTTCATTATTAGTTAAAATTAAACCTCCGCGTGGTCCTCTCAAGGTTTTATGAGTAGTTGAAGTTACTACATCAGCATAATCACAAGGATTAGGATGTACTCCAGCTGCAACTAATCCAGCAACATGAGCCATATCAACAAAGTATATAGGACATTCTCCTTTATCCTCTTTATATTTATCTAATATATTTTTAAAGAATTTATAGTCTATTATTCTAGAATATGAACTAGCTCCAATAATTACTATCTTTGGATTATATTCGTACAATTTAGTAACAAAATCATTATAATTAATAATACCATCTTTATCTAATCCATATGATATAATATTATAATCTTGTCCACTAAATGACATTTTGTGACCATGTGTTAAGTGCATTTTGTTAGCTTATACTTTTGTATAAGAGCAGACTATACCTTTAACTTTTATTTAAGGGATAATTTAAGTTTGGGTCATATGCAGTTATGCCCTTATTTATATTTGATATTGAATTTTTACACACATTATATTTTCTAGCAAGTTTCCTAATTGGAACACCTTGTATTATACTATCTTGTATTTCTTTAAAGTATGGCTCTAATTTGCTAATTCTGTTAATTCCGCCATTTTCTGAAATTATTTTAGACAACATAGAATCTGATATTCCATAACTTAAACAAATTTCTACTCTACCTTTGCCGTTTAAATAATCTTTCCAGATTTCATCTTTATTAAAAATCCTTTTATTAAAATTTAATGCAGGTTCATATTGACTATTATGCTGTTCATTTAATAAATTAAATCCTTTACTTTCATAGAGTTTAATATATTCTATTTCCAAATTAAATGATTCTTCCATTGAACACTCACAAATTTTAGTTACTTTTAAAGTGCTCCAACCTACATTTCTTATCCATCTATATAGCTTTGTATTACTATATTTAGACTTAGATTTATGTGTATAAATTCTATTCTTTATATTACTTGTTTTACCAATATAAATATTATTTCTACTATCACTAATTGAGTAAATATACATATTTCCTCCTTAATTTTAAAGTTACCCATTGATAGTCGTTGAGAGCTTACCATATTCCACAAAGAACTTAGGTCTATCTCTGCTGATTGCCCAATCTTAAATATTTTCAGATATTACTAAAATTTCTAATAGTAACTACTAATTTAAGCTCTCAGGGGATTCCAGCATATTCTGGGTTATTGTCTAGTATATCACTATACTAGGGAAGCCAGTCTAACACAAACCTCCAGCTCCTAAATTCATACTAAGTACAGTATCTCCATAATTTAAAAAAGCTCTAAATACAGCTTGATTAGCTGAACTACCACAATGAGGTTGAACATTAGCATATTTACAATTAAATAATTTACAAGCATCTTCTATTACCTTAGATTCTATTTCATCTATATATTTACAACCACCATAATATCTCTTTCCTGGATAACCGCTCTGAATACTTATTGGTTAATATACTACCACAAGCTTCTCTTATTCTTTTACTACAAAAATTTTCACTAGCGATTAATTCTACATTATTATCTTGTCGGTCTTGTTCTTTTTGTATTAATTCTTCATAAGTCATAATTTAACATATCCTCTCTATAATATTTTAAGTTTTACTTCACCATTCTTTACTTCATATGTTTTATCTGCTAAATCTATAAATCTAGGGTCATGAGCTACTAAAACAAATATAAAACCATATTTTTCTTTTAAAGAATCTAATAAGCTTTTTAAATAAGGTATATATACTTGACTGAGAGAAGAAAATCCCTCGTCTATAAATAATATAGGGCTTAACTTATTGTAGATGATAAAATATACTTGAAGTATAAAACCTATTATTGTTTTAATACCAAATCCATTATCTTTTATATCTGTTTTAATTTCTGACCCATCTTCTAAAGTTTCTATAAGATAGATAGTGAGATTGTTTGAATTTCTATATTCTGATACTTCAAACTCTATTCTATAAACTTTATCAAAAAATATAGTTTCTACTGCTGAATTTAATAATTTTTCTAAATGATTTATATGAGTTCTAGATAAAGCATCTATAATTTCTTTCATGTAAGATATTGCTTTTTCATAAGTAGTTTGTGTATGTATAGTATCTTCTAGCTTATTTACAAGTTCTTTTTTGTATTCTATCCTATTATCTAACTGATTTTGAATAGTATCATATTTACTTTTAATTTGAATAGCCTTATTATATAAAGCATTATAATTATCTATCATGCTATTCTCCTTTCAATATTTCTGCATATTTTATAAGCTCTTCATTAATACTATCTTCTAACTTTTTAATTTCAGTTTCTAAATCCACATAAGAAAAAATTCCAAGTTCAGATAATTTTTGCATTTGTTCTTGTTCATCTTCCTCTAGTTTTTTCTTAGTAGTTTCAATTCTAATAAATTCTTCCTCAGCAGATTTCTTTTTCTGTTCTATTTCAGAAAATAAAATTTTCTTTTCAGAATCTGAAATAGAATCTAACCAAGGTTTCATTTCTTCTTTAGATTTACTAATTAAAGTTTCTAAATACATAATATCTCCTTTCTTTTAATAAAGTTCATTACCGCAATAGTTTTATTACAAGGTATAAACCACTTCATTTAATTCAAACCCTAGTGATTTAAATTCTTTGTTCTTTCCTTTAGGTAGTTGATAGCCCACTACCACAATAAGGGCAAAAATCAAAAAGTAATTTTAATTCCTTATATAATTCTATGCTATTATCACAATTTAATTTACTATCTTCTAATCTTATTTTTTGATTATCAAAATCTATTAATTTATCTTTTATATTTTTTAAATTAAAATACCTTTCAATAGTATCATTAGATATATCAAATTTAGCACTAGGTTGAGATTTAAGAGATTTTAATTCATTATTAATATAATTTATCTTATTTAAAATTTCTTTCCTTAAATTTAATCCTGATGTGTCTATTGAAGATAAGCTTAAAATAATTTTTAATGAATTAATTTTAGATTCTACAGTAGATAAATTTTCTATAATAGAACGTAATATATTAAATTTATCTACTAAAGCACAATATTTATTATTATTTCCTGTAATAGATTTATTGAAATTAGTATAAATATCTAAAATATTAGATTTTTTAACTAATTCTTCATTTGTTTTAGATAAATCTGATAATATTTTAGAGCAAGACTCCTTAATATTTTTCATTAAGTTTAATTTAGCTACCAAAGGTTGTAATTTTATAATACTATTACACGTATCAATAATTTCTTTAGATTTATCTAATTTGTCCTTATAAGACTTAATTTCTAAGTCTACAGTATCTATACCACCTTGAATTAAATTAATATCTTTTGAAATAGACTGCCTATCAGATACCATGCTTTTTAAAGCATCTGATACTCTATCATTTTCTCCAGAGTCTACTATAAACCTAAATAACTCCACTGAAGTTCTGTCTATTAAAAAAGGATAATCCATCTGATTCCAATAATTTAATATTTCTTTATTATTATTTAATACTAACTCCTTTAAACCTAAAGCATCTGATACAACCTTTGGAGTAGTAGTTCCATATTTAGTATACTTTTCTCCATCTACTATATAAACGGACTCTTTAAGTCCTTTTTGTAATATTACAGTATGACCATTATATTCTATACCTACTAAGTATTGATTTTGTCCTGCCCTAATAGGATTAGCTCCAGGTACAGTATAAATACAAGCTTTTATAGCTTTCAAAATACTAGATTTTCCATTATTACTAGGACCTACTATTACATTAAGCCCTGGTATAAACTCTAAAGATGCTTTTTTGATAATTTGATAATCTTTTATGTTTACTTTAAAATTCATAAATTACTCCTTATTAGAATGAATTTTAAGACGCTTTATATACTAAGTAATATAATTTCATTACTTTAATATTAAAATGTCTATATCTTCATTCTGATTAAAATTTCATATATCTAAATTATAATTCTAAGACTCCATTTCTTTTTTAGTTTTATCCAAATAATTATTAAGTACTTCTAAATTACTATTATAATCTTCTTTACTAGGAGATTTAATAGTATCTTCTATACCATCCATATTTAGTATTAGTTTATCCTTAGCTATATCATAAGATAAACTATATTCTTGACCTGTAGGATCTATTCCTTTATGAAAATATACTTTAGTACCACTACTATATAATATTTCTAAATCTTTAAATTTATCTGGTAATTCTAATTCATTATAAACAGCTTTTTCAGTATCTATACTAGACTTTATATAATCAGGTAATTCTGGAGGTTTTACAATAAATACATCTTCTGGAACAATCCTCATAATTTCTTTTAAATTTTTACCTATTAAATTCATAAGTTGGTTTTCGCCTCTAAATTTAACTTCTTCATCATTAATAAACATAGAGCCGTTACCAGCACCTCTTAATTCTACTAATTTATGAGGTTTACCTTTATAAATAGTATCTACTTGGTCTATAAATTCTCGATAAGTAGGAGCTAAACAAATACCTTGGCCATAGAAAATATAAAAAGGCATTTTAGACTTTCCAGGACCAAATCTAGATTTCATAGCTTCATATTCTACTTTCTGTCCTAGTCTTAATTTTTCAAAATCACTAGATTTTTTAGTTAGCTTTATTATAATGTCAGAAAGATAAATAGGGGCTCTACCCCCTGTAGGGCTTTCTGTAGGTATATAAGTACCTATAGACTGAGCTAAATGATTTATAAAAATAAAAGTAGTATTATTACTTATAGCCATAGAATTCATAGTTTTCATAATAATCTTTAAACTTTTAGTATCAGCTCCTACTTTAGGATTATCAGCTTCTACTCCACCTTCTTTATATAAACCAGAATCTAATGAACCTAAACTATCTAGTATTACTACATCTACTAATTTATTATTACTTAACTGTTGTATAGCAAGGTTTACTTGGGTACAATCATTTATTCTAAGTATAGAAAAAGTTCCATCTGGATTATTTTTACTATGTACGAATTTATAAATACCAGTAGATTTTAACATGTTTACGTTTAAACCCTTTTCTGCATCTATATAAGATACTTTATATCCAAGTTCACACAGTTCCTTAGAAATTTGTATAGCTAAAGTAGATTTACCTACTCCAGATTGAGCAGCTATTTGTATAACACTACCTAGAGGTAATCCTCCATGAAACATTCCATTTAATATTGGATTTTTTAATTTCACTATTTTTGGCTCTTCATTCCATAAATTAAACTCAGAAGATAAATCTTCTATAGATTTTATTTCTTTTGCCATAATATCATCTCCTTATAATTATAATATGTTTATTTTTTATAAAGTATTAGAATAAGTTTTTAAGACACTTTATATATTAAGTAATATAATTTCATTACTTTAATATTAAAAGTGAAAATAGATATATTCACATTCCAATTTCGTATATCTAAAATTATAATCTCAAACTAAAACTATTTAAATTAAAATTATCTTTTAATTTATTCATTAGAAATTCCACATCTTCAATGGTAATATTATCAGGTAATTTAATTTCTACATTATTTTCAGCTTTCATAGTATTAATATTCATAATTTTAGTTTTTAATTCATTAATATTATCAACAGTTTCTATATTAACCTCTTCAGTTTCAATTTTACCTATTTTTACATTTTCATAATAATTATGTATTTTATCTAAATCTGCTTTAATAACTCTATTACAATTATACTTATCATTTTTTCCTTGAACACCAATTAAACCTAAAGATTTAAACTTTTCTATAGATTTATTTAATACTGATTTACTAATTCCTAAAGTTTCTAAAATAGTTTTATTTCTAGTAAAACAATTCTTTTTACTTCTTTCAAATGCTGTTAGATAAGATAGTATTAATTTTTCTGTACTAGTTAAATCTTTATTAAATAAAATATTCCTAGGAATATATAATTTTTTATATTTATCTTTTAATATTTTATATAATTGAATTCTATTAATCTCATAATTAATGTCAATATAACAAGATTCATCATTTTTATTAAAATAAATAATTTGTATCTTATTTAATTTTTCTAAACTTCTTAATAAAGTTAATCTTGGTAAAGAAGTAAATTTTATTAAATCTTTTATAGTATAATAATCCCTTTTATTATTATTTTTTATTAAAAATCCTAATACTATTTTATCTGTTGAGTTAAATTCTCTTTTGTTTAAAATAAAATATGGAATACTAAGTCCTTCATTTTTCATAATTGTAATCTCCTTTATTCTTTATTTTTATTTGATAGTAAAACTTTACTATAAAGTTTATATATCACGCCACAATCATCGTTTTAATTTTAATAAACCTCTTTATTTATATTATGCTATTAACTTTAAAAGTTTAACTTTAAAAGTTTAATTTTATATTTTTAATTTCTAACTAATTCTTTTCGTGGGAGCGAAGCTCCCACTCATTTTATTTTAATGAAAAATAAAAGAAAAAGAAGAAGTGAAAAAAATCCGAGTCTCGACTCGGTATAACCACTCTTTATAATTTTTATTTATAATATATATTTATAATATTATTTATACGGAAGCATAAGAAGTCTTGAAAGCCTTATCTCCCTAAGATTACAAGACACAAAATTTTTGAGTCAGGTATTTTTTTGAACGAGTCAGGTATTTTTTTGAACGAGTCAGGTATTTTTTTGAACGAGTCAGGTATTTTTTTGAACGAGTCAGGTATTTTTTTGAACGCTACTATTTTATAAATTTATATTGTAATTTTCATATTTAATCTACTATCTTTTTTCCTAATAAAGTTTCTTTTTCTACTAAAAATTTATCATTAATATTTATGATTTCAGCTAACATTGGATTTTCTATTCCATTGTCGTAGTGGTATTTAACAAACATTCTAATAGTATAGATAAAACTATCGCATTCATTAGAGGTAAGTTTACGAGGTTTACCTTTTTTATCTTTTAAATCTTGTATTATAGTGTAACCATTATCTTTAAATGATTCTAGTATTTGATTTATCATATTAATAGTATCTTTTTTACCTTCATATTTTTTATTAATAAATTTTAGATATGATACATTAAATAAGTAAGGTTCAGTAAAAACTAATGAGTTATAAATGTGGGTATCTAAAGCCCATAACTTAACAGCATACATTCCTTGTACCGGAGGAATTTCCATTCCTATCATTACATTACATCTAATAAAGTCTTTTGCTTCTGTAAGAAATTTATCGACCATATCTTCAGAAGCTTTACATACTTCAGCAAAAGTTCCATGACCTAGTTCAACAGATAATTCTTTAAAAGTAATAGTTTTATTTTCAGAATTTATGAAAGATAAACCAAAACCTTTGTAAGATGGATCGATTCCCATAAAGTGATTTATTTTAGTATTAGACAATATTATTACCTCCTTTTAAATTAAAAATTTGAGCATTTTATTATTTAAGGTATAAAATTATATTACTTAGATAATAAAATGCTCCTATGATTGTTCTGTGACTTTCTATGACTATTTATTTTAGCCATCTGATTATAGGTTCTCCAGTAAATCCTTTCTCCCAAATAAACCAGCAAAAACAAACTGCACCACCACTAAAATTATTATCCTTACTACAACCTCTTCTAGTAGAATTAACGTATACATATTTAGGTGGGTACTCTTGAAATAATTTATATCTAGCTTTACCTTCTAAAAACTGTATTCTTAGATACATAATAGTGTAATAACCATCATCTTGTAAGCTTAAAGCTTTTTCTACGAATTGTTGTGCATATTTATAAGGTGGGTTTGTTAAAATATCTACTTGAGTATTCATCGGTTCATTATAAGTTAAAAAATCTCTAATAATCATATTTGAGTACTCTCTCTCTACTATATCTGAAGATATTACGTTATATCCATATTCTTCTAATACTTTACTAATAAGACCATTACCACAAGCGGGTTCCCAAATAGTTTGGTGTAGTTCTATGTTATCTTCTTTAAGTTTATTTAGTAAAACCTTTACAGCTTCGGGGTTAGTATTATAAAAATCCAGGTCTGCTCTATCATCTTTACAATGATTACTAGCACCTAAGGTAACATAAATTTTATGTTGATTTACGTCATCCATATTAAATTCCTCCTTTGTAATAGTTTTTAATAGTATTAATAAGGTCATCATCTTCTATAAAATAGATATATCCTTCTGGTATTACGTTACATAGTAGTTGACCTAATCTTAAGTCTGGATTTTCAGTCCAAATTTCTTTAATTGTATTACATATAGGTTCTATTCTTTCTATATCTCTCATAATTAAACTCCTTTCTAAATTAGGTAATGAAATTATATTACTTTAATATTAAAGTGTCTTTATTTTGATTCTAGTTAATCTAGGCACTATAAAAATTAAAGAGCAGATAAATAAAAATCTACTCTTTTAAGTTTGCAAATAATTTTTACTACATTTGTGGAAATAGAGAATCTACTCCTGGAACTTGTTGATTAGCTATTTGAGTAGCCATTAAATCTTGTTTAGCTTTTTCAGCATAGAATCTTTGTACACGTTCTACTGAAAGAGTTTTAGCGAATTCTTCAGAAGCTAAGTTGTAAGTTTCGTTAGTAATTTTAGAAGCTTCTACTTGAATATCTGCTAAAAATCTAGATCTCCAAGAAGGGCCCGGTGTAATAGTATACTCTAAGAAACCACCTCTATCACTTCTTTTACGAGATATTGATAAGTCAAAAGTAGAAGTATCGTCACCATATTCTTTTTTAATCTCGAATAAAGTTTGATATTCTTGACCACTTAAAGCTAATACTTTAAGAGTAGGTTTTTTACCTGGTTCTAATGTTTTACCATCAGTATGAGATACTGGATATTCTATTACAGGTAAAAATACTTTAGTTTTACCTTTACCTACGATACCAATTTTACTTTTTTCATCTGGTTGTAAACAACAGATACCTTTAATAGCTGGGTAATTAGGATTATCTGGAGTATATTCAGATAAGCATTTAAAATATCCTAAGCCAGGTTCATAGTGGAAGTGAGTACCAGAAGCATTGTAATTAATGATAGTTGCTCTAGTACATTCGTTTTCTTTAAGTTTTAAGAAATTAGTTTTAGTCATTTGAGTACTTTCACCTAGATTAACAAATACAGGGGCTGCGTTCATATCTAGTTGTATTGGTTGTGGTACTACAGTATTTGGATTGACTGTGCTAGTATCTAAGGTAGTCTTAGTTACTACGTTAGGTGTAGTTGCTGTAGGTTGTACTGACTGTGATACTATAGTATTTGAATTTAACTGTGGTGTAGGCTCTAGTGGTTGGTTACCTAATAAAGTATCTGCTGTTTCAACAGTACTAAGATTATCGAAGTCTATCCCTTCTAACATTTTCATTTGGTTTTCTAATTCATCATTCATAAAAATTCCTCCTATAAAATAAAAATATACTAGGATAATGCTAAAGCTCTTAGAGGCTAATTTGCTATCCTAGTATATATTATGCACTTAGATTAAATTATTAGTTATCTGAATTAGAATTTTCTTCATATTGAGTCATTGCAGCTAATAAACATTTTATAGCATAAGCTAAGTATGGTTCATTAGCTGTATTACTCATATGTCTTATAAATCCTTCACCAAAGTTATCTAGACCAGTAGATAATAACATGTAGTAAAAGTATATAGCATCAGAATTTACTTCTCCAGGGTCTATATTTTTAGTTAAAGATACTTTATTCCATAATTCTTGATAGTCTACTTCAGTTTCATCATCTAGTGGAATATCGTTCATGATTTTTAAAACGTATTTAAGATATTCATTCTGCTCTATTAATAGTTTTAAATCTTCTGGGTTCATTTTAACTTCATTGTTTTCTTCCATAAGTAGGTTCCTCCTTTAAAGTTGATTTAACTCATCTTTAGTCATTATAGCTATGATATTTTCACCTTTAGCTAAATAGTTACCATGCCAAGCTGTTTTATTACATCTATTTATTAATAAGATAGCATTTTCTAAAGTTCCAGTTATAGATGTAATATCACTTTCTACTAAGCTATTAGCTTGTAATACTTTTACTAACATTATAGGGTCTGAATCATCGTATTTTTGTAATAGTCCATCTATTATAAAGTCTTTTTGAATTTCCTGAACTATCATCCAGTCTTGTGTTAATTTCACTAGTAAGCACCTCCTAAAATATTACTATTTTTAATATAGTTTTTAAAGTCATGCATTATAGATTTAATTTCTTCTTTATTTAAAGGTGTATTATCCTCAGACTTAATTAGTACACCATCTAAATCTTTATTAGAAATTTTAACACCTCTAAATAAATCTAAATAAGTTTTAGCTAAGTTTCTATAGCTAAACTTATATAAATCTTTATCATTATATTTTATAATATAATCTGGTTTTATAGTATTATCTATTCTAGATAAAATTAAGTCTATATCTAGACTATCTTCTATTTGTCTAATATGGGTTCTGTCTGGTATTGTATCTAATAATACTTTACCACTTTCACTAGAGTTTTCTAATCTTACTGACTGTTCTAATGAATCTGTATTATATAGATGAATTTGTGTTTTCTTTTTTCTAATAATATAATTAATACCATTTCTACTTTCAAAATGTAATAAGTTAGTAAAATGAGCCATATTATTATATTTTTGTTTTATTTCATTGATACCAGTTTTACCTCTAGCAGATTTCTCATACCAGTATGTAAGTAATTCTTGAGCTCCATCTCTATAATCTTGTAACTTTCTAATATCGCTCCTTCTAGAGTATTCTATATAAGAAATTTGTTCTGTTAATTCTAGTAGTTCTTCAGGTGTTAGTTCCATTGGTGTTTTATTTGCAAACTTATTTTTCATCGTTAAATCTTCCTCTCTTTAAGTTAATAAGCTTGACAACTTTATCGATTCGTATATTTATATTTATTACTATGTTTAAATTTTCCTTATTTTATTATATTACGTTATCTTATGTTGTCGTGTATTACTACGTGTGTAGTTATAACTTGAGAAACTATAGTAAATGCGTTTTCGATAACTTCTTTAGTTACCATAGCTGAGTCGTAAATATTAGAAGTATCTGAAGCATTGATTGTTTTTCTAATTAAATTCATAGAAGTTTTTACAAAATCTGGAATTTCTATATTAATGTTTTCATCGTTCAGAACTAAGTTTAGTAGGTTAGAGTAGGTTACTCCAGCACCAGGTACAATACCATAATCTATAGCATTACCTAGACTATTTATAGCATCTTCTATTCTTCTGTAAACCTCCTCTCTTTCTAGTATGTTAGTTCCTCCTATGTGTATTATTATACTTTTTTCATCTAAATGTAAATAGTTTTTTTCTAATTTTTTAGAATTTTTTTTCAGAATGACTTGGTCTGAATTGATGACAGAATAATCAATTTTACCTAAAGTAATTTTATTTACGTCAGATATTTTAAATTCATTATTATCAATAATAGAACATTCACAGTAGTCAGCTAATTCTGTCATTACTGAGTAAGTACCCTTACCATATCCTTGTAAAGAAATAGGTATAAGTTTAATAGCTCCATTAGTATAGTTAAATAAAATATTTTCTAATATATCAGAAGATAGTTGGTTATAAAATAATATAGTTTCTCTTCCAGATTGTTGAACTTTTCTTAAAAATTGAGTCATTTCTTGAAATCTATTTACTGGGCTAAATAGACATATAACATCTATATCATGATGTTCTGTAGTATTATTAAATAAATTACTAACCATACTAGTTTTAGTAAGACTAATTCCATCTATTTTTTCTACTTCTATATTAGAAGTATCTGATTTTATTAAGGTAGGTCTCCTACCTTTACCTAAAAATTTATAGGTATCAGCTATTATTTTAGAATATTTATCATCACCTAAAGCCACTGTAGCTACTTTTTCGTAATCTTCCTCGGTTATTTCTATTCTATTTTCATCTAATTTAAGTAATAAAGCATCTTTTATTTTTAATAAAGTGTTCCTTAAATCTACAGGAGTTATTTTGTAATAATTAGATTTACTATCTATTAAATCAAATAAATCTATTTGAACAGATAATCCTTCGTGTATAGTATTTAAGTATTTTCTAGCTCCATGAAGTAAACTGTTCATTAATATAGTAGTAGAAGTAGTTCCATCTCCAGCTTTTTTGTTAGTTTCAAAACTAGCTTGTTTTAAAGTTTCTAAAGCAGGAGCTATTGCTGGATCTAAACTAGTAATGGTTTCTATAATAGATTTACCATCGTTTATTATTTCATAATGTCCGTTTTTATTTTGTATAGCTGTATTAGTTCCATTAGGACCTAAAGTGTGAGCTACTGCTTCGTTTAATATTTCACTAGCTTCACAAAATATATCTAATGGTGTTTTTTCAGTTTCCAGAATATTCATTATACATCTTCCCCCTTTAAGTAGTATACACCTGGTATTTCGATACATTGGTTTTCAAACTTTTTATAGGCATCAAAGTATAATTCTTTTTCATCACCATTATAAGTAAGTTCATAGTACATACCATCTGTAAGAGAAGTGCTTAACAAAGCCTTATTATTTTGTAGTGTTTTACAACTCCATACTACATATACTTCAAATTCTGGAGTATCATCAGATTTATCTAAATGAGCTAAAGCATAATTTCTAACTATGTCTACACATAGATTCTCAAATTTATTATTACCCATTATTTTCCTCCTTTACATACCAATCCTCTGCTAACATATCAGCTTGACTTGCTAACCATCCTAATTGAACCCCTGATGTTCCAACAAATGCTATTGCTTTATTACCTATATTATAGTGGTTTGGATTTATAACTTCATCTTTATTATTTTTGTAACTAATACAAGTAGCTAATTCAATATATTGATCTTTACCATTCCAACCCCTTCTAGCTACTTTTTTACCTTTCTTTAATTCTTCGATAGCTTCACCGAAACTAATATTTTTACTAGAGCTATCTAATGATAAAACTAAAATATTATTATCCTGTAGACTTAAAGCTATACTTTTACCTTTTAGTAGTTCCTTAACTTCTTCTATAGATAGTTTTTGACTTTGTATATTTGGGTATGAATAACTAAGAATTGAAATTGCCATTTCTTCATTTTCGTATGTAATCATAATTTATTCCTCCTTATCTTTATTTAATTTATATAGAATATATGGCCAAATTAAAGCACATATATAATACGTGAATATTATTTTAAATTTGCTTTTACATATTCTTTCATCTGTTTTAATATTTATTATAATGATATATTCTTGTATAAAAGCAATACAAAATATAAAAGCTATAATGATATAGATTAAGTATATAATTGATAAAAATAAACTTAACATGCTTCCACCAGTATTAGATTAGCTTTTACTTCTTCTAAATATTTAATTAATCTATTAACATCTTCTGAGCTGTTAAATTTTAAAACTACCTGATTTCCTATATCATTTATATTATTTTGTGTAAACTGGTCTCCTACTTTAATATTTTTATTAGTATTTTCAGTTATTACTAATTGGTTTTGTTTCACTCCTAACCAAATTTTAGCATAGTCTTTATTTCCAAAGTCAATAGTAGTGTAAAATTCCATAAAATTATTCCTCCTAATCTACAGAAGTAATTTTTACATAATCAGATACTTCTGAAATGGTAATGTATTGATTATATAATTCTTCGTGGTCTTTCTCAAAATTCTTTTTATCAAAATTCTTTCTAGTAGTAGGTGCTACATATGTAACTTTAAATAAATCGTCAGATATAGTTTTAAGTTCATTAGCACTCATAGCTTTAGTTAGTGGGTCTTTTAAATTAGATTGTTGTTTAATGTTAGTTTCTATTTCATCTAGCATAGCTTGATACTCTTCAAATATCTCCAAATGAGCTTGTCTAAAATCTTCTAATTTTTTCTGAACTTCTAAGTTTTTTCTTTCAAAGTCTGAGTACTCTTTTAATAAGTCAGTAGGTGAACTTGAAGTACCCTCTAAGGCATTTTTATTATCATCTAATAAGTTTATATTACTAGATACTTCTGTAGCCTCTAAATTCATTAAATCTTCCATAGTAAATTCTCCTTTCTAAAATAAAAAATACAAGGATAAAAATATCCTTGTATAATAATATGCTATTTATACTACTTTTAATATATCTGGTTTTATTCTAGTTTCCCAATAGAAGTAATCATCATTTGAATATAGTTTATATTTATGACTATCAGTACTATGATTATAGTGATTAGCTATTCTAAGTACAGTATCATTATCTTCATCTTTTATATAAATAGATGGTAGCATACCTGCTTGAGTACTATTACTAACTTCATAATTTATATTTTCAGAATCTAACCAGTTTATTATTTCGTCATATTTATCTTGTACTTTGTTTAATTTAGAGTAACCTTCTTTATTTGGGTCATGAATAAAACCTTTAGCTTCGATTAAATCAGTACAGTAGTTTTCTATATCATTAATAAAATTATCATAATCATATTCATAGTGATAATCTAATTCTTCATCTTCATCAAACCAATTAGGGTGGATTCTTTTTATAATATCATTTATATCATCTTCATAAGTACTAACAGAATTATCTATAGTATCATATGATATAAAATAATTATTATCATTAGTATTAAAAATATTATCAACTATTTTATTACTAATATTTTTAAGCTCTGAATTTAAGTCATCACTTTCAAATAAGGTTCTAATAATTAAATTAGAAATAAACATTATTATCACTACCCTTCTATACTTAAGTATCTAGGGTAATTATATCCTAATGGGTCTATTAATAATACAGTATCAGACGCTTGACTAGTTACTTTTACAACGTTAAAACTATAGTTTTTTCTATCTATTGGTTTTACGTTTTCTAAGAAAGATTGTGGAGCTGATAAATTATTTATTAGATTATTCCATTCTTCTGCTGAAATATCTATAGTATTTACTACTATATAACTAGATTTAGGGGTATCTCCATCTAACATTCTAGCTCTAACTGCTTCTATATTAGATTCTTGATTAGGTCTTATTTTAACGAAAGAAGCTTCTCCAGTTTCAGATTGTACTTCTTCAGTATCATTCTCAGTAGGAACATTATCTGTAGTAGGTTCATCTGGTAATTCATCTTCATGTAGTTCAGGTTCACTTGTTTCTTGGTCTATCTCTGTAGAAGTAGTATTATCAATATTATCAGTATTATCTGTATTTTCTATAGGGGTTTCGATTTCTTGATTAGTATTATCTACTTCTTTTTCTTCTTCAGTAGGAATTTGACCGAATTTAGTTTCTACATAAGATTTAATAATAGTATCAGTATCGTATGGAGTTTCTACAGAAGGTACTTTAGTTAAATTAATTTTTTTATCTTTAACATCAGCTGCTGGAATAGAGTATAAACATTCATAAGTATCTGGATTAAATACTACCTCTATATCTCCGATATTAAATTGAGAATATGACTCTTTTAATCCTACTATTTTATTATCCTCACTAGTTTCTTTTACCCATTCTTTACCGAATAATTTTTCTACTATTTGGTCTAGTGTAGTAAATGATAATTCATATTTATCGTTTTTATTAGATATTTGTATGCTAGCAGGGAATTCAGTTGCAAAACCATACATTCTATCTTGAATAGAAGGTTTCATTTCTTCTTCAGCTTTAACTTGTTTACTTAAGTCTATAAACATCTTAATATTCTCTAGTTCCATTTTTAATTCTGGACGATTATTAATATAATCAGCTATAGTATCTTCTTCATTTTTTACTTTTAAGAATTCAGCTTCCTCAGCTTTTTTCACCATAGCTTCATGTAGAAATTCAGTTTCTACCCATTCAGTAATAGTAGTTACTGGGTCTTGAGTTTTTTTGCTGTATCTAGTGACTCCATTTAGTGAATTTACTTTAAATTCTAATAATTTACCAACATTTTCAAGAATTAAACTTTTACCTATAGCTACATCTGAGATACCTTTTTCTTCAAATTCTTTAATGATTTCTGGGGTGTAAATATCAACTAAAGCAAAGGAATTATTATCGTTTACTTTACTAGATAAAGTTTTAATTTTTCCCCAATTATTACCATATTTATTAGACAAGTTTTCATTAACTAAAGTAAGTAAACCTTCTATATCAGGTGCTTGAACGTCACCATCATCTATTTGATTAAGTACAGTAACATCATTAATGATATAATCAGGCTCTACTTCAACGTTAGGTACTAATACAGTATCTTCTTCTGTTAAATTATCTGAATTTTCTTTGGTAGAAGGTTCATTAGTATCTAAATTAGTTTTATAATAACCATTTAATCTTAAATCTTCTTTTTCATCATCAGATAGTGGACCAATTGTAACAATATCTTTTCCATCTTTTGTCATAATGTGTGTATTTCCTTCTGAAGTTGTTTCAATTGATATATTGTCTAATGTATATTCAGAATTAGACGTTTGAGCTGCATCGAGTATTTTCTTTTCTGCTGGGGTTATTTCTTCAGTATTATCTTCTTCTGTTAAAGTGTTTTCATTTATATCATTTGAAGTCATTTTCTTTTCATAATCTTCAATGTCTTGCATTGTTAACCATTCTGGTTTTTCTTTTATTTGATTATATAATTCTTTCATTTTAGCAATTTGGTCTTTAACATTTCCTGTCCATAATGCTTTTTCACTTCTTTGATTATTTAAGAAATATTCACAATCCTGTCTTAATCTATCTAGCATTTGATACTTAGATTCATCATCTTTATCATTAAATTGTTTTAAATCTACTTCTTCCTTTAATTTCTTACAAGATTCATTAAGACTGTCAGTATCGTATATAGTATAGGTAATGCTATCAGTAGTTTCATCATAATCTTGTTTATAAAATATGATTATTTCACCTTCGCTATCATCATCTGAATATAAAATAAGTCTTGTAACGTCGTCATACCAAGGCATAGAACTTTCAGTATCAAAAACTTCACCTTCAAAATGAGCCCTTTGATCTTCAATATAACTATCAAACTCATCAGGTGTTAATCCTTTTTCTAATATAGTTAGAGTTCCGCCATCGAATCTTTCTACCTCTTCTTTTATAGAATCAGATTCTATGATTACTTTCTTTTTAACTTTAAATTCATTTTCAAAACTTTCATTTAAATTATTAAATATATTTACACTAGTTTTCAATTACTACACCTCCTCATCTTCGTCATCAATATCTATACCTACATCTAAGTCAGTATCTAAATCAGAATCTATAGGCTCTTCAGTAGGTGCGGGTAAATCTTCTTGTTGATTATTTTGTATTTCTTCAGCTGCATCTGGATTAATTTCTATTAGACAATTCATAAGATAATCTACAATGGCTTGATGGTCTGGAGTTAGTTCTTCTCCATATCTAGGATTTAATTTATTAATTTCTTCAAAAGTATTAGGTAAAGGTACAAAATCAAATCTATCTTCTAAATCTGTTTCTATATTTTCTTCATCATTAGAAACATCAGGGTTAGATTCTTCATCATCTTCTTTAATATCTATATTATTTACTATAGGTTTATTTTCAATATCCTCAGTATCATCGTTAATCTCTTCTGGTTTAGTATCAACTAGCATTAATACATCGTTAGAGTCCTCAGCTACTTTACCTATAATATAAACAATATTATTAGTATCTTCTTTATTTATAATTTGATATAAGTTCATATCTAAATCTACTAATATTTCACGTAGTTCATCTAGTTGTTGGTCTAAAATAGAATCTTCTTCTATAGGATTTTCTTCTTGGTCTACCTCAGAGTCTATAGTATTTTGTAAATCTTCTTCGGTATCTTCATTTGATATAGTATTATCTAGCTCTTCGTCCTCAGGTGCTTCTGTAAGTTTATTAGAGTCTACTAATTTTAATTTTTTAAACATAATTTAACCTCCTTTAAATTAAAAATCTTTTTGATTATATATTGCACGATACATCATTTCTATAGTTTTTAATCTTTCTTTTTCATTATATAGAGGCACTGATATTTCTTCTATGATAGAAATAGCTGTTTTAATTTTATCTTTTTGAGCTTTTTCTAAACTAGTATTAGAAGATAATAATCTAGATACCTTTTTACATTGACTTATAAAATATTGAGTTTCAGTAATAAGACTTAATAAGTCTGAATAATAGTGTACTATTTCATTATATTTATTACTAACATATACTACATCTCTTTGTTGTTCATAGTTAGCGAATTCTATATTTACAGGATTATCTAAATAAGATTTAATTTTATTAGATAATATGTTTAATGATTGGTTTAATGATGATAAATCCATAAGCATAACCTCCTTAATAAAGTATTATGCTTATTGGTATTTATTATTTATTTGATGTACTAATTTCACATCTATTTAAGTAATCTACGTCTGCTGCTTCTTTATCCTCATATACTTCAGCATTAGCTAATTCTTTAGTATCTGAATTATAATCTTCACCTACTATATATTGACCATCAGCTTCTATCATGTGAATATTACCTTGACTTTTTATTACATTAGATTTATTGACTTCCATTTCCTTAGTATCTTCTTCTAGAGATTTACAATTTTCATCTAAATCATCTTCTATTTCTATATCTTCTTTAGTAGAAGCTAATCCAGAATTAGCGAGTAAATTTTCTAATTTAGCTTGTATTTCTTCTTTAGGAGTTTGGTTTGTATCTACATAAAATGATACTTTTACTCTATTGGTATCTTCTTTTAAAGATTTACAAGATTCATCAGCTCCAGTTAATGCTGACTCATAAAAATTCTTAATAAATTCTAATTCCCATTCACCATCATCATTTTTAATTGCTTTGTATACTTTAGCATCTTTGCCTTTACCTACTTGTATTTCCATATTATCGACTATTGCAAACTCTTTATTAGCAGTTTTTTTGTTTTTATTTAGTAAGTCTTTAATTTGCATTATTCCTAAATAGTCTGTTAATTTAGCTTCAGTTAAAGAAGATTCTTCTATTTTGTTTGTTAAAGCATTGTATTTATCCCTTGCTTCTTTTTCATTATCCCTTGCTTCTTTTTCATTATCAAATAATTCATAGGCATAATCGCCACCTTCATTTTCATCTTGATCAATTACTATATAATAAGCTTTTACTGGTTTACAACCTTCTATTTTAGACCCATCTATTACATTTAAACTATATCCGGTGGTTTCATCGTACTCTAAAGGTTCACCCCAATTAGATACTATATTAGATGCTCGACTTTCTGCATCAAATATATCTTCTTCCTCTATTCCTAGCATAGCTGCTAAATATTCTAAGAAATAACTTTCTTCCATATTTTCAAATTCATCAACAGTATTTGTATTTTCTACTGTTTCAGTTGATTCATCAGCTTCATCTAAACCACTAATTTCTTGAAAATTACCACTTACATAATCAACAAAATCGTTTATATAGGCTTCGTTATTATTGTTAATAGTTCCTTCTGGGATATTAAACATTATAACTTGTGCTACTTGTTTCCACTCCTCCTGTGTTTCAAAATCCTTTTTATTGTCTGCCATATTAGATATAAAGTTACTAGTAGATGCGTAATTATCTTTTAGAAATTTATCGAAGTTTTTATTGTTTAATGTTTTTTCTTTTAATGCTTCATATTCTGATTTATCAAATGATAATGTGAATTCTAGTTCATCTCCAGAATAGTTGTACTCTTTTGGATGATATACTTTTGTTGATTCTATATTTGCACTAGGTAGTATTTCTTTTATTGACTTTTCAATGAAAGGGGTTGCTTTTTCTTTTGTTACATCATCTAACTCTTCTAACGTTATATCATAGTCACTAATAAAACTATCCATTGAGTACATATTTACATCTACTAAAGGTAATACATCTGTGTTTAATTCTACGTTTAATGTTCCAATTGATTCATCAGCTTCTGAGTATAAACCTTTTTCTATGGAATCTTTTTTAGCATTTTCTATATCTTGGTCTACGGATTCATCTAATTCATCATCATTATAGTAACTAGTATTGAAGTAATCTTCATCTTTAAATCCTGTTTGTAACATTATGTCTTTGAATTCTTTATCTCCATATTCATAATCTTCAATATTATGTTCATTTTCTAATTTGTACCAATCTACAAATTCTTTATCTCCATCTCCTTCATGATATGGCCACGTGTCTATATCATAAATACGAATTCCATCTTCGTTACCTGCAAAATATAAACCATTTTCTAATTGACCGAATACTGCCATTGTATTACCACCTAAATCTTCCATGTGATATGTTTTTACTTTAAGATCTTCTTTATTTTCTTTACTTTCATTAGTTATAGTTTTAGTTCTAGTACTTTCTACTATATTATTTTCAATATCAAAATTTAAATTCTCTAATACTGATATAAAGTTTTCTGCCCACGAATAAGCACTATTACTATCATAATCTGTATATAATTCATCTATAGCTTGTTCAATAGTATCATTATCTTTAACCATATTTATTATATCTGATATATTTAAATTCATATAACTATTTAGATGAAAGTTTGTATTTGAACTCTTAATTATTGCTACTGCTTTATCTGATAACCAAAACCCATTTACATTTATTTTGTTATCATCATTTTCTATTATATCTTTTAAAGATGTAAATGAATCTTTAGCTTCTTGAGATATTTTTGGTTTTTGTACTTCTTCAACTATAGTTTTAGTTCCGGTACTTTCTACTATTACTTTCTTTTTAACTTGATAAGTTTTTGTTTCACTTTCGTTTAGTGAATTCATTAAATTAAAACTTAATTTGTTTAACATTAAACATTACCTCCTAAAAGTTTATTTTTTCTAATATCATTCCTACTGCTGTTTTTTCTTCACCTTGTATTGAAATCATATCAAAATAAGGTTTTATAATTATATCAAACCCAGTAGGTGCTGATAATCCTCTAGCTATAATTACAGCTTTTACAGCTTGATTTACAGCAGGTATACCAATACACTTCAATTCTATTTTGTCTACAGTTTTAATGTTTGTAAAAATAGCAGATGCTAATGATTTAGTATCAGTATCTTTTTTTACTCTAAATTCTGGGCATTTAATCTTTTCCATATAAATTCCTCCTAAAATTACTATTTTTAGCTCCTATTTATATAAATAAATTAAATGTAAATAAATATAATAAAGAGAACTTAATCTTTATTAAGTTCTCCTATTTAAGTCTAGTATTAAATTAAAAATTCTAAGCTCTGAATTATATACTTTAGTAGACATATATTTTTCTAAAGCTGGTTCTATTAAGTTATATTTACTATATTTATAATCATTTATAAGTTTCATGTACCATTTAGATAGATTACCGCTTGTATTTACTACTCTATTTAAAAATGTAAGTAAGCTCATTTCTATATATTCAGCACCTACTTTATTTAACAATTCTAAGTAAGTTTTAGCCATAGTGAAAGTATCTGTCTTAAAACTATAAAGGAACTCTAAAAAAGCACCAGTATTATCATACGATTTAAGATTCCACTTTCCAGTAATCCAATACTGTTTAAATAATTCCATAAAAGTATTATCATCTAAATCGTTATAAAAAGATAATAAATATTTAGGTATATTCTTATTATATTTACTAAAAGCTACTTGTAATAAAGTTAATCTATCTGTAAGATCTATTTCTCCTACTTGAGATACTATAATGTAATTAACATTTAGCTCTTTAATCTTATTAACATATTTAGTTTCTCCAACAAATAATATAGGTTTATCAGAATAAATTGGTGGTTTATCTATTATAATGTAACTAGGGTACATAAATTGAATTAATCCTATATCATTTGTTCTAACACTATGATTTATTATGTTTAACATATATTACACCTCTTATTATATAATATGCAATATAGAAAAGATGATTAGTTTTATTACTATGTTATATATAAAATAAATACCTGAAATACGATAGTACTTGCCACGTTTTATTACTATGTTATATAATAACATAATTTTACACCTAAACTCCATTAAAAGTAATGATGTACTTAAAAGGTATAAACTACCTCAATATTATATTTAATTATATCTTTTCATTAAATTTTCACAAGCATTTATATCTCTATCATGATAAGTGTTACATTCAGGACAAGTCCATTCTCTAATATTAACATCTTCTAGCTCTTTATTAATATAACCACAATTACTACATTCTTGAGTAGACCTATAAAATTCATCAGCTATTATTAATTCTCTATTATTAAGTTTACATTTATATTCTAGCATTAATCTAAAGTTATACCAACCAACATCATATTGAGCTTTATGTATATTCTTTCTAGCTTGTCTAGATTTATTCTTAAATTCTTTAGTAGTTTTATCTATTAGTTCAGTAACTCTACAATCTTCTATTATAATTTTATTATATTCTTTTACTAGTTTAGTAGTAAGGTTATTTAAGAAATTGGTTCTAATATTAGCTAAATGTTCATAATGTTTAGCTCTTTGTATTCTAACTCTTTGGTACCTATTAGAGTATTTATGTATTTCTTCAATATGTCCATCGTTATGATTTAAATTATATCTTTTATTGTGTGCGTTCTTTTTACGTTTTAGTACTTTATCTAAAAATATAATACGTTTCATTTCATCTTTATAAGCTTTAGGATTTTCAATAATACCTTGGTTTCCTTCAGAATCTATCCAAGTAAAATATTTTCTAACGCCTAAATCTATAGCTATAGTTTTGTTATTAGGTTCACAATCTAGCTTAGGGAATAAATCTTGTTCCAAATAAAATACTGCGAAATATTTATCTGATTTAGATTTTATAATAGATATACTATTAGTATTAGAAATATCAAAATTTCTATGATTTATAAATTTTATTTTATTTTTTAACTTAGAAATTTCAAAAGAATTAAGCTCTAGATTTTTTAATTGAACCTTTTTTAATTTAAAAGAATTTAATTTATACTTCTTTTTAAATTGAGGTTTACCTAAGCTAGGATCTTTTGGGTTAAAATTATCATAATATTTAATAAAAGCCTCTTGTAAATTTCTAGCTGTAAAATCTAATGGTGAGCTATTATATTTTTTCATCCAAGGATATTTTTCTTTTATCCAGCCATATTTAAAATTTAAGTTAGGTTTTTCGTCAATTAATCCTTCTTTAAATGCTTTATAATCTTCATTATATTTATTAAGCATTTCATTATAGCATATTCTACAAGTTTCTAATTGACCATTAATAAATTCTCTTTGCTCTTTATTAGGATATAGTCTAACTTTATAAGCTAATAGTTTTTTATGTACTAATTTCATAATCGTACCTCACATTCTAATAATATTACGTTATCTAGTATAGTTCTAAACTTTTAAGCCGTTGTTTTATTACTATGTTATTTTACATCTAAGCTCTATATGAGTAATGATGTACTTAAAAGGTATAAACTACCTCAATATTATATTTAATTATATTATATATTGTTAAAAATGTAAATAGATTTTAACAATTTTATTATTCTGTCTATGTTTTTGACTTATTATCTATGATACTACCTAATATTTGTTGTAATTTATCTTTATTTTTTCTAAGTTTCATTTTATGGTTTAATCTAGCTAATTCTGGGCAGTTATTAGATATATAAATATCTAAATCTTTACTAGATAAATCATTTTGATTGATATAATCTAATGATTCTAGAATTTTATTATAAGAACATTTAATTTCATTTACAGGATATTTGATATAAGTTTTAATCCTACTTTGTAATGTATTACTAATATTATCCTCAGAAGCTAATAAAATTAATGGTAATTTTATTTCTTCGACTAATTTAAGGAGTATAGTATCTCTATATAGTAGAGATATATCTTCTACTACTATAGGTTTATTATATTCTATATTATAAAAACGCTCTATAAAATCTTTGGCATCGTCAGTATTTTCTAGTCTATAAATATTACCTCTGTACATTTTTTTGAAGATAAACATAGCACCTCCAACTAAAAGTACCGGAGTCTTATTAGTAACGTCTTTCATAGTATTATAAATATGCTCTATATTATTCAATTAAAATCACCTCTTATTTATATTATGCAAAAAATAAAAGGAGGTTTTATTCCCTCCTTTTATTCCACTGTTAAAATAATGGATATATAAAACTAAGTAGAATTAATCCAAGAATTATTCTACTATTAGTATATATAAATAAGGTGTAATATTTTATATATTGTAATCATAGAAATCATCATTTATATAATGTGTTTTAGGTTTACTATATAAAATAAAACAATCTCCTATTTTTTCACCTGTAGATGTAACTTCATAAGCTTCTAAATCTCCATTATCATTTATTATAATTTTATATATTTTGATAGTTTCATTAAATATTATTTTAATAGAAGTTCCTCCTTCTATTAATTGATACATTTGACAATTTACAAAATTGTTTCTAATAATATTATCTAATTGTCCTAGAGAGTATTTAGATAATAGTCTGTTTTCATTATTTTCGTCATCAATAAATTTCATAGTTAAATCCTTCTTTCATTATATTAATAAATAAAAATAAATCCTTTATCTGTGTATTGACCATTAAGACTTAAATCTCTACCAAGTGCCTTATAATCAAAATAGTTTTCTATATTTGATATACCATTCATTTCTACATAGGCTTCGCCTATTTCATGATCAGTAGAATTTTCATCCCCTGTATAATATTCAGCAGCAGTTTCAGGCATATCTTCATCTTCTTGATAATATTCAATACTTAAATCTCTACCAAGTTCTTCATAATCAAAATAAATTTCTAGATTTGGAATGCCATCCATACCATAAACATCTACATAAGCTTCACCTAGCTCTTTATCATTTGTAACTCCTGAGAAGTATTGGAAATCATCACTTTCAAAAGTATCTTTAGCCTCATCAAAATCATCTGTACCCATAGCTTCCATAATAGCACTAAATACTTCCATATCATAATCATCTAAATTTATGTAGAAATTTATTTTATCAACAACATCAGGTAAGTAATCATTTTCACCTATTTCAAAAGGTAAACCTATTTCATCGTCTACGTCGTTTATAAAAGGTTCTTCACCTGCTTTATTCATCTCTTCCCACCAAACTAAAGCTTTATCTGGGGTCATCCAACCACCTTTAATGGAATCAGTATCAGCACCATTAGTATTATAGTTTCCCCAAGTATTCATAAATAATTTAATACTTGGATTTTCCTCAGCTTCAGTAAGTTTTCTTTTTGGTTTAGTTATGTTATTGAATTTCTCAATTGAATTAACAAAATCTATAGTATTACTTTTCATAATTAATCCTCCTTTTATATTTTTATAAAATTAGTTTTATGTACATCTATTAGGTTCATAGTATATCGTATCTCTGTACTAACACTAGTGAATAGATCTTCGCTAAAATGATTTAGCATGTAAGATAGTTGTTCTTTAAATTTAGATAGAGTATTTCTAAATACACCTTCTTCTACATCAGGAACTACTTCTGGGTCATAATCATATCCAACATTTTTAAAATCTAAACTAAGTTCATCTAATACATTATATAATTTAGATAAAGTTTCAAGGTATTCTTCATCGGTATCATCCACTAATAAATAAGTATCTATTAAATTTTGTGAATAATGAACCTTTTCAGTAATTCTATCCTTAAATTCATTTAATATAGAATCTTCTTTAAGTAGAGTGTATAAATTCATAGTTAATCAGCTCCTCTAATATAATATATAATATTTATTCAATTATATACCTAGTTTTTAAAAATGTAAACAGAATAATATCTAGTTTTTAAAATTTATATACTTTATCTCTAATTTTTCTTATTGTGATGTAAGGATTTTCATTAGTTTCTTTTGCTTCTCTAAGAACTTGTTCTATTAAACTTATCTGAGTTTTATAGAATAACATATCTTGATTAGATTCTATTAATTGTTTTTTAGTTTTGAACATTATAATCACTCCTTAAATAAATTGTTAAATATTTCTTTATATGTTTCTATAACAAATACATCATCTTCTTTAATATTATTAAATAGATTCTGCTGCTCTATATTATCATTTGTTTTTATTAAAACTTTATAATTACATCCTTTCGATGATGCAGCAACAATTAATTTTTTCTTTGCTTCATTTAATTCTTCCGTATTCTTTTGGATTTTTATAGCAATTTTTTCATTTTTTTCTTTGTTTAAAATAAAACCATCTATTCCAGAATTTCTTTGGACTGGTATAGCTCCTATAGAATTTAAAATTTCTAGCTCTTTTCCATTCTTATTTTTGTATTTTTCAATTCCACTATTTAATAATTCTGATTCAGTTTTTATTGGATTGTTAATTCTATCTTTCGTAATCTTTATTGCATCTTCTGAAAAATCTATCCCGATATATTTTCTATTCAATAGTTTTGATGCTACCAATGTTGTTCCGCTTCCACAAAAAGGATCTAATACTATATCTCCCTCATCTGTTGCAATTTGTATAATTCTTTCTAATAATAGTATAGGTTTCTGAGTTGGATATCCTACTCTTTCTTTTGCTTTAGGATTTAAAAATGGAATTTCCCATACATCAGAAAGTGGAACCCCTTTCTTTTCATTATCAGATATAATATTTCCATTTTCATCAGTTTTATAAACGCATTTACCATTTTCATCTCTTTTCCTTTGTTGTAATATTTGATCAATATTAGTTGTAGCAGAATAATCTGTATATATAGTATTAAATTTAAATCTTGCACTTTTACTATAAAAATATATATTTTGATGAGAATTTAATAATCCTTTTTTGGAATTTGACCATCTCTTATAAGACCATATAATTTCACTTTGAAAATTATTCATTCCAAAAATATTATCAAGTAAAACTCTCAAATAGTGTGAAGCTATCTTATCGCAATGTAAAAAAATACTTCCAGTATCTTTTAAAATTCGTTTCATTTCTATTAATCTAACTTTTATGTATTCTGTGTATTCATCTATATCTTTCCACGAATCTTGAAATTCCACTATTCTTTCTTCATTTCTTAAAATTCCTTTTTGTGTACGTTGTGTAAAAAATGGTGGATCTAAATATATTAAATCTATTGAATTATCTTTTATTGTATTCATATAATTTAAACAATCATCATGTATAATATCATTCATATAATCACTCCTTAAATAAATTGTTAAATATTTTTTCTAATACATTTACTACGATTGAGTTTCCTGCTTGTTTATAAAGTTGTGAGTTTGATTTATCTTTTCCTTTATAGAATGTTTTATTTAAGCTTTCTTTTGCTTTTTCAAAATCTTCATCATCAAATCCGCATCAAACGCCAACACTCTTTTGGAGTAAGTTTTCTAATTCTTAATCCGTCATTTTTTAAGTTAGGTATCTCAGATTCAAGAACAAGATTATCTTTTTGAACTGTTGTTAATGTATTAGAAACACCTCTAGTATTTACTTCAATTCGTTGTTGCGTAGGTATTCCAGCGGTGCGATCACTTGGATTGTTAGGATTTCTACCTCTACTAGCACAGATTGTAGGTAGTTCCACTTCTTTATTATTATATCTTACAGTTACTTTTTCTACTTGTTGTGTAAGTGTTGGTGCTAAACCTTTTTCATCATATACTCTATTAGATTTTTCATATACACCATCACGCTCTTCATCTAAGTAAACTTGACCTACTTGAGAATTAGAAGTTATCTCTTCTTTTTTGATAATTTTAGGTTCTGTGTTGCCTCCTTGACAAGTGTGTATAGTAGGGCTTATTCCATCCGTAGAATAAACTCTTCTACAACTTTCATTTATTTTATCCCACTTTCCTCCTGCTAAGTTCCCTACTAGTGAACACTTAGGATCTTCTCTATTATTTTTTATTTTCAGGAAGTTATCATCCATTCTACTTCCTGCTCTTGTTGTGATTGTTTTAGCTATAACATTTCCATCAGTAACATTAAATCGAAAACCATTACCTAATTCTATTTGTTTTTGTTCGTTTTTATAAAAGAAGTTTACCATTTTATCTGATAAATAATATTTTTCATCAACTTCATCCTCTAATAGATCTTTTAATCTTAATCTTAGTTCTTCTTTTGGTGGAAAAACAAAATTATATTTATCTATATCTTTTCTAATACTTTCATCAACTTCATCTGTTTCTATCTCTATTGGATATTTTCTGACTTTTACTGTTTGTGTTATGTTTTGTGTAGTTATTTTAGATTCTACACAATCTTCATTAGCTTTACTAGTAGTGTTTTTAATTACTACTCCAATGTCAGGCGATGTTTTAAGTGTTGGTATCATTTCTTTTTGCACTGTACCTCTTTTTTTATCCATATTTGTTATATAGACACCATCTCCATCTTTAGCTTCTAAGTATCCTTTTTTAGTTGCATTTTTTATATGTAAGCATTGTCCTTGTAAGTTAGTTGTTTCTTCAAGTTTTTCGCTATATGTAATCATTCCACTATGTTCTTCTCCTGCTCCTCTAGCAGTTAATATAGGAAATATACTATTATTCCCCAGTACCTTTTCAAAAGTCTTTTGATATGATTTCCAATGTAGTATTTTATTTATCTTATCTGTTGTTAGATAATATTTTTCATCTACATTTTCTTCAAGCATATCTTTAAGTCTTAGTTTTAATCCTTCTTTTGGTGGAAATTTAAATCTTTGTAGTACCGCTGTAACTGTTCCATGGTTCTCTTTTACTGTTGAAACTATACCATTTTCGTCGACAATTCTTGAAGCATCGTGTCCGTTAGGCATATAATTTCCTAATACTTCTACTTCATTATTACATTTAACCCCCTCTGGAAACTCGTACTTTCTATCACCTAAAATACTTACTGTATAAACTCTCTCTCTATTTTGTGGTATTCCATAATCTTTAGCATTTAGAACTTGATAATATGAGCTATAACCCAACTTTTCCATTGTTTCTATATAAGCATCAAAATTATGTTTATGTTTCTTACTTAATAGATTCTTCACATTTTCCCACACTACATATTTTGGTTTTAATTTTTCAACTATTCTTATAGTTTCGTACATTAAACTACTTCTAGTTCCGCTACCTTCATCTCCACCAGCTTGTTTCCCTGCAAGTGAAAAATCTTGGCAAGGTGATCCATGCATTATTAAATCAACTTCTATATCTTTATCCCACTTTGTAATATCTTGAGGTTCAAAGTTTGTATTATGTATTGCGTTAAAACTTGTAATTGCATACTTATCTATTTCAACAGCATCAACAATCACACTTTCAATACCTAGATTTTCAAGTGCTTTACTACAAGCCCCTATACCTGCAAATAATTCTAATACTTTTATCATAAATTAATCACTCCTTATTATAATGTTTCGTAGATATATTTATGATTGTTTTTAGTTTTTAAATATTATAATCTCTTTTAGATTGTATAATCTCATCTAAAGTAACAGGTTCATAGTTCCAATTATCACAACCAACATTATATCTATTTTGTAGATTTAATTTAGTTGGAATACTATGTAGATGACCATGTAGATGTATAGTACCATATCTCATTCCATTCCAGCTTTCTAAGGGATAGTGACAAAGTACTACATCTCTATTTTTATCTTTAATTTCTAAATAATAATTAATGCTTTCAAACATTCTAGGGTTGAATAATTTTTTATTTATCCAAGTATCGTGGTTACCTACTATAAGATGTTTTTCTCCATTTAATTTACCGAGTATTTTATTAACTTCTAAAGTAGGTAATTTTCCAGATATGAAAGCAAAATCTCCTAATATATAAACAGTATCATTAGTATCTACTTTTTTATTCCATCTATATATTAATCCTTGAGTCATATCATCTAGTGTTGTAAAAGGTCTATCCTCATATTTTATAATATTATAATGACCAAAGTGTAAATCACTAGTATATAATATTCTATTCATTATCTTCCTCCTTATTTATAGAAAATAAATCTTTATCTTTTAGCCAAGTATATCCAAGTTTTACTAAACAGCCTAAGTCATACCAGTCTATTCTATTGTCATTTAGTCTATCACCACAACTATTTAATTCATAGCAGTCACAGTCCTCATCATATTTATAAGTAATTATAGTCCAACAATGGTCAAAGTCATTAGACCATTCTACTATCTCTAAATATTTAAATTTACTATTGAATCCTTCAGATACTCTTAGCTCTAAATTATTAATTTTATGTTTTTTCATTAATATACCTCCTTAAATTTATTTGTGTTTTTATCTAGTGGTGTATAATATCCATCAAAATCTTCTTCACAATACTTACGTGTGTTATTCGCTCTCTAATAATTCTTCTAAAATTTGTATATCGTGTTCATATAGTGGTATTTCTCCACAATATTCTTCATCTTCTAATACTTTTTTTATTAAATTTTTGTATTCTTCTATCTTTTCTTTTATTACTGATTTTTCTATATACTCGTTTGTAAGAACTGGTGCTATATTTTGAATACTTTTTATATAAACTGTATTAGCGTTTGATAATTTTATATTTTCTTGTATCAAGCTATAAGTTTTATCTAATAATTTAGTAATAACAATTTCGTCATCTCCATCTAAAAGTTTTCTTTCAGTATTAGCAAAATATGTAACTCTTCTACTCAACATTTCTTCCACTTTACTAATTATATCATCTAATTCTTCAGTTTTATCTGCCATATTTATCCTCTCTTTCTAACTGCTCTTTAATTTTATCTATCATAATTTTCTAGTTAATCTGAATACTATAAAATTAATCTTTCTAATAAAGATTTCATCATTTTACAACTATCTGAACTTCGGTCAGGTCTCCAACCTTTAAATATGGCATGAGCGAACCTAAGATTTCTACTAGAGATGTCTTGTCCATCTATTTCAGCCACTTTACCGTAAAACATAGGATTAAGTATTATTTTTCCAGTTAAGGAGTCAGATTGGGTTAATATCTCACGAAGTTCATCAGTTAACCCAGACATAGTAGCGATATGGTGTACTATAGGGTTTCCAGTTTCATCTAGTAAATAATCATTGTTATCGTCAGTTAAGTATACTGAAAATTCTAAAGCAGATACTTGATTTTCTCTATTAGTACCTGAGTTACCTAATTTATATCCAGTTACGAAAGCATCTATAGTATCACCTAATTTTTCTGCTAATATAGACTGAGATACTGTACGTTTAAGTTTAATCCATTGACCTGCCCTTTTACCCTTCATATCATAAGTGCTAGTTAAGTCTTTTGCAACACATCCTTCACCACCAATAGATATAATATTATCATAAAATTGATGTTTGTTAGTCATAGTAGAAGGTACTAAGTTGATTCTATCATTCATACCAGCTTTTATGATTATTTGTAATGTTTGAATTAAAGTTTTATATCTATCTTTATATTCTGAATCTACTTTCCATTCATCGTTTAATTTTAATATATCAAAAGCTATAAATTTAAGTGGATTATCTTCTTGCATTTGATGAGATAAATCATCTAAACTACCTAATATACTAGTTACTAAATTTAATTGTGTATCAGCAACTACACTATCACTAATATTATGATTAAGTGGTACTAGTTCACTATCTATAATAAAGCTAGTAATTCCATTAGCTTTAAGTAATTCATTATCTAATTTAGGTACTAATAATTTAGTCCTATAACTAGTAGGTAATTCATCTACTACTGATGGGTTTCTACTATAAAAATCCCAACCATAATTTATATCATAACAAACAATACATCTACATCCGATCTATTTTCTCTTGAAATATCCATTTATTATTATCTTTCCAAATTTCATCTCTGATAGAGTCTAGTTTCTTATCTTTTGATTGTAGTGCTAACATAGGGCTATCCATCTTCATAATATCTTCTATGAATGGGGATAAAGTACCCTCAGATTTATATTTTTCAATAAAATAAGACTGTATAGCTTTTTGACAATCTTTTACTGTACTTTCTTTATATTTATTACCAGTATCTTTATCTATTCTATTTCTAGATTTTTCTGGCTCTAGTCCTAATTCTATACATCTTTCTAATAGTTCGTTTCTTCTAGACATAATTAATCCTCCTTATTCTATATAATTTTCAATAATTAATTTAGCTTTACAAGCTTTTTCTATAGTCCAATAGTTTATTCTATCACCTAGATGTAAATAGTCTTTAGTTTGGATATAAGCATTTGAACCATTCTTTAGCTCTAGTATGCCATCTTCATAAACTATTCCGTAAAAAGAGCTTGTTCCTTCGTGACCTTTACAATAAACTATTGTACCATTTTTTAATATTGGCTTTTCTTCTGTTTCAAATTTAACATCACTATCATTAATTTCTAATTCATTAATTTCTAAATATTTCAATGTATTTACCTCCCCTAAAAATATAATATGCTATTTATTAGGGAAATAAAAATAAGCTATCTTTAATTGATAGCTTATTTAAGTATTTTATTCTTCTATTCCTTCTAACTCAGATTCAAGTCTATATGCAATCTCTTCATAGACCATCCATACAATTTGATTTTTAACTCTATCTGATTGCATTATTACTTCAGCTTCACCACAAGTAGCTTTTAAAGATTCAAGTGGTTCTAGACCTCCAGAGCATAAATCTTCTACAAAATCAAATATATCATCTTCATATTCGTTATAAAATGCTAGAGTATCTTTGTAGTATATTAAACTTGTTACATTTCCATTGCCTAAACCACCATATGTTACATCACCAAGTCTCTTTTGGATTTTTTCAAGTTTAGTTCCTTCGTAATCTTCACTATCTTCTACTATTTCAGATACTACTCTTTTATATAGTGGACTCACATCTTCAAACTCTTTAATGATGGCATCTAGTTTAGAGCTTTCATTATCTTCATTAGTTGTCTCTTCTGGACCATTTATTTCTTCTTCATTATCTTCTGTTAATTTTTTATTTTCTTCTAAAGAATCTATTTCATCACTATCTAATGATTCAAACCAATCCCAAAATTCATCCATATTATTTGGTTCTTTATCATTAAATTTCTTAAATAATTCTTTTCTTTGTTCATCTGAATATTCATTTTGTACTTTTGAATAAATATCTTCAGCACTATCTGTATAAAATTCTGAAGATTCTGTTACATATTCAGATCTAAATTTATTTTTAGCCTCTTCATTAGAATTAGCTCTAAATCTACCGATTTCATTACCATCGTTAGTTACAATAAATTCATTATCACTAGAGTTTAATTTAAGTAAAACTTTAAATAGTTCTCTATCTATTTCAGTACCATCCCAATATTTTTCTAGTGATGATTCTTCATTCATTTTATTTTTACAAGCCTCATTAGTTTCTTCAACTTTTTTTAACCTTTTATACTCAGTTGATTTTTCATTAGGCATTTTTTCATAATCTTTATGCGTTATACCTTTATTAAGTCTATCATTCATATCTTTTGGATTAAATCCGACATTCTTAGCACCATAATTCTTAGAATCAAAGTTTCTAACCTTATTTCTCTTTGCATTTATTGGTTCTTTATAACGATCTTTATAATTTCTTTCATCCTTATCGTCATAGACACCATATTTATAATCTCCTGTTACTACACTGTCTATAGTAGATTTTCTAGGAGCTACTTTTTCATTATCTTCTTTATGACTTCTAGCTTCATTTATTTCTTCATTATTTTCAGTTAATTCTTTATTTGTATTATTTTTGCAACCTTCATTTTTCCCTGCTTGAGCCATTTTTTGAAATTTTTCTTTTCCATATTTCTTTCTACCTATATTAGCAGCTATAGCATCAGCTCTATCTTTAGTCATTCCTTTTCTTTTACCTTTATTTAAAATATCTTTAGAAACAGTATCAAAAGATTCATTCAAAGAATTTAAAAAGTTATAAGTATTTCCACCACTTATTTTTTCAGATAATCTCATAAATTATTCCTCCTCTAATATATTGTTTAATATTTCTTCATCATCAGTACCTAATATAGTATTAATTAAATCTGCATCATTTTTAATAGTATCTTCTTCATTCTCTTCAGTATTAGCTAAATTAGATACTATAGTATTATCTGTATTATATACTTGAACTACACCATCTAGAGTTTCAGTTTCTACAGGACCTATTACAGTATCGTCTACATATACTTGAGTAGGTTCACCTGGTGTTTTATCAGAAACTGTTCCATAAGCACTTAATATATTTCTCATAGTATCAGCAGTAATTCCTTCTACCTTTACAGTAGTACCATCATCTAGTTCTATTTCTCTCACTAAAGATACTACGGTTTCACCAGCATTTTCATTAATTGTTTTACAGAATCCTAAATCAGTAGTAGCTTCAGCTAATGTGTTTTGTTTTAATTTTTCCATTGTTTTAATCCTCCTTTAATTTATCTTTATGAATAGCTATATATTTCTGACCTTCTTTAATTAATATATAGTTACCTCTTTGATATTGTCCTTTAGTATTTTTAGTAAATCCTTTATTAATGAAATTAAATACATTTTCATTAACATCAGATAATAATATATCGTAGTATTTCTTTTTAGAAGTAGTAGGTTTATTTAAATCTTGGTCTACTTTAGGGGCTATATCAGAACACTGAGTGCCTTCAGATTCTTCTTCTGATATATCTTCTTGAGTATCATCTATTTCTTCTTCAAAACTTTCTTTTATTTTCTTTTTATTATTACCACGTAGAATATATCCACTACCTTCATAAATATTATAACCATTTATGTTAGTCAAAGGTATACCAGCTTCTTCTACTATAGTAATATTAGTATTAAGTAATTCTTCGCAATCTTCATAAAATAAATTTATATTAGTATTATTAACTAAATAATTATTTTTAGATAGGTCCAATTTATAATTTTCATTAAGATATAATAAAGTAGTTGCATAAGCTTTATTTTCTATTAAATCTTGTAGTATGTAGTTATCACTGGTATCTGTAGTAAGATATTTTAAATTATAGTTATTAATTTGTAAATCTATATATGATTCATTCAATTTACTTAATGTTAATTCAAATTTACTAGGCAATACTTTCATATTAGTTCTCCTTTCTTTTATATTTTCTATAAATAAAAAGTTCTTCTAAATTAATATATAAAATTGAAGAACTTTTATAGAGTATTTTATTTATAAAAGAAAAATATACAAGTTTTACTGTTATGTTATTTAATATACATATAAAACTTATTCTAAATTATTTTTTCATTTCCATCGTTTTATTACTATGTTATATAATAACATAATTTTACACCTAAGCTCTATATGAGTAGCGATGTACTTAAAAGGTATAAACTACCTCAATATTATATTTAATTATATTATATTTAATAATATTATATATTGTTAAAAATGTAAATAGATTTTTAACAATTTTATTATTCTGTTTAGTTACTTGTTAAATCTACCATCAAACTATTTTTCAAACGTAGAAGTGATTTATCATAATATTCTTTAGAAAGTTCACATCCTATAAAATTACGATTAGTATTATATGCAGCTACAGCTGTAGTTCCAGAACCAGAAAAACAATCGCATACAAGGTCACCCTCATTAGAGTGTTTCACTATCAAATCCTCAATAAGAGCCAAAGGTTTTTGTGTAGGATGAAATCTTCCTTTATCTTGACAGATAGGATAACTGTAAATACCGTTATCATATTTTGAGTGAAATGTAGGTTTCCCACCTTTTACACCAGTAAGAGCAATTTCTCTTGAGTTAGTAAGATAATTGATTTTACTGTTAAGTGGAACAGGATTTGTTTTAATCCATTCTATATATCTGAGTTGGCTGAATTTGGCATTATCAAAATACTGTTTAAGAGTTGTAATTTTCCAAAGATCATAAAAACAAATAATTGTTCCTGTCTTTTTCAGTATTCTATAACATTCTTTGATTACATCTGCTAAATCATTAAAATTATGATCCCAATCACCAAAATCCATAGATACTCTAAATCTATCTGTATCTTTACCTGTTTTTTCACCGGAAGCAAAAATTAGTATTCCTAGAAATTTCGTAAGGTGGATCTATTAGAATTAATGATATTGAATCATTCTCCAACCTTTTAAGGAAATCAAAACAACTTTCATTTGAAAGTTTGATGGATAAATGCTGCTTTAATTTATCTTCTGTCATTATATGAATCCTTTCTACTGTTATTATTTTATAAGGTATAAACTACCTCATTTAGTATTAATTCTTTTTCTGTTGTAAAATTTTATTTAATTCATCTTCGGTAAGTAATTTATTTTGTCTAAAACACCAAAGTAATCCTTGTTTAAGTTGTCTAGTAATATTTTTATCGATTTGACCGACTTCTAAAGGTAAGGTTTCCATTTTACCAAACATGTTCATTATAAGACCACCATTTATTTGTACTAATGCTCTTTTATATGAATCTATAGTACCAGTACATTCCAAGATATGAATATATTGTTCATTAAATTTACTATCCATTCTAGTAACTCTTCCTACAGCTTGTAAAAATGTAAGTATACTAAATGGTATATCATAAAATATAAAACTATCTGCTTTTTGTAGATTAATGCTTTCAGTACCAGCAGAAGTAAGTAATACTACAGTATTAGGATCTATTAAATCTTCTACTTTTTCTCTATCTTTCTGTGATACATCTCCAGTAATTTTAAGTATTTGTTTTACTCCAGTATACTTCTTAGTAGCTTTAAGTAGAGTATCTAGTCTATCTACTAGTTCATTATAATCACAATATACTAAAGTAGGATGATTATCTTTCATCTTAGTTATGATAAGTTTTATAAATAATTGCTCTTTACTAGACATTTTATTAATTACTTTATATTCATCATTAATATTATCTACTACCATCTGTAAATCATGCATACGCACTGCGAAACTATCTTTAGCAGAATCTCTAAGTAGACCTTTACCAGCTTCTAAATATGGTTTAACTTCTTCATCAGATAATGTAGTTTTATGATAAATAAATTTAAGATTATACTTTTTTTGTTTTATTATAATAATTTGATTTAATATAGACTTAAGTTCGTCTAGATTTTTATAACCAACTATTTCTTCTTCAAAGATATTCATTTTATGTTTATTTTTACCTTTACCAACTACTCTAGTAGTAGGGTGTCTATCTATTACTAAATATCTATATTTAAAATAGTTCCAATTTTTTAATAAAGTAGGATCTAGCATATTAATAAGCCAAAATAAACCTTCTATATTATTTTTTAGAGGTGTAGCGGTCATAAACCAACATACACTAAAATAATACCTTATATTAGATACATATTGATATATTTTACTATCTTTACTTGAAAGTATGTGAGCTTCATCTACTAATAAGAGCAATTTATAACCTTTATTCTTTAACTCTTCTATATAAGGTAAATATTTCTTTAAACTAGTATGTGTAATTATAGTAATTCTAGAATTAGGGTTCATTTCAGGTTTACTGCTAGTAAGAGTATTAAAAGATACTCTTAATTTTTGAGTGAGCTCTTTTTTAAAAGCTTTTACTGCTTTTTGCGGAACTAATAATATTGCGTGAGTATCTTTATATTTTAGTAATAAATTACATATAGCAGTACAACCTAAATAAGTTTTACCGAATCCTGTTTGAGCAGCACAAATACATTTATTTCTTTGAATCATAAAATCTATAATTTCATTTTGTTCATCTGTTAAAGGCCAATCTTTTCTTAAAGTATAATTAATACTCGTTATTAATCACCAGCTTTCTTATAATATTTTTAAATTCCTGTATTTTCATTGTTTCTTGTGCTATGTTATTCAATAGACTGTAAATGTTTTATTACTATGTTATTTAATATACATATAAAACAAAAATATTAAAAGACTTTAAATTATAGATGTTTTATTACTATGTTATTTAATATACATATAAAACAATATTGTCGAAAACTGTTTCGTTTCTATTGTTTTATTACTATGTTATTTTATATACATATAAAACCTCAAATAACATAGCTTTACATCTAGACTCTATACGAGTAGCGATGTACTTTAAAGGTATAAACTACCTCATTTAATATTTAATTATAAGAATTTAATTTGTGGTCTATTATTTAATTCATTAGTTAGTACTTCTATCCAAGTATTTATATAATCGTCATCAGCTGGAATAAAACCATAGATAGCTCCATCACCATCTCCATCACCAGTATAATCAATAATATTGTAATGACCTAAAGTAAATTTTTTATTCTTTAGTCCATTAATAATATTAATTATATGATTAGTTTCTAAATCTTCTATTGATATTTTATTACCATCAGAAGTAGTCCAATATTTAAAATCATCGTTCATGAAACATCACCTCTTTATAGAATTATAATACAAATACTATAAAAATGTAAACAGAATACTGAAATTTATTATTCTTTAATATTAGCTATTTCTACTATTCTATTCCATTTTTCTTCAGATAAATCTACTAAACTAGGTATAGTTTTAAGTCTAGGTAATTTTTCAGCTGGTATAATAAGTAATTGGTCTAGTAATTGTCTATATATTAAAGGCATACTAGAAAAATCTTTACTAGCTTGAGAATATTTCATAGCTAGTTCATTAAATTTACTACTCATATTAGATAATGTATTTAAATAAGATATTTTTTCATCAGTGGATAAATACTTTAAGGTTTCTGGATTACTTAAGCTATCGACCAAGCTTTGTTGCATTGCTAGTAACTTAGGTACGAAACTTAAGCTCATTAAAGTAGTAAGTTGATTAGATTCTCTAATTCTAGAGTCTCCATCTGCAAAAAATTTCTCTGCGAATATAGGTCTAGCTGTTTTACCACTTAAATAATCATAAAATTCTTGTATTTGTTCATCAGTTAATCCTAGAGTTAAATCTTCTGAATTATCTAATATCATGTTTGATTGTACTTCTATATTAGTATCATCTAATGAGTCTAACTCATCTAAATTTATATTTAAATCATTCAGATTTGTGTTTTCTAAATTAATATCATCCATATATACTATAAAACCTCCTATAAATTATTTCTAATATAATATATAGAAGGTTTACAATATTTATATTCTAGAATCTGTTTTAAGTTGCTCTATTAAGTCTTTAGTACAATTATTACATAAAAATTTTCCATTTATCATCACATAAGAATTTATATCTATTTCTTCACTACATCTACTACAATCTAGATTTTTAATTATAGTGTGTGGAGTTCTAAAAGATATTTTATCAGTATTTTTAAATTTAGGTAGTTTATTATGTATATATTTATTTTCTAATTCAGTAGTATCTGGTTGTTTTTCTTCCTTAGGTTTAGTTTCTATTATTTTTTCTTTAGAATGTACTAATACACCATTTATCCAAGATAATTTATCTTCTTCTACTTTAGAATTATTAGTAGTTACTACTTTAGTATCTTCAGGTGATATATAGGCATTAGACTTAGATAAAGTTGTATTACTTTTATTGTCTAGTATATCTAAAATCCTTTTTAAGGATTCTGAATCTTTCTTATGATTGCTTATATCTTTATTAAGTTCAGTACTAGTAGTTTCTTTGGATATAGTGTTAGGAGCTTCTAGATTAGGCTCTGATGTATTTTTAGTAGGAGTTAATATAATTTTATTAGTAGACTCATTCAATTCAATTTCAAGTATCTCCTGTGGCTTTAAATTTAATTTATTTCTTATATCTGGTGGAATTAATATTCTAAAAGAACCATCTATATTTTTATAATATTTCATCGTAAATTATCCTCTCTATTATGTTTATGTTCTGTAATATATTTATTTAGTATTTTTACATTAGTATCATAATCTTTTAAAAAGTGAACTAAATCTAATATAATATCCATTTGTATTAATTTTTCTTCTGAAGAAAGATGTGTGCTTTCCATTATATATCTTGCTTGACCTTTAAGTATATTATTTAATCTAATCATTAAATCTTGTTTGACATTAGGTTTATCTACCTTCATAATCTTCTAAACCCTCCTTTATTACCATAGTAGTATTATTTTTTATTTTAGCTCTATTGAACTTTTTTCTTTTAGATAATATTTCTCTAGTATTATTTTCTACAGGAATAGAATCATATTCTTGCTCTAAATCTTCTTTATCAAAACAAATAGTAATACCTTTTTTAGTTTGTATCTCATTGCCTACTATAGTAATTATAGAAGCTTTAAATTCTATTAAAGCTTCATTAACTTGGTCTTTTTCTTCATCAGGTAGTGAATGTAACCATTTATGATTATATACTTTAAGTAAAGCACCATTTCTTATAGTAGCTTTACCGCCTTTAGATTTTTCTTTTATATGATGATAAGTAATATCATCGTCTGAAGATTTATACCCTTTTATTTTCTTTCTTTTTGATTTAGGAATTTTTCTAATTCCAGTTTCTTCTATCATACAAATTTTTCCAAAGATTTTTTCCATCTTCTTTCTAATACTTCTATTATCGCTCATAATATACTCCTTTATTATTTTGCGTTCTTTATTCTTAAAAATTTCTCATACCATTTTCTTTTTCTAATAGTAAATCCATTTTGTTGGTAGGATATTACTATATTGTTTAAATCGATTAATAATTCTATATCGTATTGACCTATGAATTGTAATTTAGCATTTATCCATTTACCTTGATTAAATGCTACTAAGCTATTGTAGTGAACATATATTTTAATCATAATTACCTCCTAGTACTCTATAATCATATTTGGGTCTAGCTCTTGTTCTTTTAATTTTTCTTCTTTAGCTTTATTAATTTTAATACCTAATCCATCTAGTATATCTTTATCGGATGCAAGATCTCCCTTAGGACCTAATACTTCTAAAGAAGAGCTATCAAAATTAAAATCTACTGATTGTCCCCATCTATTACCTATAGATAAACCTATTTCCATAGGAAATGGCCATTCAGGTAATTTTACTCTCATTAGTTTCATTACTTGTTTTAGTATAGTTTTAAAAGCTTTATAATCATGCTCTTTATCCTTTATAATTTGATAATTTATTTCATCGTGAATAGTATTTTTAAATCTAATTAAACTAGTTAAAGGTCTTTCTGTAGTGTAGAAGGTATTAAATAATCTAATCATTACTATTTTTAATATATCTGCACCAGTACCTTGTACTGCTGAGTTTACACAAGTTCTCTTAGCAAAATTAACCCAACTCCAATCTCCAGTATCGAACCATGATTTTACTCTTCTAGGTCTACCAAACATAGTAGTTACATATCCTTGTCTTTCTCCTAATTTTTCTAAGCTATTAATCCAAGTAAATAATGTAGGTAGTCCATTTTTAAAAGCATCAACGAATTCTTGAGCTTCAGTCATAGACATATTAAACCTAGAAGCAAAATTATGAGCTGTCATTCCATATAATAACATTTGTGTTGCGAATATATCGTTTCCATATATTCTCTTTATATTTCTATAAAGGTCAGACTATATCTTCTCTCTTAGGAATGAGAGTCTCGCATTTGGAACTCACTTGAGTCCTACTCCCTTACATTCATCAGGGATAGTCGTTGAACTTTCTCTTTCGAGCTTAGCTGCTGATTGCCATATTGTTAAACTTAGGTTTCCAGCAATTAACGAGATTTTATTTCGGCCTATTATTGAAATGACTTTATTTAATTTTTTAAACAGTTGGAAAAATAATTCCTAGTTTTTGTAATCTTTTATAAATATAATGAAGTCTTTTATGACAACTTCTACACAATTGAATTAAATTTTTATTATCGTTGTTGTTATGATTTCCATTATAGTTTTTATCTTCATAATTCATAGTAATACCTCCTATAGTAATACTATGCAACTTTACTAGCGGAACTAAAAATTTTTTGACCGAAATTAGCACCGCTTTGCTAGTTTACGTTTATCTTTACTATAATTTTCTTCTCCCCAAATAGCTACAGCTGTGTTTCCACACACAGATACTTTACCATTTCTCCTAACTATAAGTAATCCTGTTGGTACTGAAAAACAAACTGATTTTACAGGTGCGTCGTAATGTAAGACTTCTGTATATTCATTAGATACTTTTACTTCTCGTTTATTTTTAGTAATATTAAGTTTATACATAGTAGACCCAGTTGATTCTATTTTACTACTAATATTAGTAGAATATCCTAATCTTAAGCAGATATATTGTAAGTCATCTACCATTTGTTTATTAGCTATATAAATGGTGCTACAAAATCTATTTTTTCTTTTATCAGTAGTTCCGTCACCATCAATATAAGCATCTAAGAATATTTGAAGTAAATCTTTAGGTAAATTTTTAAACCAAGTAGGTAACTTTCTTTTTGGTTTCAAAGGACCTCCAAAATCTAATACTATTTTATCAAAAAAAGAGGAGTTAGCGATAGATAATCTATGAAATGGGGCTGATTTTTTTATTTCCTTATCTAATATAAAAGAAGAATATTCGAGGTTATTATCTATAGAATCTGTAAAGATGTTGCCAAGTCTTTTATTTAGCTCTAATATTTTATTAAGTACTTTAGGTTTTGCTTCAGACTGAGATAAGTATATAACTTTCTGACCTTGACTTTTTAAACAAGTTCCTCCATCAGTAAGCAAATAACCGATAAGCTCTACAAAATCTTTCATTGGTATTTTTAATTCAGATTTTTTTGAACTTTTAGGTATTATATAGTAATCAGGGTAATCATCTTTACCTACAATATCTGGGCTACATATAGTAGTTAGATATTTATTATTAATAACTTCATCAGCTCTTTTAATATACCAATTCTTTTTACCTTTTGTATACATTCTGTGATTAGGTGTAACTAGTAAATCAGTATTATTTCCTTTAAAGTGGTACATCTCATTGGTTTCATTATAGAATTTATGACCAGCCTTAACCCAAGTAACCTTTTGTAAATCCTCATCATACTGACCTATTAAGTCATCAAAATCTATTTGGTCATAAGTTTTAAAGCCATTAGGTGTAAGAAATTCAGTATCTAAGCTATAGCAAGATTTATGTACGTCACTACCAGATGAAAAAGCATTAACCCAGGCAGGTTCTCTACTCCATAAGGCTGGAACTCTAATTTCTTCTGCATTGAAATCACAATTTTTAGTCCAAATATCATTTACATTGAATGTATGTACTCCTTGAACTGTAATATCACATACTGGAATAATTTCATCAGTATAAATTAAATCTGAGACTTTATCTAGTTTAAGGCCTTTAATTTTTGATTTTAGTTTAGTTCTCTTTCTAGATAAGCATGGAACAGTATCGTTATAATACATTTTATTATATAAAAATACTAGTTTTGGTATTGAACTGACTTCCATAGATGCTAATTTAGAGCCTGTTTTATAATAAAACCTAGTGAAGTTAAAGAAGTTATCATGTAGCCATTTTATATAAGAAGGGTGACCTACAACACTAAAATTTCCATTTGATGCACAGCCATCACCATCAAAAAGGCCTCGTAAAAAGTCAAATTTATAGTATGGATTAAATTTAATTTCAGTAGTTTCAATATAGGATTTTCTAGGTTTTATTCCTAGCTCTAGAAGTCTATCACAGATATTATTATCTGGTATATCTAACCTATAGCAAAGTGTTTTATTATAAGTTGGTTTAATCTGTTTTTTATCTAATTTAAATAAATCGCAACAGTATTCAATCAATTCTAGGTCTACTGAAGTTATATTTAATGTTTTAATCTGTCTATCGTTTCTAATATTAATATTCCCATCAGACATAATATAACCTAGTAACCAATTTATTTCAGGTCTATCTAATTCATAGAATGGATTATAGCAATAAGTTTTATAGTATTTGTTTTGTTTCCTATCTTTACCATATAAATTAAATAAATCTAACTCAGTCATTATGTGATGAGCCTGTTCCTTACTAATATGTAATAAGTCTGCTATTTCCTGTTGTGAATTATTAGAAGTTATATATATATTCTTTATAAGAGAAAAATTATCCCAAGCTTCTTGATGTATACATTTAGAGTAACTACAATTTTTATGGTGACAGGGTTTTGCCTTACATAATTCACTATTATTTTTTAAAGCATTTTTAAGCTCTTTTAATGAGAGATTAAATTTATAATTATAATCTTTATTTAATATAGCTAATTTAGTGTGTATATCTTTATATTCTTCTAACCTAATTAAATTAGAATTATGTATCATATTAAATTCATTTAAATAATTATCAAAATCTAAATTACTTAATTTATTCATTATTTTCATCCTCCTCTATAGATATTATGTAGTCGTCAATGTTTAATTCGGAAAAAGTTTTAAGTAAAAGTTCTCCATCTTCGTCAAGTACATAAAATCTATGGTCTTTGGTGCAATTTAAAGATTTACCTAATTTAGTTTTTAATATACATTTATTTTGTTGACCTTTATCGAAGTAGTGCTCTACCTTATGGTATGTATTTAAGCTCTTAATTTTATGATTGTTTCTATTTTCTATATTATTAAAAAATGATATAGGTACTTTTTCTCCAGTTTCAATTTCAACAATAGAATTAGTATCTACACAACTTACCCAGTAATAATCATCATCTGGTAAAAAACAACTTCTTATATTTAAGTCTTGAATAAATCCTTCTACTACTAGTTCTTCTTCAGGGATAATCCAAGGTTGTTCTGAAAATACATATCCATAAATTCTATAACTCCATCTATTACCTTCTATTTTATAATTAGCTATATCTATACCAGCATCTATAAGATATTTATTTAATTTTTCTTTGTCATAATAATATAATGGAGTACTACATTCTTCTCTAGTACCTGAATTATCTAAAGCTTCCCATACATCTGGATAATATTTTTTACATTGTTCTTCAGTAATACTATAATGATTAGTTACATGAGGCTTTGTAATGTTTTGAATATTGCAATTTGCAAAGAATTGATTTTTCTTATCACCTCCAGCAGCAAGTCTACCAGATGGTACTTCTGTAGTTTTATAACTAAATCTAAGCCTATTTTTATGATGTTTATTAGATTCACACATTTCTATAATATTATCAATGTATGAAGATTTTTGTTTAGTATAAGTACCATAATTAGTTAAATCTTGTAAAAACTGTCTAGCTGGGTCATTCTTATCTAGTTTATCCAAACAGCCCTTTATAGCTTCTTTACTAGTAGACATTTCACCTCTTTTAGTGACTATACCGGTATGAATATTTAATGATTTTAGTACTTCATTGGTTTCTTTATTACTACCTAGATTAAATTCTTTACCAGCAGTAGTCCAACATCTATTTTCGCAATCTTGTATATTTTTAGATAATCTATCACTATATTGTTTTAGTCTATTCGTATCTATTAGGGTAAGCTCGTTTTCAAACCTAGTTAAAGGCATTAGACAGTTTACATCTAACCATCCTGAAGTTTTAGCTTCATCATAAAAAGGTTTACATTTTATTCCTAATAGATAAGTACCTAAAGCATCTATAGCAGCATATTCATAAGCTTCTTCTGGGGTAAGGTAATAGAAATTCATGTCTTTAATTACCATTTCTCCGGTTTTAGTATCTTTCTTCATAGTAACTGCTCTTTCATCAGCTGCATTAGATACTGTCTGTTCAAATGAAGATCCTCTCCATCCTAGATACCATTCTTCAGAAGCTTTTAAAGAAGGATATTTTACATTAGTATCAGCTAAATAAACTACAGCTTGTACATCATAGGTATTGATTTTACTCATATCGTACTTATAAAACGCCCTATTACTAAGCTCTAATTTTTTAGCTTCTTTAAGCTCATCAGAATTAGAATAAGGACACTTTTTACCTAAACTAATATATTTATTTACTAAGATATTAAAATCTTCTGTATAGTCTTTCTCTTGTATCTGATTAAATAATTCTTTATAACCTATATACTCTAGTACTCTAACATCATATCGCATATTAAACATAGCTACTGTTTTAGTATTACACATTTTTTCATAAATTAAATCCACAGACTCTAAACCTAGTTTATAGCTATCATGATTTACAGGTACGTAGTAAGCAATTTTTCCATCTAAGCAAAAAGAATAACCTACTATATCTATTTCTTCCTGATTAAGACCTGTAGTTTCAGTATCAAAACCCATATAATCTGTAGGTTGTGATAATATTTCTTTTAGTTCATCTATAGTTTTAATCCATTTTAGAGTATAAGCATATGGAAATAATTCTGATGGAGCAGCTTTAGGTACCCATCTTTTATATTCACTTGTAACTTTACCCAATATTATTACCTCCTTACTATAATATTATGTTTCATCTATATAATAATTAGAAATTCTACGAAGTAATTCTTTATAAGTAATATTGCTTCTTTTAAAATTCAGTAATTCTTTTTTAAAAGGTAATGAATCTATTTCTTGTTCATTACCTATATCTTCTAGTATTTTATTTCTATCTTCTTCTGATAAATGATTTAGTATATATAAAGCTAACTGATTTGTATTTATATTTTTACAAAATGTTTTATATACATTCCAGGAGCTATACATTCTACCCTCTGAAAAACACCATAATCTATATCCATAATCATCGTGATATAACTTAGCAGATGGAGTATGCTCATTTTGATGAAATAGTTTCAAGGACAAAACATATTGCCATTTTCTCTATAATCTATATCTAAATCACTAAATAGCTTAGGCATACTAATAAATTTATTTATTATGTATCTTTCAGTAGCTAGGTCTATATGTTTTATCATTCTATAACACCACACTTTCTTAGTTTAAATAATTTCTTAATCTTTAGTTTAGTATCTATTAAGTTATCATTTTCTATAGTTAATACTGTAGAATTTAAAGCCTTTTTAATTTGTCTTTTATTAGTTTTTATATCTTTAATATCCTCGAAGTATAAAGTCATAGGTTCTCTAGACCATGCAAATGGTACTCCATTAGAATCATAATATACTTCGTGGATATTATAAAAATGTTCTATAGTATTAACATCTGGAATTTCAATAGAATTTTCTATGATTCTATAATTCCAGTAACCACTTTTAAAATCATCCTTCATAAATGCCTCCTATATTTCTAAGTCAATATTATTGATATTAGCTTCTTCTGATAAGGTTGATAATTCTGATAAGTTATCACTACTCATATTAAATAAACTACCTAGATCTTCCATATTAAAGTTAGTAGAAGTAGATTCATTCTCAGAAGAATCACCAAACATATAATATGCAGGATCTACAAATACTTCTTGAGGTTCTGACCAAGCCTGTCCGTCTCTATTTTTAAGTATTTGTATTTTAGCTGCTTTAATCTGTTTTAAAGAATTAGAACTATATACAGATAATACTAAGCTACTAGCACGTTCTAGTTCATTAGCTTCTGCTAAAGCCGTAAGTTTATATTGACCTTCATTTCTAACGGCGTCTTTCCAACCTTCTCTAGATGCTTGTGATAATATTAACCCAGCTATTTGTCTACCAGTTTTACACCAATTTAATACTTGTTGTCTAAAAAAAGATACATAAGCATTAACTACATTAGTTTCATTACCTATACCTTTCATAGAATTATCGAATTTAAGTAATTGAGCATGGTCTATAACTATTAAATCTATACCTTTGCCAGTATTCTGTATAGCTAATTTTTCTATTTCTATAAATTTATTCTGTAAAGAGAAAAAACTATAATTTTCTAACTCAGTTTCATCTATAATAAATAGGCCTTTAGCTTTATTTTTAAAGTCTGGATAAATATTATCTTCAAGATACTTAAAATCTTCATCTTTTAAAGTTTTTCTTTTTAAATCTAGGTGCTCTATTTTCTTACTAAATTCTTTATTAAGTGAGTGTCTACTTAACATATTGTAATATATGTTTTCTTTAGTTACTTCTAAAGATAAGTATAAGACGTTAAATCCATCTATAATAGCATTATAAGCAACATTTAGTGCCCAGGTAGTTTTAAAATTTCCTGTAAAACCTAACATAGTAGTAAGAGTTCCAGGATGTAGACCACCAGTATCTTTATTTACAGAATTTACACCAGTTTTTATACCATCTTCATTTACTTTCTGTTTATAAACATCTAATATAGAATTACCAATATCACTATATGGAATAGATACTACATCAGATTTAGTAATATTATCTAAATCATTAATAATATGTTCATTAATACCACTAGTTCTAATTTGAGAAGCTATATTTACTAGTTTTCTAGAAATAGCTAAATTTTTTACATTTGATATAAATAATCTAATATAATCATCTATTTCATTTTCAGAGAGAATTTCCACATTATCGAAATATAAGTCTGGAAATTCTTTTTTAAGTATTTCTATACTAGGGGTTCTTTGAATTTGATTAGTTAGTAAAATATACTTATCTAATGAACTTTTGTCAGATAGTTCTAATTCTTTAGTATTTAATAGATCGTCTAATTTATTTAAAGTATTAGGATTTAGAGATACGAAAATGTTCTCTAGTCTTAAATCAGTTTCCATCTTTACTTTCTCCATCAGATACCTTCTCCTGTTCATTCTCTATTTTATTAGGTGTAACTTTAACATGAGTTACTTTTTTAATCATACTAGTTATTTTAGGATATAATGAATCTAAATCTTCAGAATAATCTTCTATAAGATATATCCAAGTACATTTCATCATCGTATTTCTAATGCTATAAATTTCAGCTAAAACATCGTCTATATTTTCATGAAATTTATTATTAGCTTTACCATGTATTATTAAAATTTGACTTTTTAATATATCATCTTTTTTAATTTCTGATTCATTATACCAAACAGATAGTATCATATTAATATCTATTACTGAGTACTTAACGTTTCTTTTGTAATTACTCATTAATCCAAATATAGAATATGTTTTATAAATTTGTTCATTAGAAATTAATATAAAGCTATTATTATAGTCTAATCTAACGTCTAAATTATAATTAGAAGATTTAATTTTATTAAACATCTCAGGCTCTTCATCTTTTAAATTCCAAAGTAACCTTTTTAGTGGTTGAGCATTTCGTATTGTTTCTAATGAAAGTTTATCCATATTACACCTCCTAGTTTAATTTATCCTCTAAAGTTTTAATAATAAAGTCATACAGTTTATCCCAGTGTTTTAAAGTTTCTATAGAAAATCCTAAGTTTTTAACTGGGTCCATATATTTAATATTTCTAGCTCTACTAAGTTTCATAAATTCTATAGATTCTTTGACTAATTCTGTGTTCATTTAATACCTCCTTATAAAAATAAAATGAGTAGCTCATAATAAATATTATGCTACTCATTTTATATAATTATAATTTTTAGTATTTAATTTTATAAATTATTCATCAGTATTAGTAGTATTTCCTAATTCTAAATCTATCATTTGGTCTATTAAATCAAGTATATTAAAATTTATATTATTTCCATCTTCAGTTTCAATATTTATATCTAATGAATGTTTATGTCTATTAAGTTTAGCTGTATTAATTATTCTATTTAGCATATCATCAAAAGAACTTGTTTTCATCTTATCAATATGGTCAGAATATACATCATACATAGAACATATAAGTTCTGATACTCCATATATTAAATCTGAAAAATCAAAATTAGAGCCACATATAATAGAATTACAATCTGTTGCAAGTATTAAAAATGGAACTTTATTAAAAGATTGTTCTATTTCTTTCGTATCTTCATTTATAATATTTACAGTTAACATTATTTATCCTCCTTATTAGAATGAATTTTAAGACACTTTATATATTAAGTAATATAATTTCATTACTTTAATATTAAAATGTCTATATCTTCATTCTAGTATTATTTATTAATATATTTATGGTCACTTAAAATTCGTTTCTTTATAGTATCTATAGAATCTACTTCTTCTATACTAATATCTTGATCTCTATAAGTAACATTAGAAAATTTTTCTGATAAAAACCTTTTAAAATTTAATTTAGCGTCTGTAAAATTTTTAGCATATAATCCATTATTCATTCTAAATAATCTACGATTAATGTCACCATTTAAATTATAACAATATACAGTACAGTCGTATAATTTAACACGTTTGATATTAGATTTATCAGTTACTATGTTATCAATGTTTTTAGTTACATTAGATTCTATACTAGAATAATATACAGGGTTCTCATGATTATCAGACTTTTGAAGTACTTTAATTCGTATATCAGATAAAATAGACATAAAATTACTATCTTGTTTTAAATATTCTATTAAAGGTCCTATTACATTATAAAAATCTAATAATTCTTTAGTTGGACGTCTAAGTTCAGATAATGCTTTTAAAGAAAAATTAACATTAGTTATTTCATCTATACTATCCCAAGATAAACTTTCTAAAGCATGATTATATGTATTCTTTAGGTTATTATAAATCTGTTCTGCTTTTTTAGCATCTGTAATAAAATTATCTTCTTGAACCAAACAATATAAAGTTTCCACCCAAGAATCTAAGTTTTTATTAGATAAATAATCTAAAGATAATTTAGCATCATCAAAAGCTGTATTTAAATCCTTTGCTACTACAGAATAATATTTATTTCTTAAAGCATTAATATCTTTAGTCTTGTCAATAGATTTTTTAGTTTTATTTGATTTAATAGGCTCTTTAGTATCATATATATCTTTTACTAATCCATTTTTTACATCTTCTAAAGTTAGAGTATTATCAGGGTGTTCTTTATTAAATTTAGCTATCCTTCTACCCATAGATCTATTATACTCTATTGGGTTAATATTTTTTAGCTCTTTTATAGGGATATAAATATCATCTTTATTATTTACTTTATTTCTATATGTAATACTAGACGCTCTACGATCACAATTAAAACATCTATTATTACTAGTTAATCTAATTACAGATAGTTCACAATCTGGGCAAATCATAATTAATCCTCCTTATTTTCATCGTTACATAAAGATAGTTTAACTATCGCAGCTATCATAACTATTACTACTGGAATTTCTAGTTCTTCTATATTGTTTAATATACTTAATATAATACTTTTAGAATTATCTTTATTTATAGTAGTAACATTAATACATTCTCTTAAAAAGACTTCTCCAAATCTTAAAAGACTAAGCTCATCTGTTTCTATCTTTTTACTAAATTTTAAAAAATTTTTATATATTTTATTTAAACTAGTTTCATCCCAAGTATCTTTATCTAATTCATCTATAACAAGTCTTAAAAATTTAAGCTCTAATTTTTTTAACATATATGTTCTTTTACTGGTTTTCTTCATAGTAGTCCTCACTTTTATTAAGTTTTTTAAGGCTCTTAGCTGAATATCCATTTATAGCATTTTCTATAGATTTTAAAGATACCTCTTCTCTATTAGTATAAAAAGAACAATCTTTCTTTTTACATACTAAAGTAGTTAAACAATTACACTCATTAAGTTCACTATTATAAGCGAAACAATCTTCTCTAATCATTTTCTTCTGTCTCCTCTCCTTCTTCTACTCTTTCTAATGTTTCAAAAAAATTATATAAATTCTTATTACTTTTTTTCCAAATATATGAAAATACAGTAGTATTAATAATAGATATAAGTGATAATATAAAATTCATAATAGTAATAATAAATTTTGCTTGTTCATCTAAGTCTAAAAATATAGAAACTATGATATTATCAAATATTATCACTATAGCAATTAATACACACTGGAATAGCATCTGACTTGTATGTAACTTAAATAAACTATCAGATACTATATTATAAATAATTAAATTCTTTATTTCTCTTGTTAATTTCAAAATGTCACCTCCTATAAAATAATAAAATAGATAGATACTAATAGGGAAAAAGTATCTATCTATTAAACAAAATATTTACAAGCTGTACGAGTGCTACTCGTACTTTGAGTATTCTTAATGAGAGTCATCGTTAGGGTTAAAAGAAGTAAACGATTAATTCGTTTTTGAAATTATAAGTATTAAGAACTTTGCTACCTCAACTCTATAGTTATAATTTATAATTTATAATAGATAGTTACTATTTATTTTATGCTATTAAACCAGTCTTTGTTTTTACTATTATGTTATTTTTAATATATAATATTAATTATTTTCAAAAGTTTATTACTATGTTATTTAATATACATGTAAAACATAGAAAAACATACGAGAAGAAGATACTTAGTTTTATTACTATGTTATTTTATATACATATAAAACTTAGAAAAAATGAGAATGCCATCGTTTTATTACTATGTTATTTTATATACATATAAAACTTCAAATAACATAACTTTACACCTAAACTCTATATGAGTAACGATGTACTTTAAAGGTATAAACTACCTCAATATTATATTTAATATATCACAATAATTATTTAATGTAAATAGATTTTTAACAATTTTATTATTCTGTTTAGTTACTTGTTAAATCTACCATTAATGAGTAAATTCACTGCTTGTTCTAGACTTAAACCTTCAATAATTTTTTCTATTTCTTCTTTATTATTAAAGGAAACTTGATACATAAAATCTATTTCTTCATCAGTCATAGGGTTACCTAATTCTTCTTGTACCTGTTTAAGAATAGCTTTATCTTCTTCATGGCCTTTTCTAAACCCAACTAATATAGGTGGAGGTAAAGGTATTTCTTCATCTATAGGTTTCCATAAATGGAGACAGTGTTCATCATTGTTAATATAATTATCTTTGGTTGGATGTAGCTGATAACAAACTTCATCATCCTTCCAAAATAATTCTTTCATTTCTTGAGTAAAATCCCAAGAAGGAGTTTCATCTGAAAATGAAATACTTAAATGTTCCCAACCTAAAGCTTTAGTAAATTTAGCTAAAGCTATTTTATTGTTATATACAGAATAAACATCTAATTTTAATTGAATAGCTTTATCATTTTGAACATTTCTCCAAATATTTTTAATTCTTTTATCCTTTAATATTTCTTCTATATCTCTCATAATAGTTCTCCTTTTAAAAAATTGTTTACTTTTAATAAATTATCATGATTTAAATTAAATCTATCTTTAGTTATAAAATCATATAGTGTATTATATTTAATATCTAAACTTTTAGATAAAGTAATTATATTAATATTATTAGATTGTCTATATTCTTTTAATCTATTTTTAGCTTTTTTATTAAGATTTATATAATCATTATAATTATATATATTATTGAATAAATAATCATCTGGAAATATATCAGCTACAGATACATTAAATAACTCAGCTAATATACATTTAGTTTCTATATTAGGGTCAACCTTACCACTACATATTAATGATACATGGCTCCCATAGATTTTATTATTAGATAAACTTTGTATTTCTCTATTAGAAAGACCTCTTTCCACTTTCAACTTAGTTAAATTATTATATGTATTTACCTTTATTTCATCTCTTTGCTTAGTATTCTTTAATATAGCTAATCTATTATACTCTAATCTTTCATCTATTTTATTTCTAATATCAGGATCTACCTCTTTAGAATATAAATCTATAGCATCTTCTATATATCGTTCTGATACTCCTAATTTTACAGGTAGATTATTTCTAGATATATCAGTGTTAAGAATATCTTCAACTAATTTAATAACTTTATTATCTAATTTATATGCTCTATTTTTTAAATTTGGATGGCTCTCGATTATATAATCTCTTACATCTATTAATGGAATACCTATATACATTTTAGTAGAATCTTTTTCTAAACTAGTTCTACAAGTTGTGCATAATATTTGTATATTATATGGGTCTTTTTCATTATGTACTATATTAGCATAATTACTACAAATTTGACATTTTCTCTCTAAATTAGTATTATTAGTTACAAATTTAGAAATGTATATCATTTTTTCTTTCCTAGATTTTTTATATAAATTCAAGTAAATCACACTCCATTTCTACAAACTTTACTACTTAATTAATATAATTTAATTAACTAAAAAATAAAAATACCTCTATTATCATTCTAATCAATCAAATTTTATATTTTATATAATAATATCACAATAATTTAAAAATGTAAATAAAATAATTATATTTTTAAAGATTTTAATGAGTTAATATATAATATGATATAATTTTCTACATCATTAATTTTATCATTTAGGAAATCTGGAACACTTGAATATTTTTTACCTTTATATATAATACCATTAGGTTCTAATTTATTTTTTTCTTCAGCATAGAAAGTAAATTTGTTATCATCTTCATCTATATAAGTGATAGTAACGAAAGAAGTAGGATCTATAAATTTTAATTCTATTTTTCTCATACAAATACCTCCTTAAAAATAAAAGACTAGGATTAATATACCTAGTCTTATTATATTAGTATTAAAAATGATAGCTTTATAATATTGTAGATAAAGTAATGGTTTTAGTAATACTAGACTTAGATAAATCATCTGAAATTATTTCAATTGAAGTTATATTATTAGTATGTAAAGCATCTTTAGAAGTAGTTTTAATAGTATAAGTACCTATTTCTAAATCATAAGTATTATCTTCATTAGGTATTATAATAGTATTATCTTTATCTTCTACTGTGAATGATGCTTCTACTTTATCAGAAGTATCTTCATCTATAGCTTCTAGAATTACTTTAGCTTTATCATTTGGTACTATATTAATTATTAAAGTACCTTTATAGTCTTTATACTCATCAGCAGTTATTATATATTGTAAAGTAACTTTTCCAATATCTTGATTTTCTATAGGAGCTATATTAATAAGATTATTTTCAATATTTACATTTACTTGATTATTATTATTTATATAAGATAATATAGTAATATTATTATCTTTTACATTAGTATTAACTTCTATAGTTGTATAATCACCTATATTTAGGTATACTTCTGTTGGTATAAGTACATCTATATCTTTTTTATCTCCATCTACTATATTAAGTAAAATACCTCCAAAGTCACCATCATCGTCTATAATAGATGTAACATTTACTGTAGAATTTAATTCTTCATATTTATTATAAATTTCAGATAGTAATATTTTTTCTGATTCATCTAATCTATTGATTAATATTCTATTACTAGATTTTATTTCTGCGTTCATAATATTAATTTCTCCTTTCTAAGTTTCTTATTCTGTAACCTTTTTTACAATTATGATAGTTTTAGAATTACTAAATTTTTGAACTTTATTATTCTGTAAGCAAAGTCTTAAAATTATAATTTCATAATTGCTAAGTTTCTTATTCTGTAACCTTTTTTACAATTATGATAGTTTTAGAATTAAACCTGAAATTTCACCTTCTATATTATAGGTAGGTACAATATCAGCTTTTCTATTTTTAGAATTTTCGATAAAATTTAGAATTTCTTCTTTATTAGAATCTTCTATATTAGTATTAAGTATTATTTTATCATCATTAACTTTAATATTCATATTTTAATCTCCTTATAATTTAGTACAATTATCTAATCTAACGTAACCTGAAGCACATTTACCCCAATAATAATTACCTACTTTTACTATTTTAGTTACAGTAAATTTAACACCTTTTAAATAACCATTGTAATAGTAATTACCTAAAGTTTTATTTTGTTGTCTAGCATTAGAAGTTAATTGAGAATAAGTTCTAGCTAAATAATTAGTACCAGCACCACTTCTTACTTTTACGTTACATTTAGTTTTATAAGTTCCAGTAGTATATTTAGTTATAACAGTAGAAGTATTAATAGGATTAATGCTAGATAAATAACTATTATTTACCCAACCAGATATAGGATTAGAAATTTTACTCCAATTTCCAACAGTATCTATTATTTCTACTTGAGTACCTTTAGTTAAGCTGCTTATTATTTTACTACTAGTATTACTATTACTTCTAACATTTAGATTACCACTATTAGTATTTACATACTTTATAATAGTATTACTTGATGTAGTATCATTAGTAGTATTATCTATTATGTTATTAGTACCTTTAAATCCAAAATAAGCTTTGCTACTAGCATAATTTTTAAAGGTATCTATACTACAATATACTGTATTACCGGATATGGTTACTTTATTTTTTCTAGCTGAAGTATCAAATTTTCCATTATATAAATATGGGTCATATATTTTTATATTATTTCCATCTAAACCATAAGCTACTATAAAATGACCGCTGTAAGTAAATAATCCACTAGAGCAAGATATTATAACACAGTATCCTTGTTTAATTAATTCTACTGCACTATCTACAGAGTATACTCTATTATACTCAAGTCCAAAATAAGTAGCGGTCCATTGAAAAGCACTATAATAAGTTCCACTATTTTCTGTTCTAAAACCATGAGATACATATAAATCTCCCATTTCTGCTGGATTTATAGTATATTGACCATAAGTTCCAGATAATGAAGATACTACCATTGCTGCTGAAGTAGGACCACAACCTGAGCTACCTATATTCTGTGAACTATCTCCTAATATAGTATATGAATGATTTTTCCATCTACTATCTATTTGAGAGTAATATACAAAACTAGTACTAGCAGTATCTGACTTAGATAAACTTACTACAGAATCTCCAGATATATCATCATATTTAGTACCATATATCAATTCATCTGATGTTTCTTCAAAACCTTCTTGTTCTAAGTTAGTTTCATCATTTTCAGTAATTCCACTAGGAAGTTCAGTAGTTTCTATAGTACTATTATCTAATACTTCATTATTTATAGTATTAGATGAATCAGGACACGTTTTAGAGCATCCAACTAATAATATTAATATAATTACTATAACTAATGGTAAAAACCATAATTTTTTATTCTTTTTCATTTATTTTACCTCCTTATGATAATCTAATAAAGACTTAGTTTCATCAAACGTTTTTTGAATTAATTTATTTAGAAGAAACTCTATAGCAGATACTGGTAATAGTATTCTAACTATTAGGGGTAAAAATTCATAAACGTATTTTACTGCTAAATTTAGTCTTTCTTTTCCTGAAGTAGTATCATAATGTTTTTCTGCAAAAAGTATAGCATCTAAAGCTACTTGTCTAAGACTGCTTTTTTTACATTTGTATATTAAATATACTATAAATATTACTATAACTAGTATTATAATAGTTAATGGTAACCAATTTTCTTGAATCCATTTCATAATAATACCTCCTTTATAAACTAAGTAATGTTTCTATTACTTCTTGTTTTTCATTAAATACTTTTTTGATTGATTCTAAAGAAGCTTTGGAATGATCTTCAAAGTCTAAGCAAACATAACCTATAATCATATTTTCCTTATCATGTATTGCTAGACCATATTGTGCTTGAATGTTCCTATCTATTAAAAATTCATACATACTAGAATCTATATTTTGTATAGTTTCAGAATTTTCAATAAAACAAAATCCGTTACGATTTAGCTCTTTATTAAAATATGCAAGTACACTTCTAAATTGGTCTTTAAAATCCATTATCATTGGTTTAATTCCGTATTTGAACTTCTTCATTAGTAATAGACATCTTTAGAAAAGATTGTTTATTAATACCTCTACCACCATTGTGATATTGAACTACATAAGCTCTATCAGCTTTAGTATCTATTAACATCTGCTTTAGTGTATCATTTAATTTTTCAGTTACTTGAGTGAGTTTTTTATTTTCATCTCTTGGAGTAGTATGTGTAGTAACACCATTTACTATAGAAGTAATAAAAGCTTCTGTATCTTTAGTTTGAGACTTCTGATATTCTTGTAATATATTTATCATTTGGTCAAATCTATCTTCTATTACCTTATCTTTTTCTTTGATAGTTTCATCCTTTTTAGTATCGTCAGTTTGAGACTTAGTTAGAAATCTGTAAAACATCACTATTACTAAAACTCCACATAATCCAAGGAAACCTATTTCTAAATATTCCTTAAAAGCTTCTGCCCATATCATATTATCACCCCTTTTCATTTTCATATTTATAGATAATACTTAGATATTCTAGTCATATATGTTTGGGTGGATTTTAGTAATAAATAATATTAAATTATTATACATAGTTATCCTCCTTTAATAGAATATATAAAAAGGAAGTACAAGTAAATGTACTTCCTTTTCAATAATATATTTATTATCCAAATAATAGAAAATATTTTTCTGTTTTATATTTTGGAGCATCTTTATCGTGTATAAATGCCCTTGAGAAATCATAATAAATATCTTTTTGATTTAAGTTAGAATATTTATCAAAACACTCTTTATAATCGTTATAAAACATATTCATTACTAAATAATAATCTATAATATCTGATTCTTCTAATCCTGGCTCTTTATTAGCTAGAAATTGTTCTACTAAATCGTAAGAAAATTTTTCTCCATAAGGTAACATTTTATGTACTATTTCATGAGCTTGATTCATAGAGATACAATAGATGTATTCTTCTAATTCAGCTTTATATTTCTTAGCTAGATCAGGACAATCTGATTCTATATCTTCCATAAGAGACTCTATCATCTCTTCTAGATCTTCTCTGCTTACTTTATTTAAAAAATCCATTTTAATATCTCCTTTCAATTAAGCTATTCTATTAATACCTATAGCAATGTTGCTAATATCTATATCTGCTGTAGGTACTACAGTTAGTGTTACGTTACTTCCAAAAGTTCCAGGAGTAGCTTTTATTATAGTACTAAATGATATTGATTCAACATTGCTACTAACTGTATCAGAAGCCAATGCATCTGGTATAGCTATTCCATTAGCAAATAGTTGTAAACTTATATCAGTACTAGTAGCTTGAGTATCTTCTGTAGTAGAAGTAGTAGCTGCTTTAAAAGATGAACTTACAGTAACTGCATAATATCCAGGAGTTCTAACTACTATATTAGCAGAACCTTCAGTGTGAGTAACACTAGTATTAGTTAAAATTTTATTAGTATCAAATTCTATTCCAGTATTAGCAGTACCAGTTATATTTTTAGAATAAGCTCTTAACATATAAATCCTTCCTTTCTCATTAAGCTATACTAGATACTCCATAGTATTGGTTACCAAAATATGGATTATAAGATCCATAAGGTGGTACACTAACTACATTATATCTTCCAATAGTATTTAATAGATATTGAGATTGTTCAAAATTAGATATTTGAGATCTAGCAACATTTAACTTATCAGATAATTCTGAAATATAGTTTTGTTGTATTAAATCTCTAGTCATGGCATTTTCATCTTTTACGGTAGTTTTAATATCGCAGCAACATTGAGCTAATTGAGCTTGAATATCTTTATTTCCTAATAATATATCCTTTTGATTATTAGCTTGTCCTAGTAACATATCCTTAGTTATATTAGCTTGTCCTATAGCATTATCATAATTATTTTGCATTACTTGTTGTTTAGTTGAGCAGCAACACTCTTGCATACTAGACTGTAATTGTTGTAGTCCTAATTGATTTGTATAACGACTTTCTAATATATCTCTTTGAGTCTGGTTACCTGTATCAGACACATTTTGATTTGTACTAAATATATCTCTAGTGATAAACTCTTCTCCTAAAGCTAAACCAGCACGACTATTGTTTCCATTCATTGCACTAGCTAATACAGCAGCTTCAGTTCCATTATTATTGTTACCGAATAAGTTACCACCTCCAAATACTCCAGCAATTATGAAGAAAATAATAACCCACCAAAAATAACTCCCAGCCATTCCATTACAGTCTCCACTATTACTATTTTTAGTAAGGGCTAATATATCTCCAGCACTTAATCCTTCTCCCATAGCAATACCTCCTATTTAATATTATTTTTAAATTCGCTTATATCTGGTGCACTTAAATTAATAGGTATAAGGAACTTATAGAAATATACTAATTATACTTAATATACTTTTATAAATTCTCTAAGGAGCTATAGCTCCTTAGAAACCTCTTTGTCTTAGCTCTTGCTCTAGCTGTTGTTTAGTAATACCATTTTTATTACATAAATCAGCTAATATTTGAGCCTTTTGTTCATCTGTACCAGCATTAGATATACTAGATAAGATATTTTTTTGATTAGGGAATAAACCCATTAACATGTTTAAAGGGTTTTTACTAACAGATAATTGATTTATTAAACTTTGTAAATCCATAATTATTACCTCCTTTTATTGTTTTTTAAATTTAGATTTTATTTTGTCAGTTAAGGTAGGTTGTTCAGAAATGGTATAGTTATTTTCATTATTATAAATTATAGGTTTTGGCATATTATCTTGTGGAATTGTTTCAGGTTGAAAATTACTTTGAATAGGTTGTTGAATTATAGGGTCAGAATGTTGTATCTGATTAGACTGTAAATTACTTTGAACATTACTTAAATTATTTATTGTATTAGACTGTAGTTTCATGTAATTCTCTTTAATTACATTTATTTCATTCTCTAATTGTTGTATACGAATATCTTTCTCATCTTTAGGTGGAACTATAGTATATTCTTTAGTATCACCATCTGTTTCTTTAATAGTTAAAATATTATTCTTTAAATTAATAAAAGCTGTTTTATTTTGAACATATACATCAGAAGGGTTTTCAGTAGTAAACCTAGCTTCAAATTTAGGTCTAGTATCTTGTATAGGTTGTGGTGTTATAGGTTGTTGTACAGGTTGTGTAGCTATTATATTATTTATTGGTGGTTGACTCATATTTTGATAACTAGCTTTTAACCTCTGTAAATCTTCTATTTGTCTATCAATTCTACTTATATCTATTGGATTATACATATCAATTACCTCCATTATTCTTTATTACAATTACAAGTAGTTTTTGGGTCTAAAGATAGTGTATTAGATAAAGTAGCTGTCATTCTATTTATTCGATAATTAGATTCTCTATCACATAGTATTTTATATTCATCATAAGTAATCTCATCTTTATTTAAGATATTTTCGATAAAATCATTTATCTTATTAGAAATCTTATCTTCCATATAGCATTACCTCCATTTTTATTTTATGATAAGATTATAAAATAAAAAGATGATAACAAATTATCATCTTGTTATCATCTTTTTATTATTTATTTTTAAGTTATTTATCTTATTTTAATTAATTTTTTGTAAAGTTATTACAACTACTATTTAGGATCTTTAGAATTTCTTTTTAATTCGGCTTTAGATTTTTTCCTCTCTGGAAATATATCAGGATATTGAATGACTAAATCATCATATTTATTTTTTAATCTTCTACATATTAAAGCTATAGTAGAAGTACTAACTCCTAATTCTAAAGCTTGTTTTACTTGTGACCAACCTTTTATTCTAGTTCTAATAACAAACTCTTCCTCATCATTAAGCAGACCTAATTTAATAAAATTATCTAGTAGCTTAGCGGACCAAGGAACTTGATGTGTCATAGTTTTACCTCCCCTTATAGATTTTCAGCTATCGTTTGTACCTTACTTTCTATCTCTTCATAAGTAGTATTATTTACAGGTTTACTAAACATTAAATCTATAAAGTTATCTAAAGTCTGTTTGAATATAATACCTTGTAAATGGTTTCCTTTGCTATTATAGGAATTAGTATACATTATATTATATTCATCTTTTGAAATATAGTCTTGTATTTGTTTATAATATTCATAATAGAATTTTCTACTCAATTCTTCTATAGCTCCTAAAGTTTCTTCTGGTACATTTTTAGCTAAAGCTACATTATAATATATAAAGCAACTAAAAGCAGTTTCTAAAGCATGTGGAGCTATCTCCTTAAGAGATACTCCTTCTCTTTGAGCTACATTATAGGCTTGATGTAGATTATAAATATATCCTGGAGTACAAATTCCAAACTCATATTCATCTTTACCTCTTCTAGTAATACTAGCTTCGTTATAGTGCCATTCATAAGTAGGTGTACTTAGTACTTTTCCACCTTCAGCTCCCATTTCATTTTGAGCTATTAAATTACACATATTATTGAATCCAACATCCTCGTTAGCTCTAGTACTAGTAAATCTAATATTATGTTCATTTAAAAAACTCCTTCTATACATATGACCAAATATCCAGACTAAATTAGCATTCATCATACCTTGTTCACAGTTTTTACCTATTTGCATAAAAGGTGAAATTATAAATTTAGCTGAAGTATCTTTCATAGGTTTAGATAATAAACTCAATGAACAAGCTTCATAAAATGTATCATCAGCATCTATAAAAGTAATAAAATCTTGTTTAGTATTGTCTATACCATATTGTCTAGCAAATCCAGGACCCCTATTAGATGCATACCCTATTTCTTGAATATTTAATATTGGTTTAAATATATCTACTATATTAGAATAAGGTTTACCACCATCATTTACTATAGTTACTACTAATTCATCTCTATTTAATTGCATTGCTATAGAGCTTAGAGTTCTTACTATAGTATCATGACTATTATAAGCCGGTATTATTATATCTATCATAAATATTACCTCCTTTAAAATTACTACAAAATTACTTTGAATCGTTCTATAAAATAATAAGATAATCAACTTTCATTATAGAGTTTAAAATTGTTAATTAGATTTTTTGTATTATAAAACTAATTATTAAAAAAGTAAATACTAATTATTAAAATAGTCTTAAAAAGTTTTAACAATTAAGTAATATAATTCCATTACTTTAATAATAAAATGTCTATATTTTTATTCTAGGGCTTCAGAGATAATAAAATTTAATCTATCTTTACAGCTTCATAATCGTAGATACTAGAAGCAATAGGTAATATCACTTGACTTGAATAAGAAGGTTCTATAGAGTTACCCTCTTCGTCTTGAGTTTCTTGATTTTTAAAATGAATCATATAACCGTTTACAGGTAATAGAGTATTATTTTTATGTACTCCATCTTTATATTTAGCCCTTACTATAATATTTTCTATAAGAGTATCATTATCTTCATAAGTCCACATAAGTTATTCTCCTTTCTAAAAATTTTAACTTAAAGTCCAACCTTTATCGGTAAAAATCTGAATATCATCATCTGATAGTAGATTTTTAACATTAGTATCTAAAGTTATACTTTGTGAGTATAAAGTTCCATTAGATGAGTTATACATATTAGGATTATTATATAAATTATATATACTATCTGCTATATTCATTACACTATTATATGTTAAATTTGCAGATGCGGATAAGTTTAAACAATAAGTCCTATAATTCGTACTTGGCCAACGATATGACTTACCTAAATTTTCTAACCTTCCTAAATTAGTTAAATTAAAACAAACTGAAAATGTATTTTCAACTGAACTAATATTATCAGTGTATAAATTAGGAACATCAGTTAAATTAGTACAATATGAAAACATATTACTAATATCGGTAACTTTAGAATTTCTAAAATCATACTCAGGTATATTTTTTAAATTAGAACAGAAGTAAAACATATTAGACATATCGGTAACATTTGTTATATTTAAAACTGGAGCATTAACTAAACTAGTGCATCTATAAAATAAACTTCTTAATGAAGAAACATTACTAACATCTAAATTAGATACAGTAATTAAGTTAGTACAGTAGATAAACGATTGATATACAGTGTTTGAACTTCCAAAATTTAAGTTAGACACAGTAGTTAAATTAGTACAATTATAAAACACATAACTTGACATACTTTTTACATTTCCAAAATTTAAGTTAGACGCAGTAGTTAAATTAGTACAATTATAAAACATACGGTCTATATTAGTAACATTAGAGGTATCTAAATTAGGTATATTTTTTAAATTAGTACAATTATAAAACATATTAGACATATTGGTAACATTAGAGGTATCTAAATTAGAAAAAAATTCTGATATATCTGTAACTGTAGAAAGACTAAATTTTATTCCATCTAATAAAGGTATTTTCCCTCCTATAGAAGATGTATCTAAAGTACCTTCTATTTTTTCTCCATTAACATAAGCGGTTTTACCTTGTACTATATCTTCAATAGTAGCGTTGGCGTCCGAAGTATCTAAATATACCGGTAAATTTTTAGCTTTCTCTATCAAAGTATCAAGTTCAGTATTATTATTTTCTAGTTTTTTATTTAAATTATTTATTTCATCTCTATTTGACATAGTATAAAATCATCCTCCTTTCTAAAAATTTTAACTTAAAGTCCAACCTTTATCGGTAAAAATCTGAATATCATCATCTGATAGTAGATTTTTAACATTAGTATCTAAAGTTATACTTTGTGAGTATAAAGTTCCATTAGA